CACGTTGAGAATCTATATCTTCTTTATCTTGAATAAAGCTATAAAATTCTTCTTTAGGATTAAATTTACTCAGATTATTACATCTAGATAGGAACTTAGAAAATACTTTATTAACTGGATATCCTACATGGCATTTTAAAAATTTTTCAATATCACCATTAAGATAGGTATAGTCATCATCGTTCCAATTATGCTTACAATACCCCCCATTCTTTTAAATTTCTAGGAATAGCTGTAAAATCCTTAAACTTATATCTGGGAAATTTCTTATGAGTTCTTTTACTTTTAGTACTACTTCTTTTTAAACCGAATGTTAATGTCATAATAGTTTTATATTAATGTTCTCTGCTTTTCCTACTTTCTTATTAGAGATTTTAGTCAAGTTCTTTTAAAACAAAGCACTTAATTTCACCTTCAATTTCGTAGAATACAACATCGAGTTCATTCAGCCAGTTAAGCATCAAATGTGAATCGCCTTCACTAATTTCCTTGTATTCTTTTAACCATCCTTCTAATTCTCGAATTACATACCCATCCATTTGATCAGGACCTCCAAAATGATAGTAACCATCAGGATTAATGAATGTAAAGCCTCCTTCAATTTCTACTAATTCATTTTTAATCTTAGTAACTAATTCACGTTCCAAAATAAACTTATTAGAGAAGTACATAATTAATATTGATTTAGCTAAATCTAAATTATTCACAAATCCATACTCGTCCATACTTAATATAGTTATTAATTGATTAAAATTTTAATTAAATTCTTTTGATTATTATTCAATCTCATTGGTTTTTATTTATATAAATAAATTTCTCAATGAATTCTGCAGTACTGGCTTCATAAAACTCTGAAGAATTATTTTGATTCATATTCAGTTACGGTTACTTCCTTTGGAAATACTTCTGTTAAATCTGCATTTGCATCTACTTGGTCTTCAAAATCCCAATTCCAAGTATAATACCAATCAAAAGAATAATATTTATCTTCAATCTTTATAATAGCAGTATAATTAATATAAGACTTTTCTAAGTCAATATAATTAGTACGATATTGTGTATCTATTATTTCTATATGTGAATATAGGTTTTCTAAATAATCAAAAGCTTCCTCGGGGTATGAGATTCTCTAAATTTATCTAATTCTTCTACCATATACTGAGGCATATAGTCTTCTATTTCATCAAATTCATCACTAATTATATAGTAATATTCGTCCAGTCTTAATTTCATAATTCTAAAAAGTCTCTAACGTCAATATAATCTATACCAAAATTCTCAGCGCACTTCTTATCAGAATCTGAAAAATCCCCGGGTTTACCAGAAGCATCTCCTATCATTATGCATTCAGCTTTAGATTTCACATCCCACTGTGTAAATAGACTTTCTAACATTGCTGTATTAGGTTTTCTATAAAGATCTGTCTTATCCATAGAAGGACAATATTGCGCATCAGAACCAACAGAATTAGCAAACCTATTATTTAAATATTCACAGCAAATATCTTCTATAGCGTATAGCTTAGCTCGAAAATTATACTGTTCAAAGTCACTCTTTAAACCACCTTGATTAGTTACTATAAAGAATTTTTTAAGATTAGGTAACTTTTCTACAATTTTATTTAATACAGGAAGTTGTATTCTAAAATCAGTAATGTCTTCAGGAAATGTTTTACCTGAAATAGTCTTAATTAAAGTACCGTCCAAATCAATGAACAGTACTTTTTTAGTTTCAAAATCAATCATCTAAATATTGTTTAAGTAATACTTCATTAGTTATAGCATCCTTTTGATAACCAGTATTAAGTTCTTTCATAGCCAAGCTATAACCCTCCCAATTATCAACTCTTTCAGCCTCTAACTTTTCGGAATTTTGAATTAACATTAAGAGAACCTTCTTATCTATGAATGCCTTGTCGTTTGATAAGTTAACAGAAGATAACTCACTTTTACCCCACGGTATATATTCTTCCTCTCCTTCAGAATTTTTAGGTAGCATATCTTGATAGCCATCCCATAATGGACAAGTCATTCCAGCAACCCAATCTAATATATCGTGCGCTGATAAAAAACTAGTATTATCATTAACTAAATATTCAAAAACTTCAGTTACTTTATACATTTTTATTTACTAATTACTCTGATATTACTATTACCCCAAGGGCTATCCCCATATTTATGACTAGGTGCATTCTCTATATTATACCAATAAGCATCAACTCCTAAATCTTTCTCTTTATCTACTATTTCTTGTACTGGGCAAAAATCATTTGGATTTTCTACATAGTACTCAAAAGTTTCGATAATTTTATACATTATACTAAGATGCTTTTAAGATTACCTACGAATTTATTTGCCTGAGCCTTAATATTCTCGATATCCTTAATTTCAGACTGAATCTTCTTTACTTCCTCTTCTTTTTCTGAAATCTTATCATTCATTTTGGAGATTAAAGTAACTGCTTTATCGTGAGCAGTCTGAAAAGAAGACTGAATACTATTCAACTTAGAGCTAAAAGAAAGACCAAATAAATCCTGTAATGAGTTCATATAACAATATACTTTAAAAAATAAATAATTGATCTTATTAATACTAATCTAAATATTTAATTATTCATAAGTTACTTTTATTGTATCCAGTACATAATTATGGTAATACTCCTCTAATTTAGGTATAATTTCATTTAAAAGAGTTGACTTATGATTAAATGCCCAGTTATAATTAGGAATTTCTTCTATAGGCAACCATTTAATTCCATCAACTTCATCTTTCTCCCCGCCTTCTTGAAGTTTACCAATATGTTTTCTAAGACCTAGGATACATAAATGTCTTAAAGTAACATTACCTTTATTACACTTTTTAGGGTCAGTCTCCACGTTAATTAATGCAAAAGATTCTGAAGGAATACTAACCCCACATTCTTCAGCAACTTCTCTAGAACATGCTTCAGTGGCAGATTCGCCACCATCTAAATATCCACATGGCATATTCCATTTACCTTGGTCATCAGGTGTTCCTTTACCTCTTTTATTAATTAATACATACCATTTACCATCTTTTTCTTTAGCTAACACGACACAACTAACTGCACAATATCTACCACTCCAAAGGGTTTCTCCTTTATGAGGACCCTCTGGAATAGTATAAGAATAAGATTTTTCTATTTTACCTATTTGATTCATTTGCTTAAAATTAATGAAATTTTCTCGAGACATTTATCACATATATATTTCTGTTTATTAAGTGTCCAATACCGAGTATAATATTCCAGTATTCCTACTTGCTTATCTAAATCTATAGTAGAGCCACAGAAATCACAAGTATAAAGAATTCTTTTACCCATTTAATTCCTTTAATAAGTTTCTATATAATAGTTCATGTTTCCCCAACCTCCACTACAGTTAGCATTTCGTATATGTTTACTTCGAATTTCTTTAGGCACATTCATAATAACATATTTACCTGAATAAAACCTTTCACCATTAATTACGAAATTGCCCCATTCATCGTTTTCTGTAGCGTGATCTATAATATCACCAACAGTATCTAAAGGGGAATGGATTATCTCATAATCAGAAGTACAATCCCCATATATATTTGATATTGATACTAGTTCTATCATTTATAATATTTATATAAAGAAGTTACATTAGGGTCTTTACCACCATCATAAATACACACAGTCTGAATGATTTTACAACCTTGACGAATTTCTTTGAGGGCTTCTTCTATTTTATTTCTAGTAGTACCTGAATAAAAAGAGTCATCAAATAAGATAAAATCATCAACGTCTATTTGATTAACTAATATTTGTGCTTTAGTATCTTCTTGTCGCAATCCTCCATTAACTAGTATTACCTGTTCAAAAGTCTTACGTAATTCATAAGGCATATAATTAAATACAGCTCTTCCGAAGGCACCTGTGAGAATTAGACCATTCCAACCAAATGTAGGAATGCCTCTATTTACCCACAGATGCTCGTCATAACACCATTGAACCAACTTATCCCAGGTAGCATCAATAATACTCTTGTGTCCACGAATCATATCATCTAAGTGATTAAAGAAATCTTCACCACTAGAATGATTTTTAAGAATCTCTTCTACTTTTTTATCTAAAAAGTTCATTTTCTTTTATATTTAATTAGTTTTATAAGAGGTTTATTAAACTTAGAAAGAAATCTATCATTTATATAACTTAAAAATTTACCTAATTCATACACAGCTACAACAGAGTTTAATGCTGGACATAAAACCAAAAGTAATACACCATCTGATTCGTCAGGATAAGTTTCATCATACTCTGAATCGTATATAATATATAAAATAGCTCCTATAGCTGAAATTATATAAATAGCTAACCCAATTGTTACCATTTTTTATGAGTTTTATAAGTAATCAAATTATACAATTTTTTATTAAGATATGATAAACTAATGGGCAAGAAGTCCATTATTTCTATTAAGCATATACTACTATTTACTATGGGACAGAATACTAAAAATATAGTCCAACTATCCTCATCAAATATGGCTTGATCATATCTAATACTTAATATGGCTCCTATAATAGATATTATGTATATTATAATTAAGATAACCATTCCGCTTTAGTTAACTTAAAAAATTCTTTGTGCATTGGATTAGCTATTTCCTGAGCCATTGGGTGTGCATCTGGAGCATCTCTTCTCTTAAAGAAATTTTCCCAAGCATCTTTAAATCCACAAGAGATAAGTTCAGACTTAATGCCTAGAGGAAGTACAGAACGAGCTTGTTGAGGTGTCCAACCATTCTTTAACATTCTAAAATAGCCCCACTCAGCGTGTTGTAAAAAATCAATGTAGTTACTACCTCTAATATCCCAACAAGGTTGGATAAAGGTTAATTCATTACCAAACTTATCCTTGGAATAATTACAATAACGGGTACTTTCAGCCAAATGGGACAATCCTACATGAGTTCTAAACTCATCCATAACTCCACGATCGAGAATCATATGAGCTGTATATCTTTTATAATGATATTCAGTAGGCTCACAAAGATACTTCAAATCCTCTTCTAGATGATTTTCTACTATAACTCTATAATTAGTAGTGACATAATTCAATACAACACGTATATTAGGGTCATATTCTGCTTTAATAACTTGTTTACGTATTTTAGTCCAAGGATTTTCTGCATATATAAAAATATTACGTAGTGCATCTGTATCATCTCCACGTAATGTAAGGTAAACAGTGCCAAACTCAAGAGGTCTATCATGCCCTCTAGATTCTAGCATATTTACAAACTTCTCATAAGAGGTATCTGTAATCTTATTTTCACTTTTATAACTGACTCGTGCACATCTTTCAATATGCTTTTTGATTCCCACTAAAGAGAAATCTGTTTGATTGATAAATTCAAATGACTGTTTAATTAACTTCATATTAAGATTGATTATTTAATTTATACACTAATTCAGAAACAGAAGCCTTTAGACTTGTATTTTGCTTAGTCAAAGCCTTTACCTCTTTCTGTAATTCGAGTATTTTAACTTTGGCTTTAGCTAAATCAAAGTCTTCTGGAACTTCAAGTTTAGACGCTTTAATCAAAGCACTCAAGTTAGTTATAGTTTGCTTCTGAGATTGTATTTTGCCCCGTAACTTAAATTCTGGATCAGTTTCATCTATCCAAGATTCTAGTTCACCAAGACGCTGCATAGCTTTACTATAATAAACTTTTCGATTAGCATCATACTTCTTAAAGTTATCAACTTTATGTTCTAAACTTTGAATTGTACTTTTTAATTTACCAACGTATACTCTAACTGGATCTAGCAGTAGGGGATTCATTGATTTTACCATAACCCTATTGTCTTTCCTACTTCATTATCTATTAAACAATACTGAGAACCATCTGACAATGTTTGAATAAACTTCTTACAATGTTCAGCAATCTCAGCTTCTTTTTTAACACCAACAATTTGTCCTGTTCTATAAGGGTCTGTTGTAGTAGATTTAGAGGCATCTATACCTACAAAAAATACAGCTTTATCTTTATAAGTGGCACACTCTTTACAAGCATGGTCAGCATATCCAATAGCCTTATTATGTAACTTCTCTACTTCTTTAGCATTTTCCTCAGTAAGCAAAGAGTTCATAATAATTCCATTGTCTGCTTCCTTACCACAAATCGGACACAAATATTTAACTATTGAAACTCCTAATTTATCAGGCATTTCCTATAATTTCATAATTCATAAAATTTTGATCTTTATATTTAATTAAATTATCTAATTGCCAACAAGTACAAGGTTCTATTTCAGGATACATATAGCTAGGAATTATTGCTAATTCTCTAGCATTTACCCAACAATATCTTCTAGAACATCCCCAATACTTTGTTGGATTATCTTCTTTAAGCTCTAATTCTGGTGTATCATAAAATATGTGTAATTTACCTTTATGCTTTTGACCATAGTCATCATTGGGGTAATCATACGTTATATAATCAGAATCTCGAGCTATCCATAATTTTTTACTCATTTGAATAATATAGAATTGTTGGATTATCCTTATGTATATCTATATTATCTAATTTAGCTATAGCTAATTCTTGTTTAAATTGCTCTAAATCAAATCCTAGAGTAATTACATGAATACCATTTACTGTAGGAACATAATATAATATTTTATTTACATTAGGTCTACATTTTCTAACTAAATCTAAATACTTATTTATAAGACTCCAATCCTTAGTATCAAAATCTAATATCCATTTAGATTTATACTTATTACACCGTTTTCTGCCAAGAGCCCTAGATACACATTTAAATAATTTATGAGTTCCCAGTTCTATAGCCTCTAGAGCTTCCCTGATTATTTCATATTGTACTTCTTTACAATTTCTAGGGTTTATCCAAAAATAAGCTCTAGCATTAAAGGCTTTGCACAAAGTAGTAATTTCTTCTTTCTTAGATAAGAATGTTTCTTTATCAAAGAAATGATAGTCTTTAATTACATAACCACTACTACCTACATTATTTTTTTCTTTATTTCTTTGCATTACTTGTACAAAGAAGAAATCTCCCTGGTCTGAGAGATTGTCAAACCAGGGAGCCACTGCATTAAAATTATCTATTGTCATTTAATTACCATTCAAAGGGTATTTATCCTTATAATTATTATAAAAACTTCTAATAACTCTTTCTGTAACTTGTAAATCTCTGTTTTTATCACGCTCAATACATACAGATAAAGGAGTATCAAAGAAATCCTTAAATTCTATAGCATGATTTCCATGAGCTATAACTAGAGCACGATAGTTATCTAACACTTTTTTATTTAAATTAGTGTTATCAATAACTATGTCATAACCTTTAAGTAAGGCTTCAATTAGAGCTTCTTCTTGTATGTGTTGTACAAGAAGCTCTCTCTTAGGAACCCAATACTTACCAAGCATAAGTCGAATATCATCTTGATTAATTCTAACTCTATGTTCAGGGTCTTCAAGAACCCATTGCTTAGCCCATATAGACTTCCCACTTGCTGGAAGACCTCTTGTTATAATTAATTTACTCATCTTCTTCTACACTAATGCTTTCTGGTTCACCTTCTAATTGTACATCATCAAAGAATTCATCTGTACTAATTACTTCTCCAACTTTAGCCAATTCAATAGCCTCATCTTCTGACTCTGCTTCTACTTCATATGTAAGGTAGCTTTTACCTTTACACTTATATACCATATTTACTAAATACCTCATATTATACTGGCAAAGATTAAAAATAATATCATTAATACAACTGTAAACATACTTACAATTATACCTTTCTCATAAAAATACGCATCTTTCCAATTTTTATTCCATCCAATATTATTAGCTAATTTAATCATTAAACATTCTTTAGAATTTCAGTTATAAGTTTCTTTGTATCTTCTACTGCTTGTGCAATAGTTTCTTCATCTAAAGTAATATCTAATCCAAAATATTCAATTAGTCTATCTATTATACAGTCCCTAAATAATTTAGGGGTTCGTGTATCTTCTTCTAGATAATCTGTAAATGCTAATTCTAAACTTCTTTTATAATAAGTTTCTTCAATTTCAACCGTTCCTTTTAATTCCATAATTATTTAATTATTAGTGAACCCAATGGTCATTTATATCTATATCTGCTCCTAAAAATACATTAGGACAGAATGGTTTACCTCCGGCTATCATACAATCAATCAACACTTTACCCACTTGTTCTTTAATTGCTGCTGGACACTCCAAGTTGAATTCATCATGAGCTGGTACACACATCTTTACCTTATCTATTAGCTTATGATCCACAATCCAATTAAATAGTTTAATAGAAGATAGTTTAAAGCACATTGCTCCTCTATTTTGTATCAATGTTTGGACTATTTCATTATCCCATAGGGATATTGGGCGCTTATAGAATATTATTGCTTCAATACTCAATCCTTAGTCTCTGAACCTTCTTACTACTTTTACTTGATTCATAAGCTTGGCTGCAGATTATTCTAATATTAGACCTTCCTGCAATTCACCCAATTTACAGTAGATAATTACTTATCTACGCCGCATACATTTTACGGTAATTAATAGATTGTTTCTCAGAAGCTGCTTTACGCTGCATATAGTGTCTTACTTCCTGTACAATTTCATCTTGTGGATTACGTTTTCTTACATTCTGATAATACTCCCAAAATCCAGGTTCCTGCATCTTATTATGAGTCTCTTTTAACTCTTCAGCATCATAAATATGTGCCCTATGTCCAGTGAGAGGATTAAGTAATATATAACCATCTCTCATAACAGCTGCTCTACAATAATCTTGGTATCTTTTTATTCCTGGAAAACCCTCCATAAAATTATCATAAATTTCTTTTGCTTCTTCTACAGGAATACCATCATTCTTAGATATAGTATTATAGTCTCCTCCATAATTAATAGCAAACTCGATGGATTTGGCTTTTTGTCTCCAATTATGATAGAGTTCCTTTATATCCTCAATCTTAGTGTCTCTTGGGATTATATTAGGATAACTCATGTAAGCTACCAGAGAATGGACATCACCACAACCATGTTCAAATAGGTCCATCATCTTCTCATCTTTAGAAACAGATGCAATAATACGAGATTCCTGACTTTGATAATCAGCAGATAACCAAGCATTACCCTCTTCGGATGTAAAACATGCTCTAGTTTCTGGATCGCGAGGTAGATTTTGTATGTTCAGTTTCCAAACACCTCCGCCAGAACTAACTCTTGCAGTATCTGTACCTATAGAATGAAAATCTGCATGTATTCTACCTGTTTTAGGATTAATTGCATTTAGCCAGTTTTGTCCATAGGTAGATACGACTTTAGCAGCTTCTTGATATTCCAAAAATATAGGAATAATTGGAAAATCATTCTTTTGAGGTTTTAAAACATTTGCTTCAATAGACTTCTTTTTCTGTTTAGTCTTTTTATCAAATGTTTCTACATTAATTCCAAGTAACTCAAATAGAGGTATTACTTGTTTTTGACTACTCCAATTTATTACACATTTAGGTTCAGTATCAAATCCTGTAAATAAGTCACCTTGAGTATCAATTCGTGTAAACTGATTCTTAATTACTTTCTTATAAGCATCAACCTTACCATCAGGGGTTTGTAAGTCTTCCTGAGGGAACCTTTTATATCCATCTTTAATTAGTCTCTTTACCTCAGCAGGATAATCTGCAGAATACTTTGGATATTTAAGTTCAGGATATTGAATATCATAGCCATTATGAGGATTTTCTTTATCCCAAGCTACTACCCAAGCATTTAATTCTGAAATAGTCTTATCAAGTTTAGCTTGATCTTTAGTCATTTTAGCTTTCCACTTTGTAATGTCAAGATGAACTCCACAATATTTAAAGTAAGCAAGGGATTTAACAAATTCGCATTCTAACTCTACTGCAAGTTTCATTCCCTGTTTTTCTACTTCAATATCTTGTTTTTCTTTTATATCCTCTATATACGTAACATCTCCTGCAGCATAAATAACGACCTCAGTAGTTAAACCATCATTAACAATTTTACCTCGAACAGTTTTATCAATGTTAATATTTAAGTAATTCCATGCAGCTGCTTTCAAGCTCTTTTCACGCATTTGAGCTGGATACCCTAGATATAAGAGCTGTTCTACTATCATACCATCCCATATATGCTTAGGATAGATACCCTGAACATATAAAAAGGTCAAATCAAACATTAAATTCCACCCAAGAAACAATCTGTCTGATTCTAGGTAGTTTTTAACTATTTGCTTTTCTCTTGGAGTCAGAGTAGTCCAATCAATAACTACTTGATTATCTTTATTACCTAACTGTATAGTCAATAAAGCTTTAGTATGACAGTCAAGTCCTTTAGTCTCAGTATCTAATTGACATAGTTTAAGCGGCAACAGAACAGACATTGCCTGCTCTATTGTCGCTTCTATATATTTATCAGTTTTAAATAAGCTTTTATTATGACTAACTAAATAAATCATTGATAATTACAAATAGTTAAATTATTTAGAATTATATCTTCATTATCAATATTTAATTTATCTTTTATAGCTTCTTCTACTGCTTCCTTTAATTCTTCTTCATTAATAACTAAATGCCTACCTTCTTTATACTGAGGAATGGTAATATCTACAAAAGTACCTAATTCAACATTTACTTCTACAGTAATATTTCTATCATTAGGTTCATTCCAAGGTGCACTTGGGTCATTATAAGCTCCTGCTGGATAATTTTCTGTCATGCTAAATAGTCATTTAACCACTCTATTCCATATTCATCTATTACCTTTTCATCTATCTTTATAGCTTCAAGTTCTATATCCTCAAGCTGCTGTTCATACCAATCTTCAAATTGATTCTCATCATCCTCGTCTATATCTGGACTATCTAAATAGCTAAATGAGTTAACACACTCATCTCTTAATTCATTTGCATAACTCAGTTCTAATGTAGGATCTTCTTCACTTTCAATTACTTCATTTATTGAAGCATCACAAGCAACTGGATATCTAGCAATAACTAGCCACCAATTCCCATTAAGAAATTCTTCCTTAGATATCATTATATTAATTTAGATAACTGTAAATTGCATCTTTTTCTTATTTTATCTAAAGCTTTTTCTTTTATTTGTCTAACTCTTTCAACACCAATGCCAAACATATCTCCTACTTCTTGCTTGGACATAGGATTCATTCCTATGCCAAATAACATAATAATAATATCATGTTCTCTGACAGGAAGTATATCTAGACATTTGCATAGTTCCTTATTAATAAAGCTTTTATTAACTTGTTCGTCAAGAGAAGGCTCTCCGTCCGGTATCACATCACATACTTGACTATTTTCCTCATCCCCACCAATAAAGTCATCGACACTAACTAATCTGTTAGAAAATTGTGCCAAATAGTCTATTTGCTTTTCAGGGATATTAGTTAAAGTATGTAATTCATTTGTAGTTGGATTTCTACCATTCTTTTTAATAAACTCATTAGTAGCTCTTAATATTTGAATTACTTTTAAGTGTTGAGTTACTGGCAATCTAATCTCACGACCATACCAATATATAGTAGTATAAATACATTGTTTTATCCACCAAGCAGAATAATTAAGAAATTTAACACCCCTAGTTGGATCAAATTTATTTACAGATTTACATAAACCTTCTAATCCTGAGGATATTAAATCCATAAGGGGAATACCTCTATTTTGAAACTGCTTAGCTATAGTTACTACAAATCTTAAATTAGAAGTAATTACTTTTTCTCTAGCCTTTTCATCTCCATTTTGAGCTTCAACAATTAGCTTGTTTATTTCTTCATTATCTAATATTTTATATTTAGATATATCTCGAAAATAACTCTGAAGTAGAGAGTCAGACTTGTCAGAAAAAATAATTCTTTTATTCATTAATTGTGGACTTAGCTAGTGCTTTAGCTTCATCTAATTGTTTTTCTTCCTGGGTTGGTTGATTAAGACCTATACGTATACTAAGAATAGTGAGATAAGCTTCCATTGCCTTGAGTTGAGCTATCAATAAATCTTTATTAAGATTATCTATAGAAGTCTTATCTATTTTATTAATTAAGAAATCTCTAAGCTTTGTAGTTTTAGTTTCCAATTCTTTGTACTCTGTAAGTAGTCTGTCAAACACGCTCTTTTCCATGTTAATTTTTATTTTAGTTAAAGTAGAATCTAGAACAGTAAATATCTAATATATTATCTTCTTCTTTATTAATCGATTTCCAAATAGATAGGTTCATAACTAATATGATAGTCATTATCAAGAATAGAAACATTATATATTTCTGTATTATCCAACTTTAGATATTTATCTTTACAAGTATGTAGGTGCCCACAAAATACATATCTAGGTTTAATTCTCTGAATAGCTTCAGCTAAACTTTGACCTCCAGCATGGATAGATTCTTGACTCCATCGACTCGGAGGTAATAAATCTAAATCTCCCAAAGCGGGAGTATCGTGGGTTAACCATATATCTATATCATTTGGAACTTGATTATATAGACCTTCTAAAAATTCCTCACTGTGCATAAATGCCCAATTCCCAAACATGTGACATTGTGGAGACCCATATACCTTATAATTTTTACCATCAGGAGCTCTATAATTAGTATAATCATTAAGTAAATAAGTAAACTTAAAATCAGAAAGATACTCTAAGGCTTTCATTACTGGATATTCTGAAGCACATATAAAATCATGATTACCTGCTACCATATATACTTCTTCACAAGGCAATTCCTTAATCCAAGGTAAAAAATCTTGAAAGAACCATACAATAGATTCTACTCTATTTTTCTGTATATTCAAGGGTACAACATCTCCTGCAATTAAACATAAATCACACTTCTGTATATGGATAAGATTACCATGTAAATCAGACATTGCGCATATTTTCATATTCTATTAAATATTCAAAGAATCCATCATAAGATAAGTTATCTTTTATTGTAATAACTTCCTTTCTATTATCTACAGATTTACACCATTGGTGCTTATTAACTACCTGATAAAGAGTTTTATTATTGTATACCATATCTAACATAGCTTCCCAAGTAGCTATATTTCTAGTACTAGAATCTTCATCGTCTTTAGTTATATAGTTAAAAATAAATATCAATTGCCACTTTTTAAACAAAGTAATAGAAATATAAGGGTCCCATTCATGTTCGATTCTCTCATATTTCCATTTCCAACCAATAGCATTAAATCTAATATCTAATATCTTATTATAATATCTATCTGTTATAGGTAATCCAAAGAACCATATTTTCTTGCCACAATAAATATGACAGTTAGGTCTATGAAACCAATTTCTACACTTCCACCAAACATAGAATGGATTTTTATACTCATTCCAATGCTTGATGAAAGTGCGTACTTTATTAATTAAGTTCATCTTCTTTATCCATCTCTGGGTCAGATTGAGCTTTATCTACAAATTTGAAACATTTTAATTTCCAAGCGTGACCAATCATATCCTCCTTTTTAATAACTATACCTTCATGAGGTACCTTATTAACGCAAGAAGGTGATTTACATTCCATATAGAAACGCTTATCATTAGATAGTTTATCCAAAAACTTTTTTGCCCAGTCCCTATCCTTACTATCTAATTCAGGATATAAATCCTTAGCATATCCATAATAATATTCAGTTACAGGAGTTAGCCCTACTGATTTACAATACTGTTGCACTTCTCTTGCACTAAATTCATGTACTTCACCATCTACATTAGTTAGTGTGATTCTATAAGGTCTTACCTTAAAATGTTTTTCTGGCTTATATATCAAATTGTCCATAATAGCGTTAGGCTGTTCACAACCATAATCATATCCCTTTTGAATATATGTGCCAGTTGGATTGTATCCCACAATCTCTGCATAAATAGTCATACCCTTTTGAAGATATGGACGCAGATAATCATCAGCATACTTCCAAGTATCACAACCATAAAATCCTGGTGTTACATTAGGATTATAATACTGGTTCTTAATTACATTCTTTGAAGCATATAGATGGTCATAAATATCGAAGTTATTACCTGTGAGCCATTTAGCTAATTTCTCTTTCCAAGTAAGTTCTTTATGACACATTACATATGCTGAAATATGGGAAGTTCCATGTATTTTCTCAGTAATACTAATTAAATCTTCAGGTTGAATTACATTAGGACATTTCTTGATAATAACTGTTTCGTAATGATATCTAAATTGAGAAGGGATGACTTTATCGAGTTCCTTCTTAACTTTACGTGTCTTTTTTGAGCCTCCTCCAGGAGTTCCCTGTGATCCTTTAACGATGAATTTCTTATTAACCCAAAATGTCTTGCCTTCATGTTCTACTGTATCAAATTCTGTTCCGTCAATTAATTCAATATCTCTATTAGTTATGGATATAAGCCAGTTAGTAAATTCTACAGCAGGTACAATAAATCCTTCTGATAATTCACCTCTTAATTTAACGGCTTTAACCTTACCATTATCTTCAAATAGACCAGTTTTATGTGGATCATTGTTTTTCTCTGACTTTCTAAATAAGTTATTATAGGATAAAAAATCAGGATTAATACAACAAGCTGTTGGGAAATATATATATAACCCTGGTTCAGCATCTATTGAAGTAATGATATTAAATCCATCAATAGTACAACACTTGAGTTTAGTTACTTCTGGATTTGAATGCTTTCTAAAAACTTTAATATTAACTACTTTAGCTAAGTAATTAATGTTACAATTTTTACTCTTGATTAGTTTCATTATTAATTAATTCTTGAGAGAACTTAATATTATCTAATGAAATAATCTCAGATACCCAAGGACACTTATCTAAGATTGCTAATCTAACCGCTTCTTTAACTTTAGATATTACTTGTTCTTTAGTTAAATTGGTATATTTACTTTTATCTACTTTGATACACCAAGGTAGGGCTGATTCAAACCCTCCTTGGTGTATTTTTATAGTAGCATCGAAATTAACAGCATATTCCTTTAGCTTAGAAACATACTTAACTTTTGGTTTCTTTTCGATAACTACTGGTGGAACAACTATTTTCTTTTTAGGCATTATGCAAATTCATCATCCGAAGCAACAGATTTGAAATATTCACACAGAAAGTTGGCATATACTTGTGATTGTGCTTCACTATAGCTATTATCGAAATAGAACTGAAAGCAATGGAGAAGTTCATGCCAAAATGTATTGGTTATTTGATCTTCTGTCAACTTCACCACAGTTTTATCTTCTAGTTCTATGGTCTTAGCTATAGTTATAGTATTAGTAGCATCACACCAATTTCCGTAATTATTATCATTTGTTTTTTCTACTAATTCTACTTTAATAGTATTTCCAGCACACTTAAACTCACTTGGCAATTGCATCAATAATTTTCATTACTTGTTCAGGAGTCATCTTACATATGTCTTCAGAATCTTCTAAATTTGCTCTGTTTTCTAGATAGTTAAGTAAATCATCCATTACATCTAAGGTGCCCATTGGTAGATGATTTTTAATAACAGAATATTCTATATCAGAGAGTTCTACTGGTTCAAATTGTAATAAATCTAAACCATATTCTTGACCTTGGTATATCTCATATTCCCAGGCTTCATTACTACCAAATCCTTTTGTAGCAAATGCACTACCTAATTTGAGTTTAGCATACATATAGATGCGATACATATTTTCATCTAATAGTTCATAGAAAGGCATATCAAATTCATCACACCAATCTACACTATAATTAATTAAATAATGTTTCATATACCTGTTTGTGCTGTATAAAAGTTAATACTTCCAGTTCCAACTATGTGAGCTTCTTCATCTACTTTATCTATATAGTACTCTACTTCACCCTCAAAATCCTCAATTATAGTAGCACACCAAGAATGCTCTTCTATCCAAGATTTCCAATCAGGGTTATATGCAAGTATCTCATCAAGTAGGAACACTCCTACAAGACCTGCATCTGCACAGAATCCTCCTATAGCTTTACCTTCATCAGGAATGGGGAGTTCGTCATCTCCATATTCCTCATCTTCGAGGTTATCATTCAGAACTCGTAGAATGCTTTCTAGAAGTTCTTTTGGTTCCTCCTCTGTTTGATAAGTAGTACAACTCCAATCCCCATAAATAGTAGATTCAGAAATATAATTATGGATACCTAATACTTCCATATTCTCTCCAAAATCACATTTACCCCAATCGTCATATTTATGAGACTCACTGAAGTAATAATCTAAAGCAGCTTTGTAAGCTAACTCTTCTGGGGTAGAGTAATCCTTAAATGGTTTACTACTTATAGACGCCGGAAGTCCAAAATCCTTTTCATTAGGACACTTAATAGGATTCTCCTTAATTATATAACATGGGTCTGTAATTACAATGGTTCCTTTAAAGTACATTAGTCTGCAAAATTTAGAGTTGCTCCTACTTGAGCATTATTTAATGTATCTAAATCATATTTATCAAATCTACCTATAGATTTGCCTTTATAAATTACCTCGTAGTGTCCTTTACCTATTAGTTTTATTTTCATATATAAGATTATTAATAAAATTACTCTAAATCAAATCGGAAGATTCTTATAAATCTTCAATAGAGCATAATTTCCATTTATACCCATTAGAAGTTTTAGAATATCCCCTTAAACAAGCATTAATTTGTTCCTTTGGAATATTCATCTCTTTTTCAATCTCCGTTGTATTACGCCATATTCTAATAAGTTTATTATCTAAAGATAATTGTTGAATACGTTTATCTAAACCACGTTCTTTTAAGATATCTATAGGAAGTTCTTTCGGAATGGTATTATTTTTAAATATCCAAACATATCCCTTACTAGTTTTATATTCTCCCCTACAACAAGCCCTAATTTGAGAGCTACTAAAACCTAATTGTCGTTGCACATCTTGACTACTTTCAAATTCTTTAATGAATTTCCCAGTTAGGTCATATTGTAAGACTCCTTTTGCTTTTGTAATAGCTTCAATTTTTGGAACAGTTTTCTCTTTATTACATATTTTCCATTTATATCCTTTATAAGAATCTCTTAACCCTTTAGAACATTGACTAATTCCATCATTTTTAAACTCGGTTGTAGTGTATATTTCTTTTACGGAGTTCCAAACTTTTATTAAATTACCGTTTAAGTCATATTGTTCTACATATTTACCTAAATGCTTTAGAGTATAATTATTTATGGTTTTTGAGAAGCACCTACCCCCTTCTGTTAAATTATATCCAAATTTTTTATTATTTGAATTAAATTGTTTTATATAATAAGTCTCCCTAGAATCAAGCCATTCTTTAAGAGATTCTATTTCTTCTGGAGTATTTAAATGGAAATCACTTTGCTCAATAACATATTTATCAAAATTATCCCAACCATATTTTTGTAAAGCTAAATGAAAATAAAATGTATCAGCAGCATTTTTATGAGCAGTCCATCTGTCTGTATATTTATTATATGTTTGTCCAACATATTTTTTATTATTTAATTTATTTATAAACAGATATATGCTACCAATAATGTAATTTTCATAGGGCACTTTAGGAGAATTTATAACATTAAATTTTACATCATTTGTAGAGATATCTAAATTTTTGGTTCGACAAGCTCTTCCAGTACTCTCATGTCCACACTTAGGACATCCATGACCACGTAAATGAGTATCTTGCCTCTACCAAAATTCTCCGTGTTTAGGGCATATTATACATACTTTATCTTTAGACTTAATAATATCTGGAATTTTGGAATATTCATATAAATTTCCATGAATACTTTGTGCTTTTTGAATAAATTGTTGTTTTTCCATAATTACATATTTTTTAATTATTAATATGCAATTATAACTAGGTGCCTAGACAATACAATATCATTTAGACACCTAGTTAATCAATTATTCATAATCACGTATTGCAATACCTATTGGCTGCTGTGGAACTTCTGAACCTTCAACACCTGACATTTCAAAGTACTTAATAGTTAATTGTTTACCTATAAGCTCATCTATGTGTTCATAGTACCAATGTTTTTGTTCTCTGTCTCCCATAGGCTTACAGTTAAATTTCTGACCACTTGGGGTTTCAAGAATAAAACACATATCCTCCTCACGTAGACCATCCGCTATGCCAACTATAGGATACTCTGCGTCTATATAAATTTTGATTTTTATCCAATCATTAGTACGAGCACCAGGTTTATATTTGGATTTAGCTTGTCTAACCACAAGACCTTCCCATCCTTCTTCTACATAAGTATCATGCAGTTTCTTCATGTTGTCAAAGCCTTTAATAGAAACTTGTGGAAGGAACTGAATATGAAGTTTATCTTCTGATAAGTGTCGTTCTGGGTTAAATTCGGCAAGTTCAAGTTCTTTAGCCCATTCTTGCATAATCTTGAATCTATCCGTAAATGAATGTTCAAGGTCTGCAATATCATACCAATAAAACTCTAAATCTTTACCATCATTAACTGTTTTTTGGGAACGACATATTCCACTGATAAAATTAAGCGATAAACCTGCTTTATATATTTCACCATCAAGAATTGCATCTTTATGAGTCTTAAAAAACTTTATGACTAATGGATGGGTAATAATATGATTAATAGCCAAATCATAATTGGTTGCACCTCGAGACGCTGTTCTTACATTCTTACCGTCATAGAAGATTAGACACCTAACACCATTAATTTTACGACTACCATACCATTCTCTATCCTCGAAGATTTTACGATTAGTTACTGCAGATTCCTGTTTAGCTAACATAGGTTTAACAGTATCTCCACGCATTTTAACTTCACCATAAATAGCGTTAAGTTCATCAAGAGTATATTCATCAGGAGATTTATCTATAACCTTATAAGCTTTATCGGTATATTCTTTAACTAAATGATTAAATTGAAGCACTGCTTGTTCTCTATGAGTTCTTCCAGCTTTTCCAACTGTGACCCATATATCAGGAGCATGTGTAATTTTGCCTCCAACTTGACCATAATCACGGGTTATAAGGAGACCTTTATGTTCTTCATCCCAATCTTCATGAAATTCTACACATACTTGTCTTAGTTTACCGTTGCTCGCTTTTCCTAAAAGATATTTAATCATTACTTACGAAACTTTTTAACAATGTTCCAAAGGTCATCTACTGTTTCTGTTGGAATTTCTGAACCATCTTCATTATAGGCTTTATTTACTTCATCACCTTCAAACAAAGCAGGTCTTTCATATATCCACCAGTTAATCCAATCTACTCCATCTTCATCGAATGTAATATCCCAAATTGATTCGGCAAGATTAGCTACAGTATCTCCTATAGGAAGTTCCCACAGATTAATACCAAAATCATCCCATCTATCGTATTCTTTATTCAATTTCAATGTGTCTTTAATAACCTTTGTGAATTGTTCCTTAGTAATCATATTAATTAATATTAAATATTAAGTATTTATCTAATTAATCTAATAAATCTAATATCAATTACGAACTCCAGTGTGCCCATAACCACCTTCTCCACGTTCCGTTTTATCGAGTTCATCAACTAATGTAAATTCAGCTTGTTCACATTTATAAATAATACCTTGCCCGATTTTATCCCCCTGCTGTACTGTAAATGGTTCAAATCCATTATTCTGTACAATAAGACCAATGTCTCCACGATAATCAGCATCTATAACTCCGAAAGAATTAGCCATAGTCACTCCTTTCTTGAGACCAAGACCACTTCTAGTTACAACAGCTAACATATATCCTTTTGGAATAGCCATGTGCAAACCAGTTGGAATTAAAGCACGACCACCTGGATAAATTGTAATCTCAACAATCTTTTCATTTATATTTCGTGAAAGAGAACAATTCCAAGTAAGCTTTTCCTTTACTTCAGTTACATTGGCACAAAAATCAAATCCAGCAGAGCCAGATGTTGCATATTTAGGGAGAGCATTGTTAGACTTATTAATTACAGGTACTTTCAACATTACAATAACGATTTAAAATTTCAGAAATATTATCTAAAGTGCATTCATTTGATTCACTATAAAAAGGAATCTCATGATTATTATCTTTAAATAAAGCAAATGGAGTTAATCTAGCACTATAACCACCTTTTAATCGGTATGCTTTCTTTTTCTCTAGATAATGAGACTCATTATAAGTTTTTATAATGACACTATAAATAGTAGCTAAGTCCTCCAATTGTTTTTTAAAATCTAAAATATCATTATTATAAGCTAATTCTAAAGTCATTAATTACTTTTATGCCAAAAATAACTAGTTATATCTTTAGTTATTGATCTTCCACAAGTATTATCAATTTCCAACATTACTTGATTTGTATTAGGATTATCTAATCCTCCTCTTTCTTCTACATAAGGACCTAATTTCACATAATCAAAATACTGTAAATCAATTTCTGGAGCTAAATGATTTCTACCACTATACCAACCAACTTTTAAGTTGTACTCTGTTTTAATATATTGTGCAAGAGCATTAACACTTTTTGGCTCTATGTCTCCACCCATAAACCCTACACAAGTAATACCTTTATTTTCTGTAATTAACTTATGTAAAGTTAATTCTCCTAAAGGTTCTCCTATGTCCTCAGCAAGATAAGATGAATGGCAACCAGGACAATGGCAAGGACATTGACTAATATTGATACACAAACTAATTTCGTTAGGAAACTCTGAGAAAGTAACCATCGAATTGACATATTTAATCATTTAAATAATCATTACATTCTTCCCAGAGTTCATCTATTCCGTCTCCCCATTCTACATCTCCATGTTCTACTCCTAATGTATCTAAATATCTCAGAACAAGAGTATTTATATGCTCATAAATGAACATTCGTAAATCTTCATCAGACATTGAAGCACATTTAGAATCTAAAGACCTTACAAAGTCAATAAGTTCTCTAGCTTCTATTTCTTCATAAACATTAAGATTTATATATGCCATTCTTCAATTTTATTGGTTTCTGTGTTTAGCACAAATGGTTTACAGCAATCTAACATAGCATGCTTATCTGTAATTAAAGGTTTAGTTCTTCCTCCCCAAGAGTGTCCAAATATTTGATAATAACCTTTATATGGAGTTTGCAGTTGAAAATCTTCTAAATCATTCCAGACACAAGAGCCATATTTATTATATCCTCCTCTAGAATAAGGGATATGATCAAGAGCACTAAGATTAGTTATATCTATACTATCTAAGTCTTTTAATTCTAGATTATTATAATCTAACCAGTCTTTAGTAATACCTGCATGGGAGAATAAGTATTTATGAGGCTCTTTAAGAGTTAAATCTTCATATATGTAATATAATTGAGGATTTAAACTACTAATTAGCTCCTTTACTTCTTTTTGTTGCCAGTAATCAAATCTGCATTTACCATTTCCATTGAAATAAACTAAATCGTGATTACCTAATAAACATATAACATCAGAAGTATGACGTCTATTCTCTACAAAGGTAACTAATTCTCTAAGATTAGTTAAAGATTCTACTTTATCAGGCTCTTCTACTATATATTCTCCGTAAGGGTCGTGATAATCTCCTAAGAATATAATTTTACCTTCCCAATTATTGCATGGTTCTTTCCAAAAACCACGACCATGCACATCAGGCACAATTAATATTTTAGTCACTTAAATACCACTTTTTAAATTTTTCTAAGAACTCATCTTCGGTAACTAACTCTGTAATATCTTCAGCATCTATATCACCATTAGAATAATTATAAGGAGAAGCTTCTTTAATTAATTCTTCTATATAATTTTCTATATTGTCTTGAATGCCTTCAATAATCTCGTCTATGCTATCGTCTTCAGTTCCTATATAGGTGCGATATACGTAAAGTAAAGCTGAGTAAAGGGTATCTTCTTCAACAAACACTTGTCGAATTTCACGCCATGTTAAATTTATCATTTTTGGAGTTCTTTTAAACGTTTAGTATAGTAATCTACTAATTTATCTCCTGCTACTTCTTTTATTTGTTCAGCAATATCTTCAGAATACATATTAATATGGTTCGAATTGTTGTTTTACTAACTTACCTTCTTTATATTCAAATGTGCGTTCGCCTCTTACTGAATCATCAGGCTCATATCCTTCATAATAGTATTTACCGTCTTTGAAAAATATTTCATCTTCTACGATGGTACAATTATAAGGAAGCCAATCTGCGTCTAGATTTTTTTCAAAAGGTATGTAAACATCATATATTGATACAGCTTCTTTAGTAGTATAATAAATATCATCATACTCTTCAAAAGCTTTCAAATTATAAGATATTTCAGTAATAGCCTCACCATCAAATTTTCTGTATAACTTCATTACAGTAAAGATTTAAATATTTTGACAATAGTACCTTTCTGAGCAGTAGGAAATTTACGTTGAATATGTGTAATAACCATTTTAGTATCCTTAATAGTCAGAGTCATTATTTTCATTAACTCGGAAATAAATTCTCTAATTTCTTGTTCTGAAGGTTCTACAGGCATTATTCCTCGAATATAACCAATTTCTTTAACCTCCTTAAGTGCCAAATCTTTACGACCCGCCTTCTCATAAATAGCCATAGCTTTTTCACGCTCTTTAACCATCTTATGTAAAACATCTAGTTCAGAAACTGGTTTCTCGGAATGCTGATTATTAATCAACGCAGCTTTAATTAATTTAGCTGTTTCTAACATAAGAGTATTAGAAGTTTTTCTAGCACCCTCAATCAAGATATCAACTGTCTGTTCTATTGTTATTTTATTATCGTTTATCATTAATTGTAATATTAGGGTTAATCATATAATCTATTTCATCTAAATTAAAGTCCATTGACTCTAACCAGTCGTCTATAGCAGCATCATTCATATTTGGACAGGGAAGTTTATAAATCCATACAGACCCATCATAATAATCTAGCACAATTATTTCTTCCATAATTATTCTAAATGAGAGTCATAATCGTAATCTATCATAGCAGTTAAATAATTAATAGCTGCTAATTCTCCACTATGTAGACTAATCTGTTTATCGTTAATTGTTATATCCCAGCCATCTCCATTGATCCATTCTGTTACTACTATATAATCAGAATCTTTACCATATGTGAAATTGCGTAGAGAACAATTAACTGATTTAAGCTGTTTTCTTTCTACACTCATAGATAGAAAAAGGAGACCTAGTTACCTAAGTCTCCTTAACCGTTTATAAATTGTTTTCTAAATAATCTAAAATATTTTGATGGGTAGAATCATCTATTTGCATACCAACCTCACCTACCAAATTACATACACAAGATTCTAGATATTCAAGTCCTTTGTCGGTTTCTAAATAGTCTAAAATCTCATCTATGTTTTTAGTGTAAAATTCTTGATGGATAAAGTCTCTTAGAGCTTCTTCATCAAGTGTTTCTTCTTTAACTAATGTTATTTCCATTATTTACTAAGTAATTCCTTTATCTTACTAGCTGGAACTGCTCCGGACAATCTGCCTACTTCCATTCCATCTACTAAATAGATAAGAGTAGGCATATTTCTAATCTGATACTTTAGTGTTTTCTGTTCTTCAATTTCACAATCTACTATTGTTAACTTAACATCAGGAAAGTCTTTAAGTACATTATCCAATGTAGGTTTGAGGGCCTTACACTGACCACACCACTCTGCTTCAAACTTTAATAACTCTTTCATTAAAAATCAATTTCTGTTATATTAATAATTTATTTCAGTAATACTGCCACAATATTCAACTCTAAAATCATCTACTTTCACATCTCCTTTATTCCAAAGCCATTCTTTTTGTTCCTTTAAAGACAAAGATTTAAATTTCTCAAAATCCTCATCATTTAACTCCATTTCTAAATGACCCATTCGTAAATAACCTTGAACATAATCAAGGTCTCCAAAAATTGTATGCATATTAAAGATTTGGTTTATATGTAAAGCTTCTATCTCCACTCTTATACTTACGTATTGCAAATTCTAGCTGTCTAGGATTACTCCAATTGTCTACACACACTAAATAACCAATAATTCTAGTATAATATTTGATGTGTCTACAATGACAAATAGGACACTCATCAATAGGGGCATTTACTACATGTCCGCATTCTCTACATTGAGACATTGGGATATTAAATGTGAAATAACTAGTACCCTCATCCTTAGCTACATCTAACAGATGTAAATACTGTTGTTTACTTAAATGAGCATCAAGATTTGCATGAAGTGCCTGACCTCCATCACAATACTGAGCTACTCCTCTACCATGAAGCTTAAATTTATCAAGAATAGAGGTCTCATCCCATGGATTATAGAAATAACAATTATACAGATTCTGATTTTCAGGTACTGCATAACCATCCTTCTTATCCCAATTATAGAGTTTTACACCTAATCCTTCCCCAGGAATAGCTTCACTATTAAACAAGAATGGTCTTTTACTATCGTGGATAGAGTTTTTCTTATTTTCTTCTTTAATAGTACCAAATACTAATTTAAGAAAATCTTTATATTCCTTATTATTAGATACCGATAGTCCCAAGAATTGTGCAGCTTCACAATAACCTATCAATCCAATGGTAGAATACAATTTACGCATATAAATATATCCTGCATTACAATCAGAAAACATTTTAGCGTCTTCCATTTCATAAAGCATTGTCTTATATGCAATATGATACTTATATACTCTTTTAAGAATATTAATAAGATAATTTTTTAAGTCTGAAAAACTCTCAGAAAACCACTCAAAAGGAAAGGCACACTTACCATCAACAATATGATCCTCCCAATTTTTCCATGTATGTATATAATCCTGAACAATTCTATTAATATTAAGAGTAATTACATTACAAGAACCAGTCATAACTCCAGTCATACCTGTAGTAGAACTAAAGGTATTATCAGACATTTCATTTAGGACTCTACAACATGATGCCAAAGATGTAGGATTATCACTAGTATAGCAGAAGAAACTTCCACCTTTAGCCCACTCTTCGGCACATAACTCTTTGTATTCATGATCAAGATACTCTTTACCATTATGTACAAGAGCCATAGTAGTTACTGGAAATGTGAGAGGTTTAATTAATCTGATTTCTCTTAAAAGTTGCATAAAGATTCTCTGCAACTTATCTATAGCATTCCATTCAGGTTGTGTTCCATCAGGATAATAAAATTCTCCAAAGAGTGATTTAAAATATACTTTATCATAAAAAGATACATTTGAAACATTTTTATATTCAACAGAAGTCGTTAGTTTCTGCCCGTTATACTGCTATATATTTCTATATAGATTAGACTATATCATCTCTCATAAGAGGTCTTGCGCTTCCATCTACTTAGATGTACTCCCTTCCGGGATAGTCGTTGAACTTTCTAGTATAAACTAGCTTAGCTGCTGATTACCTTACAATTAGTCTCCCGACTTGTGCTCTAGGGATTCCAGCAATTCACAAGATTTATCGTCCGCCTTCAAATTGTATCCATGTATTTTACCATAATGATAATCATACTATAGAAAATTACAACTTCCAAGAAATACAACCTTAAAATTAAAAATAAATATTTTAAAGCTACAAATTAAATATTTGACGGACTATTGTAGCTTCTATTGCCTGCAGGTTGATTAACTCCATAAATAAACTGCTTCATACCCTTTCGGATATAATGTCCAACAGTATACTGATGCAGAAAGTGGGAATTAGTTACAACTTCATCCACCTTATCATACCATACAGGTCCAAACTCTTGAATTACATAATAATTAAGAGCTATAAAATAATCTCCAAGAGCAACCGCTCCCTTACACTGAGAACTAAACAAAAACACAGCATTAGTTACCTGACCACTAAAAGACTGAATATCATTTGGAGCACTAGGAGTAACTCCATCAATATTACCTACACCCTTAAGCATTAATGGGTACAATGTAACTGCTTTACAATAAGGTTTAAGTACCGGAGTACTTGCCTCATCATGAGTATAAATAATATGATTCTCTAGATCCTTAATATACTGTCTTCCAAGTTCTTGACCTGGATACAATTTATTAAGTTTATCTTTCATTCGTTGTCTTTGGATAATTCTATTAGTTACTTTATATACTTCACCCTCAAGATTAGCTACATTCTTAGAAGCAACATTAGCATTAGCATCCGTTTCTGAAGAAGTAGATGCATTTACACCAGAATCTTTATAAGTGTTCATGTAATTGAGTCTACTTCTAATAAATCTAGCTTTCTTGTGTTCTTCTCTATAAATGGAATAAGCTCTGGCTACATCAAAATATTCGTAATTATATAAAGTCTCTTCTACTTCATCTTGAATTTCTTCTACAGTAATATTATCCCAGAATCTCATTTCTGAAACCATATCCCGAATAACATTTTCAACAGAAGTATAACCACAAGCTTTAAATGCCTTAGTTAAAGCATTAAATATTTTATCTACATTAAACTCTTCCTTTGTTCCGTCTCTTTTTATAATGACCATATATTCTTTTTATTCATTAATTTTTTAGTATCTGAAGATAATTTATCTGGATTATAGTTATCTAAATCTATTGTGAAATTAATGAGTTTAAAATTATCAGCAACTTTATCCTTTATAAGCCATTTAACTAAATCTGTCAGGGATTCGTCAGCATAATCACCTCCTTGAGCATTTTTAACTATCATAGTATTATTCATACTATTAAAGAATGCCCAAGGGACTGCTTCACCACATGTATAAGCTATGTAACCGACAGCATCGTTACCTTTATAAGATATAACTATATCTCCAGTATTATCATCAATAGCACCCAAATCAATAGCATCTGAGGTTTCACTTGGCAATATAATATCTTTCATACTATTTATTTTAAAGACTCTAAAAACTCATCTACAGCAGGATACTCATCATCATAGATAATATCATCAATCTTGAAATCCTTAATAGTAAAGTCAGGTCTCCCATGAGATTGCCAATACTTTGTTACATACTCGGCATTAGAATTAGGACTTCCCACACCTAAAGCCATAGTCATGTCAAACTGATTAGACTCTCTAGAATGTCCACAATAGAAATTCTGACACTTTTTAATATGCTCCAGGCACTTATCGGTAGCTTCCTTACCAATCAGAGTATCTAATGATGGAACCTTTTTATAATCTCTATAAGCAGGTCTATCTTTAGTGGCAGGTTTATAATCGTCTTCCGTGCCCCCTTTGACTAGATAATCTATTAGTAATTCAAAAGTGTCATTCCAATCATCGGTAATTCCATAAGCATCTTTATATATATCTCTCAGATAGATAAAATTCTTTTCTGACAAATAGTGTTTCTTATATAGGGGATCTTCCTTAGAATCTTTATATCCATCTGCAATAAGTTTATCTAAGTCTATAGCTGGTTGAGCCCATTTATACATTTCAACCAAGCATTTATGAATTGCTTCACTTAAAATATCACTTCTTGTTAACATGCAGTATTTGTTTTCCTTATTAAATGCTAATCTAGTTATTTCCCTTAACTGTTCCCATCAACATATCATCCTTTGTAACTACAGAATAATTAATACTCCATTTAGTATGTCCAAAATTAGCAACAATATAATTACTACTTCCATACATACTACCTACTGAAATATAATCAAACTGCTTACCGGTAGTATAAGCATAATTATGTAAATCTCCCTTTACTACATAGATATATTTATTACTGATATTCTGTTCTGCTATATAGTTAGCAAAATATAATTCAGTTTGAGGATTAAGTGTAAGTGGAAATTGACGAGACTGATTGTTATTGTCTTTGCCATGCATGAAAATCCATGAATGCCTACCAATAGTAAAATGGTCAATGGGAAAGTTACTGATAAAACTCTTAACTCCTTCATTAGCTAAATATGCAGCTAATAACTTATTATTTAACCATCCCCAATTGCCATCATGATTACTTTCACCTATACAGAGATAATTAAACTCATCACTTCTTACATTAGCTTTAAGAGCTTTGAAGAACTCCATCATACACTCTATATAAGTCTCGCTAATTTCTTTATCATCCATTACCTCAGGAAGTTGATGTCCACCTCTAGTAGTTTCTTTATTATAACCATCAATAGAATCGCCAAGATTAACTACATAAACTGCTCCATAAGACTGTCCAGCAAATGTCTGTACAATCTTAGTTAATCTAGCTTTAATCTCCTCTTTATCATAATTAGGAAGAGTTACGAAACTACTATACTTAGCATTATAAGCTCCAATATGTAAATCAGACAACCATATAATTAATACTGGATATGTTGGATTACTGCTATTAATGTTAACTGGAAGCTCTTTATAGTCTTTATTAGTTTCTTTAATTAATTGAATTAGTTTTTCCTCACTAATAGAACTTTTCATTTGTTCTTTAGTGAGTTTAATAACTAGTTGTTTGAGGTCTCTTACCTCATTCTTTTCTACAGCTTTTAAGAAGTCATTCTCCTTCTCTCTAAGTTGCATTTCCTGAAGTTCTTCTGGTGTATGCTCTTCAATTACATGAGGAGCAAATGGACTAGAAGCTTTAGTTATATTAAAAGCACGTAAAATTCTCTTAAAATCAACTAAAGAATAATCAGGAAAATGTCTACTTACTTGTCGCTGTGTGAGACTAGAACCATAATAAGAATAAAGTCTATAGATAAGATTCATTTCATCTCTAGTTAAGGCTCCTATCACAGGGGTCTTATCACGACGGAATACTTTAAATCTATAACTAACTATTGTGCCATCCTCATTACGAATCTGTTCAGTCTCTGCTCTTTCATCAGTATCAATATGCTCTACAGAATTACCTGTAGGCTTTTTTACAGAATCATATAGAGAAATAATATCTTCATCTTTACCAATACTACGAGTATATTTAATAGTATTCATTAAAGTACTATAATTATAGTTCTTTGCAATACAAGCTGCTTTTACACTACAATTATTCTCTTTAGCATAGTTCAATACTTTCTCAATACGATTTCTGGTTTCCTTTTTCATTGTTAAATGTTTAAATAAGCTATTAAGCCGTTAAAAATATAATCTATTTATAAACATCTAATTATTACTGAATCTATATTATATTTTATTATTTAGCTAATTCCAAATATTTCTTTACTTAATACCTAAAATGTCTTTAACTAAATAAATCTTCTCAAATTTATTAACTATATCTCTACCCTTATCATGAGTAATAATATCTGTAAATGCCTGATAAGCATCGAACATACAAATATCCTCATTATTAGGTACAAAATAGTCAGACTTCTCGTCAATTACTAATTTTTTATAAGCATCAATAGCTGTAGATTCTGCCAACTTTACAGTACCAAATCCCGAATTAAATTTGCTACTAATACAATTATCTACCCAATGTCCCAAATTGTCATAGAGTTCATTTCTCTTAATATATGTATTAGCTAAATTCTCTAACATCACCTTTGTATTATCAGTCATTTCCATAACTTGATTTACAAAGGTATATTCCATAGCTGTTTCTGGCTCTAATTCCCTAACTTGCAGCATATTTGGAGAGAATACACACATATTTAAACAAGCACTACGTACTGCATTTTGAAATATCTTATACACTGGTTTACGGGTATCTAAAGCATACAGAAGACTAACTGACTGAGTATGACCTTCATAAGCATATTCTCCTGGAAGTTGTGCTTCTACCCACACCCTATTATATACAATATTTTCAAAATTAACTTCACCATCATTAGTTAGACTAATCTGATCTGCAGGCTTAACCTGAATTTCAAACTTATCTGTAAACTTAGACATCCTGTCTATAAATGGCATTACATATTGCTTAGTTGTAAAATACTCCTTTTCTTTAATTCTAGTGGCTTTTCCTGAATAAAGTTGCTCTAAAGTTACTTGCATTTAATTTAATTACTTAATTATTTAAAGTAATCTAGCTATTAATGTATCTAAAGAAAAAAGGTGACTATCCTCACGGACAATCACCTTACTTAATTCTAACAATAATGTTAGTTACCCAATATATGATTATGCATTCTCAATACCAAAAGCAATGTATGAACCTGGCTTAGTATTCTTAGAAGGAGTATACTTAGCTGTAGCTACAACTGCATTACCCTCTACTACATCCTTTGTCTTTACCAACTTAGCATCACCTCTAAATGCGCCACTCTTATAGAGTTCCTTGATTGCATTCTTAGCATCTGCCTTATTAGTATCAACCTGACACACTGTCTTACCTTCAGTGTCAATCCACTTGTACATTGACTTAAACTTTCTCTTACCCTCGCTCTTTACATCTTCAATCTTATATGGACGCTCACGAGTGTCACCAATAGCAGCCTCTACTACAATAATGTAACCAGCACCTGGGCAGCTCTTACCTTTCTTCTCCAAATAATCCAACTTAAATGCCTTGTCATCACGCTCTGTCCAAACACCCTGATGCTTAGCCTTTGCGTTCTTGTAAGCCTGAGTTGCATCACCATTAATATGGAAATACTGCTCTTCAATGTTTGCGATTGCTACATCCTTAGACTCTGCTGATACTGCTACACTCTTAAAATTCAAAACCTTTGTACTCATAATTATTAAATCCTTATTAAACATTAATCATTTTCATATCATCTACGAAATATTTATCTAAAACCAGTTTTCTTGACTGATGTAAACAACAATAATCTATTTAGGAAATTATCCAAGGATTATAGTGTTAATTAATGTTAATCTAAATAATTGTACAAATTTTTGATAAAATATTATCAAAATGGTACATAAGAATCTAATAATTTTTTAAGCTGTTTTGGCATATTTTTGAGGGACACTCCATAGTCCGGAAAGTCTTTAACTCCGTACATAAAGTCCTCACAAATAGCACCAAGTGATTTCAGAAAGGTTTCCTTTTCTTCTTTTCCGAAATCTTTCCCTACTTTCAATAAAACATCATAACAAGTGATTTCTTTGTCTTTTTTCCTGAGTTCATTAGTTATATAACAAGTTAAGGCTATTACAGCTAATTTATCACCCAAGTTACTATTTAAAAAATGAACACTAAAGAATTTTTTATATATTGCTAGAGTTTTATTAAAGTCTAAATCTTTAAGTTCCATTAAAGAGAATATCCTTTATAGCAAATTAGATATGCTACATGACGTAACAAAGTTCCCAATTCATACATACCTTCCTGTATTTCTTTATTGGTTACAGGTCTAACTTTAGTATAGTATTGTGGAATGGTAGATACTACTAAATAATTAGCCCTTATTGAAGGTTTTGATATATTATACTCCTTTGCTACATACAAATTTAACAGATATAAATATTCAGCTAATTCTCTACTATAGTGATACCTATTAATATTATCATCGATAGCAGACACTACTTTACTAATAGTCTTAACATCATTTACAGTAATAATGTCTTGCTCTGTATCAATAGTAAAATTATCCAGTTTAGCTTTTAAATGTAGTATGGTTTTCTTACCATTAGCACATTCAGCTTCTATATCTAGTAGAAATGCTTGTTCATTCATAGAAAGAGGAGGGTCTAAGAGTCCTGAAGGATTAAGTAACTCTTGAATTTGTGGATTCTTAGTTAATGCTTCTACACAATTATATACAGTATCACGACTCTTATCATCTAAATAGATAAGTTCTTTAGTACTATTTAATTGCGCATTCTTTCTAGCTTTCCAATATGGAATACATTGCTCATTTACCCTTTTAATGATATCTGGAGTAAGCTTATTTTTATAGTAATTAACCTTACTTGAAGCTTCTTCAATATCAGAAGTTCTAATGGGATGTTGCAACCATACTGGATAAAGTTCATCTGCCATAGCTCCCAATTTAGCAGTAGGTTTACCTAGAGCAGAAGCAAGTTCAAACTGGTCACCCTGCAAAGAGAGACAATGAACTGCGGAACCTATAACTAAACTAGAAACAAACCCTTCGTCTTTGAACCCAGCAAAGAAGGCATCTGTTGAACCTCCTTGAAATGGATTAAGTAATCCTAATCTTGAATTACTTATGTAACTTCCATACTTAGAAGAGAAATACTCTGCATCATCAATTTTAACTAATTTAAGAGTGTCAATTAATGGAGTAAGTTTAACTATGTCTCTTAATTTTGCCATCCTAAGACATTTAACTCATTCATATATGCATCTAGGATTTCTTCATAATCTAAATTGTAAACGCGAAATTCACACTCCACATTTTGATTGTGTGGTCTATCAATAAGAAGGGCAGGTAATCCACTCTGTATAGCTTTAGTCACATTAAATAAACTATCATCTACAAGAACATCACACCTTCCCTTTATTTTATCAGCTTTATTACCATTTTGATTATAAGTCTGATAAATAGGTTTTATTGGTAAACCATTTTTAATTAAAGAATTACGAGTGTAACTCTTTTGATTTATACGCTTAGTTGAATAAATATGAGGTTCAAAATTAGGACGCTCTAGTAACTCTAGATTTTCCCAAAATTCTCTGTCATATTGTAACTTACGTACATTTCTGGTAATTATATGTTGCACCAAATTACGTTCACCAGGGAAACGTTTTTGATAAGCTTCAAACCACTTTAAAATGGTATCATCTATATCTAGTGCAATATGTAGGTTATTCATATTCTTCAATTTCATGAATGCTTCCCAAGAAAATATCGTGATTATCATATATCAACTGCATAAACTCTTCATAATCAGTACACTCTGCTAAAGCATCTGAATCAAATTCTTCTGCATAATGTTTAATTACTTTGTCTACACAGTCTTCATAACTATTTGCAGTAATTTTGAGAATATCACACTCTCCTGAGTCACTCCAAGGAATCAAATAAGTATTCATTTTAATTTACTAATTAGTTGGTAAAAGTAATCTATTGGTATAACGGCAACTGTACCAGGACTTTGCTCTCCATCTTTGCCTGCCTTCTTCCAGCACATTACAAAAGGCTTGTTCTTTAAACTACAGGCATCTCTAATTGTAAAATAATTAGGCATGTTCTGAGTATATTTAGCTTGTATATAACAAGGAACTTCCTCATCACAAATATCCACTTTGTTAGCGTCTAAAGTTTTATCTTTGTTACGGCTAGTCATGCAATTAGGATATCCAATTTCCCTTAATTTATGTACAATATCAAGTTCAAAGCTAGATCCCTTTTTCTTACTCTTTTTAGCAGTAAGACTCCTCCTAACAGCAGGATCTGCCCATTGAAATGTCATTCCATCTTTAGATTTAGCTCCAGAGCCAGGTTTATTAGCTCTAGACTTAATTGAATTAATTGCCAATTTAGTTACTTCGGAAGCTTCTTCTATTGTTTGGAATGTTTGTGTGTCGCCATTCTTATATTTTACTGTTACACTAGTATTTAGCTATGTCTTTCCCATTCTTTTATATATTTAATAGATTCTTTAATAAATTTAATAGTTCCCTTTCTCCCATACTTCTTATAGAAATCACTAATATCCTTAGCCCCATACCTTCTAGGTATAATACAAGGAATTAAGAAATCATATTTCCTACGCAGTACATTAGTATAATGTATTCCTGTAAGATCTGAATCAAATAAAAGTACTATTTTATCAAATCTCTGCCTTAAATCTTCTAAGATATTATTAGAAATAAATTGAGTTTCACTTTGTGGAGCACATGCGGGTATTCCCATACCATATAAGCAAGCACAATCTTTTAAACTCTTAGTTATTACTAATAACTTACCATTTTTGGGTAATTGTCTATAACCTTGAATAGTTTTAGTAGATATATTACCTATAAATCTGTAATCAGACCTTTTCGGATAATATATTTTCCACTGTTCTACATGTTCTTTCTTTCCAAAATAATATCCATAACTAGGACACTTTGAAGTAGATTGACTAAATATAGAACCATTTAAAAAGACTGTTCTACAACTAAATATTCTATACTTATTTAATATAGGTTTAGTTATACCATACTGATTCCACCATTTTAGTTCCTCTTCAGAAAATTCTTGTGCCTCTATTTGAATGAAAGTTTGTTTGCCTCCTTTAAATTCAGCTTGCTTAACTACGGGTTTAGATATAGGAGATTCTCCCTTAATAAATCCAAAGTCTTTAGCTATAATTCTCAAAGCCTCATGGTAGTTACAATTAAACTTTTTCATTACAACATTTTCAAAGGCAAAGCATTCCCCAGTAGCAAAATCTTTAAAGTAAAGTCTGCCAGATTTACCTCTAAAAAATCCACAAGTTTTATGATGGTCAGAACGTAGAGGAGACACATACAAGCCTTTATCTACAGGTATTCCTAGATAATAACTCATATATGTCTCCTCATTGTTTTCACTTAGAAGAAACTCCCTAGTAACTTTAGGTTCAAAACTAAAGTCCATAGAGAATTATTTAATTAAAGCAAGCTATCGAGATCCAAATCATCCTTAGGAGCTTCATCTACTCCTGCTGTATCTGCGACAGCTTTATCTGGGTCAGTAGGAGTTGACTTCAAATACTCATCACGCTTACCCGCCTCATAATCAGACCAGAAGAGCTTTGGACCAATATAATTGTCACAAATAAATGCTTCTCCCTTCTTATTCAAAGCCAAGATACGTGGAATCTGAGCAACTACCTTACCGTCACGATTCTTACCTGTCAATTTAATTTTAATATCTGTATCAATAGCTGGTGTAATTACTTTAATGAAAGTCTTTGCAACATCATCAAAGCTCTTAAATTTAACACTCAGCTTTTGCATCTGTTCAAAACCTTTAGGGTTAAGAACCTGTGCAGTCTGTTTTACTATTGCCATAGTGGTCTCAAATGAGGAAGCCATCTGAACTTTACCACCATTAGCACCATCAAATTCTGGTCGTACGTCATCACCATCTTTAGGGAAGAACAAATCTACATTAAAGTAGCCATCCTCATTCTCATATTTAATAGAGAGCAACTTATAATGAGCATTAGGGTCTTTCTTACCGTTAAACTCACGAATTTCAGCTCCCTTAAACTTTACATCATGGATTTCCCATGGTGTGAGTGGACGACGACTGTTACGAACTGCAGAATCAGATGAAATAGCAAAATTAAATGACATATATTATATAATTTTCAAAATTTAAGTAATCATAATCTAATAAATTAATTGTTATCTAATATATTTAATTAACTCTATTTTATTAGAGAGTATAACTCAGACCTGATAAGTCTGTAGATTCCTCTTCTATAGTATCCAAGTTAGTTATATCAAGCTCGTCCTCAATATTAACTAACTCTTTTGGAACCTCTTGTTCTTCAGGCATTTTGTCTCCTACAAGCCAATAAATACCTTCATCTTCAGTTGGTTCCATTTTAAAGGTAGTACCATATCCTGCTAACTTCTTATTATTAGCGCCTCCATATCTTACAGTATTCTTACCTGAAAGTAAATTACCTCCCTTAGATTTAAAAGCAGCATCTGTTCCAATCCTTGGAAGCAGCTGTTTGCCTTTCTGGTCATACTTGATGTCTATACGACAGTCTTCACAGACTTGTAATAAATCAACTGCTCCTTGGGTAAGCGTTAATTTAGTAGAATCAAGTGTTACAATAGGCTCAGGGTTTTCGTCTTTCTTAGTAGAACTCTTTCTAGAGGTAGAAGTTTTCTTAGCAGTGTCTACCTTAATCTCATCTTTACCAATAAAAGTGATTTCTCCTGTTGCCTCATCAACAGAATAGTGCATTACAATATCCAGCTTCATATATTCAATAATTAGTTAATTAGTTAGTTAAATAGTCTTAATCTTCGTTTTCAAATGCATTGATAGTATCTATAACTAGTTTCATATCAGGCTCAATATATTTTTCATCGAAACAGCCTGCCACACTTCTACAAGTATCATTACCATCTGTTTTAGTCTTAAAATGATAATGTACTTCCCCATCTACATCATCCACATAACGCTCAGAATAAATAATATATGAGAACAAACCATCAAGATTTATCTGATTTATCAACATTTTGCCCGTGGTCCACAATCTATACTGTGGATCTAGTTCAGTACCAAAATTCTCTATATGAGAAATAACTACAACGGTTAAATCATCTCTAAGAAGTTGACACTCTGTCAACAAATCATAGTAATTCTTCGCCATAGTTACGAATTTATCATAGCCCTTGATACTAGCGTTCTCAAAAGTCTCATTTGAGAGTAAATAATTCAAATCATCAAGAACTATTACCTTTATATCTTGCCTAGAATCAGAAATCATATGTAATACATTCTCAATTTTAGTATAATTATTCTGAACATACCAATTGCCAATAAGCTTCTTATCCTTGATAGCCACTTTAGGATACTTCTTGCGAAATCCTGGAATTTGAAGTTGTTTATTAGTACAGCTTATAATGAATGTAGACTCTGGGTCAAGAGTACGGAGACTAGTTGATTTTCCGGAATTTGAAAGGCCTGCTAAACACACTAAATTCGACATATTTTTATGATATAAATGAAAGATTTGAATTATTATCTATTTCTTTTGGCTCATCTATATTATTAAGTTCAACATTTAATTGCTGAACACCATCTTCTAATAAATAATTAGGACTAGTATATTTCTCCCAGTCAAATATATTCTCAGGTTTAGGTAAATCTGCATAATGACTACAATCACCATAAAAACCAGTAGGAATCATTAAGTCAGAAGAACCAAATCTACTCTTTAAGATAAATACACCAATAAAACACTGCTCCAGTATCTTGATATTATATTTCTTATAAGTAGATAATTTATATTTATGTGGACTAAATAAACCTATAGCTACTTGTGAATCCTCAAGTAATGATCCACTGTCTTTATAGTCTTCCATAGATGGGTCTTGTAGACCTTGTTTCATTCTCTCTTGACCATTAGCATTTCTATTAAACTGAGAAATCATTATAGGAGATACAATTTTAGTATTATTTCTGATTTGAACAGAATCTCTAGAAATTGCATCAATTTCATCTTTCTTAGTTCGACCGCCACTTGCCTTTACCAAGGTCATATGGTCAATCATAATACCAAGGAACATGTTAGGATTATTTGGAATGTATTTGCCATTCTCAAATTTACCCCATTTCAATAATTCCTCATTTACTTCCTTTAAATAGACTGCCTCTGTAAGACTACCCTCATAAAAAGATAATCTTTCATCAAGAATTCTAATAAAGTCAGCACTCTTAGTTAGGAGTTCATATTCTTCATCAGATAATATACAGTCCTTTCCTCTAGAGAATATCTGCTTAAATCGCAGTTCAACTCCATAATTGTCAAATATGTACATACTAACTAATTTAGCATATACTTGACTACGAGTCATCTCTAGTGAGAATAATAACCATCTAGGATCACGCTCTGAACTATCCCCATTTAAATAATGCATTAATGGTTGATATACATAAGTCCAGAGCGCCCAGGTAGATTTACCACTGCCTGAAGCACCTCCTATTAAATAAGAGGTACCTGGAAGAACTCCATCAGTATATAAATCTAACTTAGGTGAACCTGTACTAAGTCCTATATTGTGTCCTTCTCTTCCTTCTTTAACTAATTGAAAGAACTCCTCTAAACCACTAATTTTCTCTGCCATAATATTTAATTACACAACCTTAATGGCATCAAAATTAGTATTAGCTAAATCTCCATTACGAAGAGCTTCTAATTCATCCCATCTATGATCTATTACAAAGTTACACAGACTTACACAGAGAATATTATTCTCTCGAGCCCATTTAACTAATTCAATAATATGGTCATGAGTTTCCTGTTTCCACCTAATAGTCTTTCCATAGAAACGATAAAAGTCTTCTAGACTATCAAACTTCTTAGAAACACTACGTATACCAACTGGATTCCCATTGATAAAACCGAATTGAGGATATTCTTCAAATAGTTCTTTACCTAATTCAAAAGAACACTTATAAAAGTCTTTTACAAGATTTCTATTAATAGGAATACTAAATAAATCTAATCGCTCACCTTTCTTAGGTAACTTATAAGACTTTAATATTACTCCTACTTCTTGTAATCTAATTAATTGTTCCAATAGGCTTCCCTTTGCCTCTGATTGAAAATAAAGCTGGACAAGTTCGGCATCGTCACCCTCTTGAGCGATGAGAATAATTTCTAGCAACAATAATTGATTTGCATCAATTTTATATTTTTCACAAAATACAAGTTGCTGTTTAAGTTCTAAATTCTTCACGTATAATTAACATATTTAGATAGTTAACACTAGACTTGTAATACTTGTTATAGCTTTAGAGTCTAGTTACGTGAATATTATAAACTTATCTATTCAGCGGTTTCTTCAGCCACTGGATTCATTTCGAAGTCAGGTTCAAAAACAACCTCATGTGCATATTCCAAATCCTCTATTTTCTTTTGCAATTTTGAAATTTGCTTCTTCAAGGACTTATTTTCACGTAAAAGAGCACTCTTCATTGAATTGTACTCTTTCTTTGTATAATACATTTCCATTTCTAATGTCTTAAAATCTAAATGTAAAATTCTTAATCTTTCTTTTATAAAGCTCGTATGGTTCGCCTTTAAGAACATGCATTAAATTTTCTACATCAATAATTTCAATCTGAGAATCCTTCTTGGCATTTTGCATCCATTTAGTTTCTACAGTATCATTAATTACTAATGTAAAAAATTCAGCATCTAGTTTACCCTTTGCTAATCGTACTACTCTTCCGAGAGACTGTACAGCTTTAGTTTTACTACTATCTATGCCAGTTTGTATACCTACTGATAAATCAGGTACATTTAAGCCTTCAATTGCCATCTTACAGCTGTTTAATACTCCGCTTGGCATTTTAGAAAACTCTTCTAGTGTTATTCTATTCTTCTTTTTACCTTCTTTACCAGTATAAACATATCCCTCTTTATATGCTTCAGCCATAGCGGTATTAGCATTAAAAGTAACAATCTTCTTATCACTTCTGTACTTAATTATCTCTTTAGCTATTCTTATTTTTTCAGGATGATTTTGTACAAACTTCTTTCTAGACTGCATAGTTTTCATAAAACCCATAGCATGAAATGTGACAGATTTTAAATAGTCCTTTTGCATAGCATAATCATCAGGATAGGTATCCTTACAATATTGCCATCTATTAGTAAAACCATTTTTACCTGTCATAGACATAACCTTGTTGAAGTCCCATTGAAAGAATTCAAAGTGTTCATTAAATTCTTTATTATATTTCTGATAAACATCAATATCAGGAACATCAATGACAACTACATAGTCTTTATATTTAGCTACCCACCCATTAAAGAGAGCATCCTCCATAGTTATAGTGTCTACAACTGGAGCATATTTAGCTAAAATTTCATGTCTTCCATCCAGTCTTTCAAAAGTAGCAGTTAAACCAAGTATCAATTTAAACTTAGTATTTGTAAGAACATTACTAAGAACTTCACTATTGATTTTATGGGCTTCATCAATAATTAGTAAATCACAAGACCATTCCTTTTTAGATGCTCCCATCATTACTCTTACATCAGTATTAAATCCTAAACCTCTCTCATCAAGTTCTTTAGACCATTGTTCTCTTAAATTATCAAAAGGTACTACTACTAGTACTGACATTGCAGGATATTTTGATCGTAATTTAGTTATTGCATTTAAAGCCACTCTAGTCTTACCAAATCCAGTGCATCCTACAATAGTCCCGTGTCCTTTAGCTTTAATCCAAGCTTTAAGTGCTTGAGCCTGCCTTTCATCCCGAGAAACAGGCTCAAATAAATCGTGCATTACTGGCACTTATGACAATATTTTCACTAGTATGCTAACTTATTACAAGTCAGCACGTGTTACATCCCAATCTTTATCTGCAGCAACTTTATTAATTTCATCAATCTTAGTAAGCCATTGTTTAGCCTGCTCTTCACACTGAATCTGAAAACGATACAGAATTTTATTAGAAAGTAACTTAAGCTGCTCACTAGTTAAGTTAGAATATTTATCTCTCTGCAGCATATAGATTGCCTTAAACTCAGTATAAGACAAACCAGTGTCACAAATACGTAAATACTGATTAGGTCTCAAACTAATCCTAAGTTCTTCCTTAACTACATCAAGACGATTTCTAGCCTTACCAGTCTCAGGGTCTTTACGATACAAATCCTTTTGCATCTCACGTGGAGTAAACCACAGACCCATTTTAAAAATAAAGTTAGGTGTGATATGGCTATTATCAAAAATTCCCAAAAGGTCAAGACAAGCATCCATTACCAATTTAACAGGTACCTGCTGATAATCGATAGGAAGACCATCCATTACATTACTAATAGGGAATGATTTAATAGCCTCTGGGGTTAGTGTATCTTTATTGTTACTAATTAACTTTCGTAAATCTTCTAAACATCTTGTGTTAGAATACTGCTTCTCATACATGAGCCATCTTACAAGAAGTTCTGCTCTACAACGACTAATTTGATCCTGTACAATCTCAAGTAAGGTAACTCTTCCTGGATTTTTAGAATCCTCATTATAAAGCATTTGCTGACAATGACGATACCACTGCTTAAGCTGATCAAAGGAAGCATCAATCATTAAGATTTCTTGCTGCTCTCCATTAACCTTTGGACCTTTCCATACATAAGTAGTAATATCACTTGCCTTTTTACTCATAGCTGCCTGAAGCTTATCTCCTAATACTGTCATATAATTAAATTCAAATAATGTTTCATAGTAATCTAATAATTAATAATCTACAATATAAATTTAATCTAAAATAATTTCACTTATATCAACTTTAGGTTTATCCTCAATAAACTTGAGGAATATGACATTAGTATATTTATAAGGTATTAGGTTCTGACCATCAAACCATGTATCTTTTCCTCCTTCTACATATCTTATATTTAAATATCCAATTTCATCAATTTCGATACTTTTCTGCTCCCAATTAGGAAATCGGACACACATTATATATCTAAAGTCCCCATCCTTAGGATTCAAATCTTCAAATACATAATTAGTATATCCCATTCCATCTATTTGTTCCGCAACTAGCTTAGCATGAATTGTTATTTGCTCCATTAATGAAACACATTCATATCATCAAAGTGCTTACATCCATATTTAGCAAAATCACTATATAACTTATCCATATTAGCTATACATGGATATTTTAAACATCTTTTACAACTTCTTTCTGGATGTTTATAAGCTAATCCATTTGGATCTTTATAGTTTACTTTACCAATAGGCATGCAAGAACGATATTTAATATTATACTAATCTTAGTTACAACTTTATATTTTTTGCGTGAACTTTGTAATTGTGTTATTTTAATACTATCCTTTTTAATAATAGTATTATATTGCTTTTCCTTAATTCTTCTTATAGAATCAGTATGTAACCAAGATTTATTTATCTTTTCTAGTGTTTCAATCTTCTTATTTAATAATGGAACTTCTTTTGTATATTTCTCATGCTCTAGAAATATAAGATTAGTTGTTTTCAGTTGTTCCGGAGTTATTGTAATGGTTGATGTAGTTTGTGAAAAACTGTATGTCGGCAGAAGTATCATTAGACATAATAATAGCTTTCTTATCTTCATACGTCTCTCTTATTTTTACTATTTTAATTGTTAAGGAATCCTTAGTGTGATTTAGAGTATCCCTAACTAAAGAATCTCTAATTATTTCTTTATTAGAAGGAATACTCTGTATATTATTATTTAATTGTTCTATACGTGCAATTATAAATATGATTCCTACAATTATAAATAGTTTAATCAACCAGGCTAGAACCGTTCTCAACTGCATCTACTAGGGTCTTTGTTTTATCAATAACTCCCTGCACATCTACCCCTCTAGACATTAAAGTTAAGACTGCTTGTTCTGCAGGAGAAGCATTCTGAATGTACTCTTTCTCTTTCTGAATCTGCTCATATTTAGCCTTGTTAGCATTATAATCCTTAATGACTATCTCAGGATTCTTAATAAAGTGATTAATTTTCTCTGTCAGGAGTGCATCAATACACTCTTTAGTAATTACACCGCCTTTACCAACAAACCAACAAGGATCTCCTGCAAGAGCCTTCTTATAAGCTTGTTCTTTACCAAAAGTGAGATTAAACTCATCTTCCGGATTATGTACTGCAATGCCGATAGATATGGCTCGTACAATCTCGAAAGAATCCTCAACACCTGGAATATCCCAAGTTGCAGTAAGACCCTCCTTTACTGGCATACTTACAGCACAAGCAACTATTAATCTTTCAACACCCTTAAAATCAACAAACTGACCAAGCTTATAACTAGCAATTTCCTTCTTCATTTTCATTTACTATTAATTAGTGTATAACCCTCTTTAATTAAGTAAGATTCTGGAGCAAATTCCAGAGTTAGAAATCTAATAAAATACTCATCTGCTTTTTTCTTCCTATTTATGAAGTCTTTCTTTTTAAGTTTTAAAGGTTTATTAGTACTATATTGTTTTTCCTCAAATAAAGAAACTCCACCTTTAAATACTTTATAGATAGAATCTTCATAAATAAAAGAACTATGTGTTTGAACTATTTGACCGTCCTTCTCGTAAATCGCTACTGAAGTTGTCATATATTAAATTAATTATATACTTAATAAACTTATTTTTAGCAATTTCGTAAAAAGAGTTCCAAACATTATTGGTATAGAAGTTGTATATATCTTGTGAAGTAATATTATTATAATGAAAATATTCTTCCTCACTATATGTACCTACATTTATCCTATACGTATCTTTAATAGGTTTAGCCTCCAGACATATATGATATACTGAATCATCTAAATCTTCAAAATCATCAGGATAACCATCATCTTCATAACGAGGTTCTGAAACTAATACTTCAAATGGAATATCTTCTCTTTCAAGTATTTCTGCTATTACATAGGCTACATAACAACAACCACCATAGTTTGTATGATATATTGTATTTAAACAATCACACAAACTATTTATTTTATTAAATAGGTCCGAATAATTATCTTCCGACTTCTTTATAGATCTCCTCTTGAATTTGCTTGAAAACATTTAAATATTCTTTCAAGGTCGTAATCTCATCTTTTCCATATTTGCTATTAATAGCATATCTAATTATTCTACCAATAGCAGAATCTAAAGGCATACCATAGCCCTCTAATTGAAATTCTTCTCTAGGATTAGTTTTACTATTCACTTTTCTAAGCAAATATAAATCCCATAGTGGAGAAGTATCATTTATTGGTTCAATTCGATAAAAATTACCTTGAATTATCATTTAAATATCGCGATTAAGCATTTTAAAGAATTTAGAAACTGGATTAGAACCTGCAAGGCTCAGCCCATCATGACACCAAATAGTTAATAATACGCCAAATACTATTACTTCTATGATGTTAAGTACAGGAACAAATAACAGTAATAATGCTATTATAAATGCATAAAGAGGTATGCCTATCTTAGGCTTTAAATCTATGACAAGCATAAATTCAATAGCTGCCACAACTAAACAGAATATAAATAAACCAAACATAACAAATTATTTATCAAGTCCTACTAATGTTGATGAGTTACCTGTAACCTTAGGAAGGTGTCCATCCCAAGCTTCGATCCACTGCTTCTTAACAAGCAATGGTGTAAGAGAAGCATTTACAATGGCATTAGCCTTAGCCTCTGCTTCGGCTACTACAATCTTCTTCTTTGCTTCTGCCTCAGCTACTTGTACTTCATTAGCTGCTTTCTGTGCTAACTGAATAGCTCTGTTCTTAGCATCTACAGCTTCTACAATAGTCTTAGGATATTGCAAACCACTAGTAAACTGGTCAAGTACAAATCCTTCCTTGTCAAGAAGTTTAGAAAGACGCTTCTCAATTGCCTGTTCTACAGCTTCACGATTTGACACAATCTGGTCTGTAGTAAATTTATTAATCTCAATACGACAGGCATCCTTTACATACTTAAATACAGGACCATTAATCACATCAGTTAATTCTTTGCGATATTTACGAAATACCTTTGGAGCAGCACCATCCTTAACTTTAAGATTTACATTTGGATCAACTTTAAATTCAGAACCATCCTTAGCATTAATTGTAAATGGCTCATAGTCAATAGTCTGTACATAGGTAGGATACTCATATACTTCCTGAGTAGCCGGATTATAGAATACTCGTCCAGTCACCATAGATACATCATCTACACCTCTTTCAGAGCCATAGAGATTAACTAAGATACCTTCACAACCAGCATCGATACGTTCACAACTAGTGAAACTTAATGACAACATTAAAGCACTCGCAAATAAAAAGACTTTTCTCATTTAAATAAACTTTTTAATTTATCAACACTTTCAACAACTAAGGTAACTACTAACACAGCCATAGTTGCTAATATTAATATACCCATAATGCAACAAAATGTACTCTCACTGCTAATTAAGTAAGTACACATACTTATTAAATACATCATAGCTATAAAGCCAATGACATATTTAATAACTTTAAAAACCAATTTATACTTTCTCAAGAATTTTGGGGTTTCCATAAAATATAATGTTTTCTTTCGGTAAACCAATTATACCAAATAATTATCTTATCTTGTTGTATGTCTATATAAGGATTTAATAATATAAGACATACTAAAACAATAATTAAGATAATCATCGTGTTTTTACTGAACCTGGTTTAGTTGTTGCTTTCTGTACTGAAGCTGGTAATTTTGACCACCAATTCTGCTTCATCTGTAACCACTCACGTTTATGCTTTGCTTTCATTTTCAAATTAATTAGAATATTTAATTGTAATCTAACTAATCTGCAAAATGACTAGCTTCCACAGCCAATCTATCTGCTAGATTATTATATTCATCTATGTTATGTCCCTTTGTCCATTCAAATTTTATATCTGAACAAAACTCTTTAGCTTTATTATGTACTTTATCAAATAGCTGCCAATAATTCTGGTTCTTCTTGCGTTTCCATCCCTTATTTATACATCCTAAAACGTATTGTGAATCAGATACTACAGTAATGGAATCAAAGTTTGTACTAATGGCATGCAGAGCATAAATAACAGCCATTATTTCCATTTTATTATTAGTTACATTTTTGAAGTGTTTATTAAATTGATAAATTACTTCGTTATCTTTAATAAATACAACTCCAACACCTCCATTACCTGTAGACACTTGACAAGCTCCATCTGTATATATGGTTAATAATTTCCCCATGATTCTACTACGAAGTCAAGAGTTAAATTACCATATAAATAAGTTACTTTAAATGGACCTGAGGCTATACCCTGATAATTACTTTTAGGGTTTTTATGTACTTCTTTAATTACATCATCAAGTAATCTTTCTGCACAACAATATAAATCGTAAACACTGGGTACTCTGAGTTCATACTCTGTAAGTATTTTCCAAGGTTCATATCCAATAATTTCTGGTTTGTCCTCTTCTTCATTCTTATAGATAGGCAAACATGGAGAAGCCATAATCATAGCTACTTGCTCAAAACGAAAATTACTCAGAATATCCATTTTTTGATCCTCTAAGCTACCTCTGTAGGCATCTTCCGAATTAATTACTTTTGGTTTTAACATAAATAAATAAAAAGAGCTACCCCTTTCAGAGTAGCTTAATCAGGACACACCATAGAAAACGATGTGCTATCTACAGAATTTACAGTATCAACTTTAGCAGAATCTACTGTATCACAAGTATCGACAGATGTAGAATCTACACTGTCTGTTGTCCCAGAACAACCATTACCACAACTTGAACAGAGGGCAATGATTGCGAAAGCAAAAATAAATAATTTCTTCATAATTAAATAAATTAAATAAATAATAAAGGGTGGAGAGTTTCTCCACCCCTCGATTGTAGGAAATCAACCTCCCGATTTCTCATCTTGAAAAGTATAGGAATTAAAAGTCACTATAATCTTAATTATAGAAGCACCTACAGTTTAAAGAAACATAGGACAAACTAAAGAATATCATAAGGATTAGCCGCACAGACTTAGAATGTGTCTTAGCTTTAGACTCGTTCCCACGACTTAGACTTAGACTTAGACCAAGTAACACCACATAATACTTTTAACCCGATTATGTTTTAGGTGATACTTAAAAATAAAAATATGTGTGGAAACGACCATTAAATATACCTAATATGTGGTATTGCGACAATCCCGCAATAAATTATATTATTTTCCTATAATATGTTTAATGCTAATCCTTAATCTATTCTTATTAATTACTCAGCGAGTAAAGCCTTAATAGACTTATATGTTTCCATCAAAGAATCCGGAACATTAATTTTAAGTTTACTAATCTTTTCTTTCTCAGTAATTATATATTGATTGAATCTTGACTGCAAATCTTCAGTTTTGTCAAGCCAATCATTATATTCTTTAGAATAAGCAGTTCTAGCCTTCTGATACTCTTGCTCATTGGCTATATTCCGTTTATTTGCTTCTTCAATAGCATCAGCTTTAATATTATTAAGTTGAGCATTTAAATTTCTATGTTCAGACATTAAAGACAAGAACATACCATTAACTTCAGCGACTTCAACAGAAGGTGTATATCTATATACTACAGTATCTCTACCGGCTCCACTAATCTTATTTGGTTCAGCAATTACTTTATTTAACATTACCTTAGCTCTAGATACAGAGCCTGTTTCATGTATAAATTTACCAATAGCGGCAGCTCTAGATTGCAAAGTAAAATACTTATTTAATTTAATTGCATCTAAATTTTTAATTACATCATCTTTAGTTACCGTAGCTTTTTTACTTGGTGATTTAGGAGTAGGATAATCTTTATATTCTGACCAATCTTGAATACATGTACTTGATAATTCTCCAAGAGCTTCCTCCTTATTCTTAATAGCTTCTTTAAGCCAAGCAATTAATGAATTATATTGTCCTATCTTAATTATAGCATCTTGAATCCATGAAGTATCTGTAGTACCTTTTCCAGCATTTACTGCATTATCAGAAGATACAATACTAGTTATTGTAGTATTATAAAATTGAACAGTATTTAGTGAATCTGTCAATCCTGCAATAACTTCGTTAGCTACATTACAAATATTTTGGGCTTCTGTTGATGTAAGAAACCCATTCTTAAAAAATACATTATTCATGTTCCTATGATATATAATATTTAATTACTTATTAGTTAATAATTGTTAATCAATAAATTCAATAGTATCTACCATTGTATTATATGATACTTTACCATCTTCTAATTCTATAATATAATAGTAGTCCTCCCAAGTCTCTTCTACGCCTTTAAACACACCTACTATATCATGCGATTTACATTTGTGTCCTATAAAAGGCATTAATTCTTGTATTTGAGAACTACAATCTTTAGCATCCTCTGAATTCTTTATTATTCTTCGGGTTTCAAATATGTAAGCTGTTCTAACTCTTTCAAGAGCTCTCATCATAGCATCCTTCTCTTTCGAAGAAGCTTTATCCCAGTCCACAATATATCCCAATGTACTTACTTTAAATATCATCTAAAATTACCTCCTAATGGTGTTTCTGGTTCTAAATTATCTATAAGAACTTCTTGTAATTTAAAAGACTTTCCTTCAACTTCTACATTATTGTATACAAAGTTATAAAGATAGTCAATGGACATAAATCTAGTTGGAGTAGTAATACAATGATCATGTTGAGTATCTTTTTGATACTTTTCAACATGTTTAGTTATATTACCACCTTTATATAATCTATAAACTATAGTTCCTTCCCATTCATTTATAGGAGAGATACCTGTGATGTATAAATCACTATTATTTAAATGTACCTGTTGTATTATCACTATAATTGTATTTTTTGAATTTCATTGGATTCCAAACTTTTTATATAATTATATACTTTACTAAGATTTCCTCCACTAAATGGAGTTTTATTACTAAAGATTAATATCTTATATAGATTTATAGCCTGTATAAAACTTACCTTATTCTCTTTTAAATATTTAGTAAATATAGTGCTAAATCCACAAGATTGCTTAAAATATTGCATGATTGCTTGTTTAAGACACTTTATTTCTGAATTTGACCAGTACTCTTCTTTCTTTTTAAATATCTTATTTGTTGCAGAATCCCTTATAGGTCTTGGTATATATAAAGTTTCTGGTAAAATTAATTCATCCTTCTTGACAGCATCAGTAAATTTTATAGCCGAAGTATTTAACAATTCGTTAACTTGTGCATAGTGTATTATAAAGTCTATAGTATTAGAAGCATTAATTATCATAATCTTAGCACTTCCTTTTATAAATACAGCATAGTTAATAGAATCAAATACAGAAGACTTAATTATTTGTAAATCCCCCAGTACTCTGCTTTGCCATATGGTCTGAATATCTAATCTCTAAGTTTTTATAATAGAAATATAAAGAATTACTATTCTGCCCATTGTCTTTTAATGTACAATTAACCCATAGCCATTTTTCAAGTTTATTCATTTCCTTTAATCTGTTAAGTATTAATCTATACAAAAATAGCTCACCTAAATTAATAGATGAGCTATTATAAGTTGCAGAGTGTTAGAATCGAACCAACGACCTCCAGCTTATGAAACTGGCGAGCTACCACTGCTCCAACCTGCGATATTAAAAAGAGCTTCAAGTAGGATTTAAACCCACGACCTGCACTTTACAAGAGTGCTGCACTACCACTGTGCTATTGAAGCTTAAATAAAGGCGAATATGGTATTAGACGGGCGAACTATCGTGACCATATTCTAATAATACATTGAGCTATCAGGCATACTCGTGGATCACCACCTAGTTAAATGCTAGGGCCTCTCCATTATTTGCGGAATATAAGAGACTCGAACCCTTAGTTTTACTAGAGTGACAGTCTAGTTCCCTTACCAACAGGGCTTAATACTCCGGGCGCCTCTTGTGTACACATTTCTTTTCGAGAAGGTGATGAACCTTAGAAATAAGAGGCATATATTTAAATTTACTCTCCCAACATCAGTAAGTACCCCTTTGGCACTTACTAGTAGAAATCTAATTAAATAACTGTAAATGGCAATACTCGATAGTCTTTAACATCGTACCAAGCTGCTACAGTTTTCATTCCTTTCCACCATGATTTGATAATTCTTTTCATACAGTTTAAAATTTAATTGTTAATTAAATAATCTAATTGTATAGAAGGAAGAAGAAGTAAACATCGTGCGAGATGTGGGAATCAAACCCACGCAAGCCTTCTGGTTGGAAGCCAGATATGCGCCTTCAGCTACACTAATCTCGCATATTTATTAGTGGACCACGGTGGGACTCGAACCCACGACATCTACCTTGCAAAAGTAGCGTTCTAGCCAGCTGAACTACGAGCCCAAATTGAATATAATTCTTTAATTAATTATTTATTAACTTAACACATCAACAGTATATTAAATTACTAAATTTAAATAGTTAATAAATATTAAATATATTTATAGTACTATTCATATAGGTAGTCTTTGCCTTAAACGGCAAGTTCTCTACGAGAACAATATAAGAGCATTTCCTTCTCTCCAAGTTAAGAAATGTTAAAAATTCTAAACAGAGATTAAGAAATGCTCTCCACCTAAATAATCACACTACTTTGCAGATGGATGACTATTTGTAGGTGTTGTCTCACTAAAATAATTATCTTGGTTCATAATTTAATCTTGTTAATAAATTCATTATATTTATCAATAAATTCTTGCTCTGTAATTATATCACCCCTGTTAGCCAAAGTTAAAGATTCTTCGCAATATGAAATAGAACCAAATTTGTTAGATTCTCTTAAGTGCAATTCTAGAATAGTACAGTTACATTCATTAACCGAAATGATTTTATACCAATACATGTCTTCACCATAATCGCAATATCTATATCTATTTTTGGATAATTCAGCTTTCAATATTGTATCTTGTATCTCACTTTGTTTAACTAATAGGTCAGCTATCTGTTTACTTATGTCTTTTAAAGTTTCAGAATCAGTCATTAAATAATTTTTCAATAGATTTCTTATAATCTGCATTCTTATTCATAAAATATATCATAAGAACAGTATTAATTATAGGACAGTATATAATTACTAGAGTTAATAAATTTACTTTAACATGTTTTTCTACCCTACGATCTTCCATATAGAATATACTAAAGAGATAAAAAACAAGTAAAACAAATGCTCCCATAGCTATTACAGGCATATTACAATTCTTTAATATTGGAATCTTCAGACTTTCCTAGATATATCTCATTTATAGTACAATTACTTGTGCGAAATTGTTCTATAAAACGTATTTTACCAATAATCCTTGGAGACTTATCTTGATAATCACATATAGTAGGAATATATGCAGTCTTTAAACAATCCCAATGAGTTATGACAATGTTAAATTTACAATGATAAGTTTCACGGTAATTATCTAAACAATGTCTTTCAATAGCTCTTTCGAATAAAGTATAGTCAAAAGGACCCGTCTTAAACTCTCCTTGTGGTCCATCATTAGTATTTGATGGTTCTTCTAGAGTAAAATATGTATCCAAGTCCATAGAATAAGGATTGTACCCATTTCCATGTCTAGTTAAATATGGACGCATAACTAAATATACTTCTGCATTTTCTAGACACTTTTCTGGGATTCCATTTAATCCTACTTTACTAGGAGTACAATGAGGCATAAATCCTCTTTCCATATCAAGAAGAAGACCTTGAGAACCCTCCCAAATAACAGTATCAACCTCATCAGGATAATAAGTTCCAATTATAAAGGTCTCTGGGTGTTCTTTAATAAAGGTACAAGCCTCTTTAAAAAGATCATCTAATTCAGTGTCTCGTTCTAGATTGTGATAATCCCTTATAGTTTGTAGAATTACATCTGTATATTCATTTATATAAGGGCACATACGAGCACTATAAGTTACATTATCTTTGTTTCTTTTAAAACAAGCATGTATGCCTTTACCACAAGTTCCATTATACTTTACTCGTCCATCCATAGAATCAGCTAATACATCATAAGGTGTAATAACTCTACAGTTAGGATTTATATATAACTTAGGAACTTCAATACCTTCATTAACTAAGACCTTATACTCATTATAGATACATATCGGGTCAATGAATACTTCTTTATATAGACAAGTTGGTACTCCTAGTAAAACACCACTTCCCCAAGAAGAACATACGTGTGATTTACCTTTATAAACCACACGATGCCCAGCTTGTGGACCTCCACTAAATCTAATGACAACAGGTTTATGGCTATTCATACATAACCATTGTACTACATTACCTTTACCCTCATCACCAAATAGAGATCCAAGTACTATCTGATTACGAATTTGTTTGCTGTCCATAGCTGTTAGAAACAATACGAGCAATAGATTCACCTACGTGCTCTTTATTTGAAATAATAAGATTATCCCCTACATAAGGCTTCCAACTGTTAGAAACCCCCTCTACACCATAGTAACCACCATGCTCAACATGAATATGATAAATATCCCACTTCTCAGCACATTCTCTATATATGAAGGAAGTGGCTAAATCTTCACCACACTCATCACCTATATAATGAGTTACTGCTTCTTTAGGAAGAGTTTTATGAATTGGCTCATCACTAATTGTAATTAAACAGCCTTTAATACCTCTTTTCTCTAGGGCGTCGGTCTTAATGTGATTAGCAGCAAAATGCCAACACATATGAGGATCCTCTCCGTTATTACCGCCTCCTCTACCTTCAAGATCAACCTTACGGAGCCATTTCTCCATAAGTTCATCACTCGATTCAAACTGTCCTACTTGTAAAGGGGCTTCTTCATAGCAGCCTTCTACATCACCAAATGCCATAAAACAGATTTGAGGATTATCAATACCCGCCTTCATAATACTAGCTACACAATCTGGCAGGGTATTATCAATAAGATATTTAGGAACTTTACCCATAGAACCTGTCTCATCAAGAGCAATAATAATAGGAAATGATTCTGGATGCTCCTCAGAATCACAAGACTCTCTGAAATTAATATTAAGAGGATTCATTTCAGGGTCTAAATTCTTCTTACTAAATGTCTTTTCGATAGACTGAGATCTGTAACTATGACTTCTAGCTACAGCATCACTATATGAATAACTACCGCATCCCATTATGCTTCCTCCTTTGCTTGTGATTTAATATTACTAGCTAATGCACTAACTAAAGCATTTACATTATCCGTAAGTGTATCTACCTTAGCATTAATCTTATCTAATTCTGATGGTTCTGGAGTCGCAGCAGCGGGCTTGTTTGCTGCTCCGAACATATTACCAAACATGTTGCCACCTCCCATAAGCTGACTCATAAGCGTTATAGTCATAAAATCAGAACTACTCTTATCTGCAAGAGCCATAAGCATTATAGGATTAAATCCTTTACCTGCATTATTAAACAATCCACCACCATTAAAAGCAGACATCATAAGCAGATTCTTAACATCGAATCTGTTACCGCTCATAAATGCAAGTGCCAGTGGATTAAATCCATTAGAAGAATCAAAGTTAAATGGATTGACAATAACTCGGAATGTTGCAGAACCCATCAACTCATCTTCAATAGCAATCTTATTATTGATATTACCATTGAAGTTCATAATCTTGATAGAACCATCTTCTGCTTTAGCCTTAACTACACCATAAGATCTGCCTGACTTTACAATATCTCCAATTACAATCTGGTCAGAATTCTTACTAATATTGTAAATACAAGGCATAGGGTAAGTCATCTTGTATTTCTTGAGTTTGCCAGAAGGAGACATACCTACATAAGCACCGTCACTATTCTTAAAGCAGAGTACACCATCAGTAATACTAATCTTAGCACCCTCTTCAGCCTGCGGCATAAAATCATCGTACATGTCTTTAGTTAAATCACCAAAGACATCACTCATATCCATTTTTCCAAATTGTTCTATACTTGAAATATTTTTACCCATAGTATTAATTTGTTTACCATTAATCTCAGAAATTGTTACTGTCTCATAACTTTCTTGTTCTCTAGAACTTGCATAAGTCCAGACAACTTGAAACTTACTGTCATAACCTACAAGTTGTACTAAATCACCTCTTTTAAGTCCTGGGCACTCATTAGCTACTATATATGGTATAGTAGTTTCTGAATTCATTCTCTCAGGACTTAATTTAGTATTTGTAAATATACCTCTAATTATCATAATTATAAACTATTAAGTATATTTTTATATCTATCTAAATATTTAGAACCTAATGCAGACATTATCTTATAAAATCCCGACCTAAATCCATCATCAGAGCTAACTAATTGTTTTATGCTCTTTATATAATAATCAGGTATATCAGATCTACATTCATGTTGCATTAAGTTTCTAACTAGTGCCATTTTATTTAATATTTCACCAGCTGCCTTAGCTTTATCTTCCGTCATACTTTATTATAGCTAAATATATTAATAAGATGACTAAAGTCATTCCTAGCATATCTATAAACATTCAAATAGCCCTAATAGACTTAAATGGATAACGTTTCTGATCATAACTACTAATGAAGTTTTCTTTTACTTTAGCTTCATTAATACCTGTGAGCCTAATGGTTTGTTCTTTGTTTTTTAAAGAATCAAAATAAGTTATTTCAAATTTCATATAAAAGATTCTCTGTTATTAAATTTATTTTGAGCATCAAGTACCCCTTCTTTATCTGTAATATCTACAATAAGTCCTATTTGTCGCAACCAAACATCAAATGGACCACTGTACCCCTGGTCACCAACCCAACCTCCTTTACAAAATACTATCTTCTTCCAAACAAAGATAGCACATAATATCCCATCAACTTCACATAAATGTTTGCCTTCTGGAATATCTAAGAATGTTGGAGCTAAACCTATCCCTTCTCGATAATATCTAGATATTCGAGTATGAAATACATCATCCTGCATAACTACTGAATCAGTTTCATAATTAGTAGACAGTTTACCGTGCAAATAAAAATCAGGCTGATAAATCCAATTCTCGTTTCGACTACTTAATGGCTTAAATTTAATCATTTATGTTTCTTTTTCCATCGAAACCATAAACCTAATACAATACCAATTATAAACCAAACTAGTATTGTAATAATAAAGGTTCCAATATTAAGTACAATCATAATCTAATATTTATAGAGAGGACTAGCTATTAACCAGTCCTCTCTCATTAATTACTTAAATAACTTTTTAGTCCAATAGAAAAGCTCTCTACAAACTGGTACAATTGCAGTAAGACCTACAATCTCTAACCATGTTTCAATACTTAATGGTTCTGTTCTGAACACATCGCCACCAAATTGAACTATCAAAATTTGACCAATAAATATAACCAAACATATTCCAATAAATGCAGGATTACTTAACAAACCGTTAAAGATACTTCTGTCTTGTCCAAATACTCTTGCATTAAACAAGTTCCAGAATTGCAACATAACAAAGATAGTGAAGAACTCTGTAAGGCTATATGTATTACTAATCAGCAAATATAATAATATGCCAAAATACAAAATACTTACACCAAAGATTTCATACCACATTCTCTTAGTGATAATAAATGCCTTAGGATCACGAGGCTGTTCAGACATTACTGCTTCATTAGCTGGTTCTGTAGCTAATGCTAAAGCAGCAAAAGTATCCATAATTAAGTTAACCCACAGCATTTGGATAACAGTGAATGGTAAGTCCACTCCAATAAATGGACCTACACAAGCAATACCAATAGCTACAACATTTACAGTAAGCTGGAAGAGAATAAAGTGCTGAATATTCTTATACAAGCTTCTTCCCCACTTAACTCCTAAGATAACGGAAGGGAATGAATTATCAAGAAGAATAACATCAGCTGCATTCTTAGCAATATCAGTACCATTATTCATAGCTACACCTACCTCAGCTTGGTTAAGAGCGGCTGAATCATTTGTACCATCACCAGTTACGGCTACTACTTCTCCCATACTTTGGAATCTCTTAACAAGTGTCTGCTTGTCTTCAGGTTTAGTTCTAGCAAATACATCTACCTTACGTAAATTAGTATCTGTCTGGGTTTCGACTTCCTTACCAAGCATCGTATTAGGAGTTTGAGAGATATTAGCTTGGGCAGCAATAGAAGCAGCTGTTTCAGAATTATCACCTGTCACAATCTTAACTTTAATTCCTGCGTTTCTAGCAGCCTGAATTGCATCAGGTACATTACTTCTCACTGGGTCTTCAATAGCTACGTAGCCATCCCACATGAAGTCCGAGAGGGTATTTATATCAGAACCGATCTTGTGTGCAAAAGCAATACATCTTCTGCCTTTAGATTGTTGTTCTGCAAAATTAGGTATGTTCTCATTAGAGCAGAAATTCATTACTATTTCTGGAGCACCCTTAATATAGGTAACTGTCCCATCACTAGTAATCATATATTTATTCTTAGAATTAAATTCTACTCTACCTGTTATATGAGTTTTATTTCTTTTATCAGTGATATCAACTGATTTTTGTACATATTGCAAACAAGCCCCCTCCGTAGGATTTCCTACTACTTCTCCAGTAGGACTAAGATTAGCAGTAGAATTAAGTACAATATTATTTATAACAGCATTTCTATCTGTAAAGTTCTGGAATACTACTTTCATTTTATTCTCTGTAAGAGTTCCTGTCTTATCAGTAAGAATAAGAGTTGTAGCACCAAGAGTTTCACAGGCATGCATCTTTCTAATAAGATTATTAGCTTTAGCCATTCTCTTCATAGAATAAGCAAGAGCAAGAGTTACTGCCATAGGTAAACCTTCTGGTACTGCTACTACAATGAGTGCTACTGCAATCATTAAGAATTGTAAGCAATCATTTACAATATCAATAGCATCTTTGCCCACATATCCCTGCTCTATAAATATATAACGTATAGCAAGAGACACAATAAGAATACCTGCAGCTGTAAATGCTATCTTGTTAATTAAGCTAGCTAATCCATTAAGCTGTTTGTTAAGAGGAGTTTCTACATCAGTAATAGAAGATGCTTCTCTAGCAGTCTTACCTACTTCTGTTTCATCTCCTACTGCAAATACTTCGCCTACACAAGTACCTTCTGCTACGATAGTGCTTTTATAAATTCTATTTGTAGGATAGGTAGCAGTCTCTGATTCAAAATTAGTTTTAGTTACAGGATTTGTTTCTCCAGTTAAAGAAGCCTCACTTACTTTCAAATTGCTATATTCTTTAACAATAATATCAGCAGGAACTTCTTCACCGGCTTCAAGTATTACAATATCCCCTACAACTAAGTCCTTACGAGCTACTTGAATTACTCCATTATCTCGTCTTACCTTAACTAGAGTATCATCACTGCTAGTTAAAAGAAGGTCAAACTTCTTAGCTGCTGACCAGGTATTCCAAAAACCAATACCTACAGCTAAAGCAATAGCTACAATAATACCAATAGGTTCTGTAAACTCACCCTTTACAAATCCTAAGGCAATAGATACTGCAGCTGCAATAAGTAATATTACGATAAGCGGATCTTTAAATCCATCAAATAACATTACATACCAAGCATCTCTCTTTGGAGGTGTCAATACATTAATGCCATGTCTAGCACGTGAATCTTCTACTTCTGTTAAGCTAAGACCGTAATTTATATCTGTCATTTTTTCTGTTATTATAATTAATTAAAGAAATGCAATTGTTGGACGCTTCATAGCATCAATTGAAGTCCAACCTCCGAACTCACCAACTGCCTTAAAGCGCCATTCACCATCCTTCTTATAGGCAATACCAAGGATAACCGCCTGCTTATCAGAAATCTTAGTACCCTCTTTGCCGTCTTCAAGATTAAACTTAGCTAAGACATTTACAGGAGTATTAGTGTTTCTCTGTACTTGGTCACCAGTATAGATACGAAGACCCATATAAGGAATCTCACCAAATGTCTGATGTGTAAAGTTATTGAGAGTAAATGCAATATACTCAACACATGGGTCAAGTTCATTCAAGCATACCTCAATAGTCTCATTATCAAGACCATCATTACCATTGGTGTCACCTGAGCGGTCATCACCACTATGACGGATACCTGGAGCACTCAAATTGTAATAAGCTACTTCGCCAATACAATTCTTATTGGCATCATACAGAAGAACAGTAGAATCCAAATCTACTTTCTCAACAGACCCACCAATGCCGAACAGTCCACGATGCTGAATGGCGCCCCAATTTGAACCAAAGTACAACTTACTCAAACCATTGTTAGACTCTTTAGACAGATTAATTCTGCCACCTTTACTTAAATTAATCATAAAACTTTACTAAATAATTGTAAATTACTAATTAACTAAAAATGGGAGTACCTAATTAAAGATACTCTCTTATAGAATCAAGAATTAAAACCGAATTAACTTAATTAATTAAATAGCCGGAGCATCTGGCAAGATGAGTCCATAGCCACGAAGAATATCACGATAGATAACGTTCTGATAGCTACCCTTATCTTCTCCAAGAGCCTTGAACTTCCAATCACCATTATGGCGATAAAGTTGGCAAAATACAATACAGCGAGACATACTTGCATCCTCAGTGAGATCAAACTTAGCCAGAGGAGTAGTATTACCTTTAGCATACAAGTTGCAATAAGCATTGTTAACCATACCAAAGTTCTGCTGACGATTCTTAGCATCGTGAATATTAACTAAGATAATAATTTTCTGGACATCTGCAGGAACCTTAGTGGTATCTACTACAATTGTCTCATCATCTCCAGCACCAGCACCTGTACGATTATCGCCTGAATGCTTAATAGCATCTTTCCAATTTGGATTATTGTAGAAAATGAAGCCATCATCAGGATCTACTGCCTTATCCTGAGCATTCAAAGGAATAGTAGCTACATCCAAATCAAATTCTACACCTGCCTGAGTTGCTATATCCCAACCCAAACCAATTGAAAACTCTGTTACACCATTTGCTTCTTTAGCGAGGTTGATATTACCTCCTTTACTTAATTGAATCATAATTGTGAATTTAATTAAAATTTGCCGCAAAGTTTACGGCTAATTATAGTCATAACTTTATCATAAGTTAACTTTTTAGCTTCTTTCTCAGAATAACCTTCTATAATATAAGAATCTACTATTTTCTCAATTGCAGCATTCATTTCAGAGAATAAGTACTTTTGTTCTTTAGTTAACTTATCATCGTATAAATAAGATTTATTCATCTACTTGTAAATCCGCCTGAGTACTTTCTAAGTAATCCTTATTATCTAAGTCTTTAATAAGATTAACTAAGTCTCCCACAGTCTTTGGATTCTGAACTTTATCATCTTTAATAGGATAACCAAACTCCTGTTCACATTCAATGATAATTTCTACTAAATCAAGACTGCCTACGTACAAATCATCGAAAGTATCTGCACTAGTTATTTTTTCGCTTTCTATTCCAAGAACTTCACTAACAATGCTTATTACTTTTTCTTCTATACTCATTATATATCTTCCCTTTTAGTTTTAAATACATATTCTGTATGAGTAGAAGTAAATCCTGGATTATACTGCAATTTCTGAATACCAAGTACTTTATTATACATCACATTAGGAAAAGAATCCAACATAGAGTTCTGCTGTCTTACTGTTTCCATACATGCTTCTTCTAACTTGTAATACTCTTCTCGTTGTCCATTTACAAACCCAGATAAATCACTATAAAATTTAGTAAATTCAGAATAAGGAATATTTTGATTCTCTCGAAGCCATTTCCAAGTAACTTGTGCTCCATCATGTCTTCCTTCCATAATCATATTAGTGACTTCTAAGAAAGTATTCTTGTTTAATTCACAAATTTCATACTTCTGAAGATACACTTTCCATAATTTATCGAAGAACATTTTACGAGCATACTGTTGCTTGTCTAGCTGATTGGTATATTCAATATTCTTATTATACAATTTTATTATAGCACCAATAGGACTTATAAACCAACACAATATAATAATTCCAGGAATTACAATCCACTTTTTCTTAATATTTACATTTGAATAGTCTTCCCTCTCATTACCAAATGTACATATAGCAGTTATAGCTAAAACAAAGGTCGCGATAAATAAAATCCACTGAATAATACAATGACAGAAACCCATTCTTATAGCGTTAGGGGAACCCTCTAAGGTTAATGGGCCTTTATCACTAATTATATCATCTAATATCTGTGTATTCCACAAATATAAAAACAGGATAGCACATATAATAGATGCACCTAAAAATAATAAACCATGCTTAATATTATTCTTCATATTATTTAATTAAAAATTTATTAAACTTATCGTGAAGAGGTTGAAATTCCTTTCTAAGTTCTACTAGTTCTCCCATTTCTTCTATAGAACTAACATCACTTAGTTTAATGTTATTAATCATATTCAAAGCATCTCTAAGACGACATTGAATACCTTTTATTAAAGTGTCATTTACCATAATTAAGCTTCTATAAAGAATATTACAATTAAAAAGATAAGTACAATATGTACTGTCGTTATACAAAACTCAACGAGTTCCATATTCTGTACAGCAAGTATACTTTCTGTTATACCAAATAGCAATAAAACACTGCTTCTTATTATAAGTTTTTTAATCATCACCTAATAAACCTAATTTCTCTAATTTGGGAGTATCATCAATATGTATCTCCAATGGGTACTCTACATCTTTGATGTCTCTCATAAATTCCATATGTATAGCTCCATAATAAGCATCTGAATAAGCTTTTCGTAAAAGTCTTAAAAATAAATCAGTAGATAAAGTAATAGTACCATTAACTTCTTCTAACCCTTCTAAATACTTACGACACCATTCATATGATGCAACTTTAGATAAGGGCTGTGAAGTACACATAGCAAAACCATCAAAATCAGAACATTTTGGACAATTTAATTTAGCCATAATTAATTTATTTAAGAATCTTAACCTTTACATGTTTTATACTAATTCTCTTAGAGTTTTTTGGGTGTATCAATATATCGATACAATGCTTATGTCTTCTATTCATAACATCCCTAACTTCATACACTCCAAATCCCTCTATAAACACCTTTTTAGGCTTATTCTTTGGAAATAAATAAAGTAAATCGCGGGAAACTGCACACCACTTAATGTGACCCCTTTTCAAATGATGCAAATTGATTTTAGAACCATCAGATGTAACTAATGGTTTACTGTCACATTGACTCTTTACAGGTTGATAACAAGTAAGAGTTACATGAGTAGTTGTTTGGCAGAAAGCCCTACTCATGAAGCTTAATAATAATAAAAATATTAATATCTGTTTCCTCATTTAATATATCTGATTAAACTTACCTGAAGCATTCGTAGAATACCCAGATTTAATTATATAAATAATAAAATGGTTATAACAAGTTACAATATATCCCTTCTTAGCATTTATATAGAATATAGGACGGTCATCAAATTCATCACCTATTTTAAGATACTTTATTTCTTTATTTACACTTACAGAATCTGTACAAATATAAGCACCTGCCATAGTGATTTGAGCATCCCGTTCCTCTTCAGTTAATTTAGAAGGGGACTTTCTTTCTATTTTACGAGTTACTTCACGACTTCTAATTATTTTCTCAAATAACTGCTCATTAATATTCTGAACATTACTAAGAGAACCAGACTCTAACTCTATAGACTCTACTAAATAAGTAAAATCAGAGAACTCAAGATTAAAATTCTTACGGATTAAATCTATTTTGTCAACACCATGAATATTAACTTCCTGAGCGAGAGCCTTAACTAAATCAACAGTAACTATTTGCATCTGTCTAATTAAATCCAGTACTGGTTCTATTGCATCTTTGTCAATTAAAATATCATTAAGTAACTCAAGTGTAGTTTCTTCAGGTAAATTACCAAAAGAACGTACATATCTAATACGTGATGGACGACCTAATAAATTATTATTAATTTCTAACTCATTAGTGGTAAGTAGGAATATTTTACGATATTGTGAGTTGTGCACACCATCCATAAAAGAAAGCACTGATGAGGATTCCCTAAATTCTTTTTCGTATTCATCAAAGAAGAAAATACAATCAAAGTTAATTTGAGTAGCTAAGAATTTAAGCATGTCATCTACTTCCTTACAGGATTTAACAATAATAACTGGAAGTCCAATACGATTACAAAGCTCTTCTGCAGTTACTGTCTTACCTGTTCCCTTGATACCATTAAATAATACTCCCAAATTACCAGTAGTATTATTGTAAGTCTTTATAAAATGATCAATAAACTTGTTATTAATACCATATAATTTGTAATTAAATACAAAAGAATCTCCAAGTCTATTTAAATAATAACCTGTCATTGATTCTTTAACTTCATAAATTCCTTTAGGTAAACCCTCAGGATGCGCCTTTGTTGTAGCACTACCCTTCATAAAAGTATTACCATCTTGAATCCAAATGTTTTGTCCCATAATTAAACTAAATTATTCAACTTTTTATATTCTTCAAATACTTTATCCTCTGCTTCATCTCCCCACATAGTATATATCAATACTCCAAATGGACAATATTGAAATATTATAGGGTCTATTGGTTTAGATATTATAACAGGTCTTTCCTTAAGATTAAACTTCGGGCAAGCTATAAAGAAATTATCAGGAGTAACATAATCTACAAAAACATGATCTGCCCATTTCTCCTCTGTAAAATTCTCGGCATGACATAGACTAATATCAGATAGGCTATATGTATGTACTTGCAATATATTAAAATAGTATTCCAAGCGTTCTTTGACATAGGAGTCACTTTTTCCTCCGCTGTAGTTAGAAATCCTATTGACCCTGACTGTCTGATAATTTATATGTAATCTAGAGGCATTATTATCAGTATGTAACTTATTGCTGATGTCCATAAGTTCATTTAAATTCTGAGCAGGTATAACTCCGGTAAAGTCTTGCAGTAAACCTATAGATAAGTTATACTTACGACACAACTCATAAAATGTGCTAGTATTAACTAAAATAACTGAGTTTCCTAGACAATTATTTACATCTTTTAAGTACTTTAGTAATTCTTGAGCTTTTAAAATAGTATTGTTATAATAATTAATATTATCTAATTGTTTCTTTAAAATTTTAGCATTGGCACTATTTTCTAAACCCAATTTAACTAATTCCGAATATTTAGTACTTACATTATTCTCCTTTAAAGGTATAAGAGCTGTACGTTCCGAAGCACCAATTACTTCTATAGCTAAATTAGCTAAAGATTCTTTAATAGTTGGTTCTACTACAGATTTTGTAGGAACTTTTACAACCACTGTCTTTTCTTTCTCTTTTGAATTTAGCCCAAATAAACTACTTAATATACCCATTATTTAAAATTATTTAATTGTTTCACCTACTCTGTAATCGTCCCCATCACACACACGAATAGTTTTAATCTCATATCGATTAATTTTCTTATTATACATTCGTATCTTGAAAGTATTATGATCCACACATATTGTTTTTGATATTACTACACATCCCTTATAATTCAATATAGAATCTTTATATTGAACTGGAGGACCACAAGATACTAATAAAGATAAAATTACTAACACTAAAACTTTCATAATAATTAAACACAAAAATCCCTGAACTAAATAAATAGTCCAGGGATTAAAATAACGTTAAATAATAAAAACAGTTCTATGAACTGGTGGAGCTAGACGGTACTGCCCCGTCGTCTTGCCTATTTGCATCAAAACGTTCTTACAGCATAGGTTTTAAAGACTTTCCCTGTCTTAGGGTTGACAAGATTAACATTGTCAACTTCCACCACTCTGTTCCTAAAGTATACAGAGAACTTATAAGAAATGAAAGAATAGTGCACCTTTCTGTTCCTAAGCAAGTGCTGCTCGGCTTCTCAGGCTGCAATAGCGTAAGAAGCGGAAGTGTTATTTACTTCGCCAATTAATTTTTTACTTGTCTATCCAAGTTGTCTTGCTGTGTTTCTTATCTCCTAGACAATCAAATACTAGTTTAGCCCCATACTTAAAAGAGTTCTAATTTAGAACTCTTTAATATCTTCTGATTCTTCGGCTATATGGAAAACCCATATCATACCAATCATCTGGATCTATTCTATCTTCATTACCCATAATTTAAAACTTAATTAATGTTAAAAACTAAATTGAATATCTCTATTGACATCTAATAATCCTCCTTGCCAATTAGATTGAATATCCATACTGAACCATGTACCATATTTAGTTCTTGCAAACCAAATAAGATGATTGTCGTACTTAGGAATATAACAACCTATAAAATAGTCAGTATCTCCATTCCATATCCAACTACAGTTAAGAGCACTATTTATTAAATGTATCTTTAGATGTATATCAGCCTTATTAAAAGGAATTACTTTCTTTACATAAGCTTTATATAATCTACTAGGTGAACATTTACCATCGTCAAAGAAATTATAAATCTGTCTCTTTTTCGGAATCATACATTGTCTTAATATAGCTTCATTAACTATATTATCATTTGTTCTTGCGAGTTTATCTAGTAATTCCAGATTAAATTCTTCTTTTTGAAACTTGAATTGAATCCAATTAGGTTCAAATTCTCTGTAATCTAGATGAGACCGAGGTTCATCTGTATTTAGTACATATTTAACTAGTCTAGTTAAACGTTCTCCAGCTAGTTTAGATACTACAAAACCAGATAAATCATAACCTCTACTTCTCCAATATTCACCTACTTCAGGTTTAGAATCTGGAGCAACATTTTATAATAATCTGAAGACTCTAAAGTTACATAAGTACCTAACTGACTACTACAACATATACCTAAACCAATATTAGAATACAAATTATTATCACGCTCTAATGTAAGAAATACTGGAACTTTATAAGGGTCTAAATTATTAATCTCACAATGATGCAATGCAGTATGTGCATACTCAAGTAATTTAGACACTGATATAGTACTTAGTTTAGTATCTTCTTCACTTTTGTTCTCTTTAATGGCAGCATCAGAACATCTAGTGTGCCAATTTTTCCATTTATCTCCTTCTAAATACATAGCAATTAACTTATATAATACAATAAAAAAGTCATAGAAACAATTAATATTCCTATCATAATAAAGAATAGAATTACAAATTGAATATCTGTATTCATATTATAAATACTTAATCACCTCCAGGCAGGCTATCTAAATACTGAGGAATAGTTACTTCTGTATTATTCTTCTCTTTTTCAAGTTGCTGAATAGCATTTGACTGTCTATCTACAATTATTTGCAATTCCAGAATTTTTGCTTTCTGATAATAGTAGCTAGGAACTGACCAAGCTAAAACAATTATAAAACAAATTGTTGGTAATATCCAAAGTTTATTCATATTTTTTATTTTTTTTATTTTTAACCCCAAATTACATAAACTCCATGTTCACCCTTATAACAAAGACTAATCTCAAATCCTAACTCTTTAAGGTAATTATAATATTTGTCAACATTAGTTGTCGGAAGTATAGAACCAATCCAAGCTGCATAATTACCTTTACTAGCTTCTTTAATTATAGCAAAGTTTATTTGATCTAATATATGCGGGTCTAATACAGCAGACCTAGATATAGTCTTTGCTTCTGTTGCTTTAATCATAACTTTTTAATTTTTAAACTAGCATCTTTAAACCATATATTAAGTCTATCTATGGCACTCTCCCATTCAGATTGAGAACAGACTTTATAATATTTTAGGAAGTCAATATTATCTGAACTAAACTGATATATACCAACAGATTTACCATTTGGAGTAACTTTAGTTACTATATATTTAAAGTGAAAATTATCGTTGATAGTTATTTTTAGATAATTTACTTTATCTTTATAATAAGGATTTAGTTTAAGAGACATTTCATCAGTTTGTAATCTCTTAGCTTTTATTTCCTTTATTACTCTTTCTATAGTATCATCTAGAACTTCTCTTTGACTCAGAAGACTTTCTCTGAGTTCTTCTAGGTCTTCTGTTGACATTTCTGAATAATTGCTTATATTTTCTGTTTTCATACTTTATATATCAAATTCGTTACCAACAACTACCATATTTTCAGAAGGATAGTGAACTAAGAAATCCTGCCCAAAATAGAAAGCAGCAGCTTTACTGTCCCAATTAATACTACCTCTTCTCTCAGCATTGTTATCTCTGTATATAACTATATCCACAATTATCTTGACTATATTCATTTGCAACAGTTTCTATTTTCTTATCGTCTATCATATTTTTAAGTTTTATAGTGACCTCCACGACCAGTATTGTTCTGGGGCTAAGAAGGTATATGGGCATAAAGCCTTAACTTACTTTCGCTCATTCTGTGTCGTGGAAGTTGTATTATTCAAAATTATCTGTCGTACCTAGAAGATGTTCATTACCTTCGTAAGGAATACAATACTTACGACTAAATCCGATACACCGAAAAGGATATTGTGATTCTTCTCTATAATGAGAAAAGAGGTCAGCTTCCCATACACCATCTTTCTCATTTCGTCCCAATACTTTATCGAATGTCTTAAACTCACACTTAGGCTTTTCAATCTCCAAAGTTTCAAGATTGAGCTTGCCATCCAAACGCTTCTCTATGGTGTTAATGTAGGTCTGAGCAATATCCTTATCTTCAAGGGAATATCTTTCAGTTGTGCATAAGAATTCTTCGTAATATACGATTTTATTCTTATCTTCACTGTTAAGGTAATGCTTACAATAAAAACTTGTATAAGTATCATCGTACCATTTGTTAAAGATAACCTCTGTGCCACCATCATTACTTATCAGTACATCACCTTTTTCCCATTGGAACCTAGACCAATCACGCATTTCCTTAGATGGGAAGATAATACATTCTCCGCCATCATACATATTACCAAATTTAATTAAGGTACATTCTCCAGATTGTGTTAAACCAAATTTTGAAGTACAGAAGTTTATTTTAAAAATTTCATCTGTTACTGCTTCAGAACTACATTTACCATGAATCATAGAATACAATTTAGTACCCCTTGGTTTATTCTTCAAGATTTCTGCTATATTAAGTTTTTGTTCCATAATCTACTTAATTTTAATAAAACATATTGTATATTATATCTTCATATTTAAGTTTATCTATTACTTTATTCAAGTAATCGATAGCCGCTTTACAATCAGGTCTAAATTTTTTTATCTCAGAAACTAGTTGCTCTAAATCTGATAATCTAGTATTCATAATTAGCTATTAACACTAGTTACAATAGAGTTATAAACTGTATTCCAATTAGATTCTGGTCTTTCTTCAAAATCTGGATCTTGAAAATCCTTCATTACAGCAAGATAAGCATCTTTAAATTGGTGAGGAGTAATCTTTTCCCAATCTTCAATATCATATATATAAGAATAGTCTCTAGTGATACAATCCTTATCTAAACATATATAATATATGTAATTATCTTTTATCGAAACAATTTTTATTAAATCATTCCATTTTGTATTTAAGTAACAATCACCAACAGTAAACTTAGAAATTGCATTTCTCTTTTCTAGTGCTTTAATTTTACTATAAAGATTATTACTTTCTTCTTGTAATTTCTTATATGTATTTTTTAGTTCTTCTAATGTTTCCATAATCAATTTTTATAAATGGCATCAAGAATATCTCTAAAATTAGGATTATCTATCACTGATTGAGCATCTTTTTTATTTTTAAAATAGATGTTATTAGAAATAGTCGTCCAATTATAATCTACTTTATATATATCGCCCTTATATATAATAAAATATTTATATTCATTTTGATCACTCCAGTTTGGCTTCCAATCCCCATTATAATATTTAGCAATATTCATTAGTCTACTTAAAGTAACTAACTTAGAGGCATTGCTTTCATTGATAATTATACTCTTACAATTCTTGTCTAGCTTTAAGGTATCTTCAACATCTTCATAAGTAATAGTACTCTGCTTAAATCTAACTATACCTTTAGCTAAATCACTATTTTCTAAATCTATCTCCATTCCTTCAGGAATATCAATAGTTAATTGATTATTCTTTATTTCCATATTATTTATTTCTTTAAATATTACATTAGTTTTATCAGTTCTTTTAGTATAATCACAAGGACCTAAAAGTTCATTAACTAAGTCACAACAACCATTCTTTATAAAAGCACAACCCTTACATGAAAAACCTTTTACTACCTGATAAATTTTACCATTATAAGTAAATATTTCACCTAATTTTCTTTCCATAATTCTTTTGTATCATATGCTTAACTTTTAAAATGTTTAACTATTTTATCTAGAGCTTTATCATACTCTTCTTTAATACATTTCTTATAATATGTCTCTTCAAAAGATCTCCAATAATAAGTTTCCTTTGTAAGACTTAGTAAATCTGTAGTATCTAATTCATACACATGTATATTGTCACCTTTAATATCATAGACTTTACAGAATAAACCAAGGTTATTAGTATAATATCCTTTTTTAATATTTTTTAATTCTAGTATATCTCTTAATTCATTAATTTTACACTCTAAAACTGTAACGTCCTTCTTTAATAGGTCTCGTTGCTTTTGCAATTCTTTAATTTTATTAAAAAATTCTTGTTCATCCATAATTAATTTTGTTAATGTGTTAAACGTAAAAAAGGAGTATACTAACTAATTAGCTAATATACTCCTGTGAAACTGGGCATTTCAGTCCATCAAAGACTTTGGAGAAGTAATACGAATTGAACGTACTTCAGCTACTTAGATAATAATCATGTTTCGCCTTATCACCTGTCCTACATACTCCGGATTATGTAGGTAACTTCTCTTTTCCCTAATTAGGTACACAAATCTCCAATTAGGTACAACAACTGAAACTTCGCAGTGGGGGATTTACGAATCTAACGTACTTTGAAACTTTCGTTTACAAATTCCTGGGGGTTACTAGAATTACCCATTCATTGTTTCCGTTTCTTATCAATCTGCCCTATAATATTCGCGACTATATAGGTATTCCCCCAAATTGGTTATTCTTCTAATAATCCTAAATATTTAATATCAGTACTAACTACTTCTCTATATGCATAGTTGATATATACAGTAGCACCTACTGGAATTTCAAATATTCCTATTTCAGCACAATACATTCTCTACACTTTACAAAATATTTATTTTTATGTTCTGTTGGCATACTAGTTAGATATAGTAGGTTAAGTAAACCCATTCTGCCAACTTTTCTATTTAAATTATGTATTCTACCCATATGTTAATGTGTTATTTAATTAAACAATAAAAGAGCCTAACTAGATTAACTAATTAGACTCTTTAAATAATATTATAAAACTAAATTTAATAATTCTAAATCTACCAAACCAGCATGAATCTCTCTGTGACAATTTGCACAAACTAAGATACATTTATCAACTTCTGGTTTTAAATTTTCAAAAGATTTAGTACCACCAGAGATAGTAAAATCTTTCTATGAAGGATCTAGATGATGAAATTCTAGTGCTGAGGCACATTTGTTATATCCACATATCTAGCACTTACCCCTTTATAATCAATGAGTTTTTCCTTAGTTCTTTTATAATAAGACTTTTCAAGTTCTTTTTTAGGAGTATTTTTAGCCTCCTTCATTTTGATTTTTCCTTTTAATCTACTATAGGATACTTTAAATTCTTTTGCAACAATCTTAATATTATGACATTCATCATATCTATTCTATATCTACTACAGTAAATCATCTGTAAGTTCTTTAGGAGGTTCTTTTAACATATTCTGTTCTTTCAAGATTTTAATTATGGTGTTTTGCAAACTCCGACTTCATCTTGAATCTATTTATATGTAGCACCTTCTAATCTTAATTTAATTACTAATTCTTGTTTCTCTTTAGGTGTTTGCATAGTGCTCAAGGTGGGGCTTGAACCCACATGTGACCATTACCGTTTCTACTGTGTATAAGACAGAGCGGATACTTGAGCAATTTATAAAAGTGTCTGAGGGTCGCCACTTCCTCTCCTCCCTAATTGCTAGCAGGGCGTGCACTTGCCACTAAGACACTTAGCGCTTTAGGCTTTTTATAAGAAGCCTTAACTTAATAAAGTTCTCGCATAATTTATAACCAAAAACAGATAAATAATTCCATTTTCACAAACAGAATTTTTACCGAAAACTTAGAAAATTTTTAAAACTTATGAGTATAAAACATCGAATATGAATAATAATAGAGTAAATATGGACAGACTCGAACTGTCAACCTCTGGTTACCTAGCCAGTGCTCTACCGCTTTAAGCTACATATTTCTATTTATACTAGTATTGCTATATAGCCTTATTTAAAAACTCATACTACTTTCACAAGCAATATGAGTTTAAAAGAAAGATAAAATCTTCTACAAATCCGAAAATTTTACATTACTTATAAATTTTCACAAATTCATAGTAATTATGAATGATTTTAATTTTTCAAAACATAATAAATAATCAATTATGTAGCTCAGACGGGACTCGAACCCGTACAGTCATTCCTGACCAAGGGATTTTCCTACCACACTTGCTTTTACACAAGCTAACTTAAATAAAGGGATTCGAACCCTCAAGAAATATTTAACGACAACTTTAGAGGCGTCAATCTACTGCCGTATACCAATTCCGCCATATTTAAGTTATTGTGGTCTGGACTATTTTACTACCATATTAGAAATCTTGCAAGTAAGTATATAAGGTTTAATCTAACCCCTAATAGCAGTCTGCTCTTCTTATTTCTGCGAATCTTGCCAGTTTAATTTTAAATATACAATTCCTAACTTAGGTATCTCCTATATAGTCTCTACACATTTATGCTGTAACACTCCAATTTACATTTAAGATAGATTAGGGTTCTATCACAATTTAGCTCGTCATCACCAAAATCTACGTCACCATAGATGAGGCTTCTGTCGCAAGTTAATTAGATTTCTGAATACTGCTTCTATAATCATTACTCTGCTTCTTACACAGACGCTAACCTTTTTACGATTAGTAATAACTTGTTTAATTAGGGAGATTCTACTTCTGAACTTTCGTATCAGAGCACTCAAATTATGAATAAAATTAATTTCTAAGTCCCTCGTGTCTACCAATTCCACCACTGAGCCATTTGGCAGTTTTAGTCTTTAACTTCTAGTGGAATAATACTGCCAACCTTTAGACAAAAAAGGAGCAACTAATTATCTGCTAGTTGCCAACAATATTTGGGAAAAAACCAACATGTAATTTATGGGGGTTGGTATTCTTATTTTTCAAACAAATTAAATACGTTCAACATCATATCCAATACCAATGTTTTCTAATAACCAAGATGGATCATCCAATACATAATCATCCGGAACTTCTACTGTTACTTTTAATACTATTTTCTTTATATTATAATTGTTCTAAAATATTCTTCGCAATATATAAGGATACTTCTCTAGTAGTATGCTCAGAATCATTAAGTACTAGAAGATATTTATCTTTATCATCAGTTTTCTTAGTTAATTCAAGTAAATACTTTTTATTAATTAATAAACCTTTAGTTACTACTATATATTCTATACACAATTTCTTAATAACAGCAGTTAAAGAGCAACCAATAATAAATTTTCTGCAATCTTTAGTTACTATTAGGACATATTTATTCAGTGCCTCTAAGCTAACTATATCTTCTATATTTATTTGTCTGTACTCAATGCCTTTAAATACAAGAAATGTGTCAGAATTAATTTGTATTGTTTTTATTTCCATATTACTAATTTAATTAATCTATAATAAAGTGAGTGCTCACAATATCCTCAGGATGATGAATAGTTTTAGCTAACTCATCCTTTGCCCATTTCTCAATAGCAGAATGTTTAACACCTGGAGCAATTTCGTGATAATACATTAAATCATATACTTCACCACTCTTAAAGGTCACACGTATTTTAAAAGTAGGATCTACTCCATCTTCTATGAGTTTATCCATTTCTTCTCTAGTTACCATATAACTAAATAATGGATTAGAAAAATGTTCCTCCCAAAATTTCTTTTCCAATTTAGCTAACTCTGCTCGTGCATATTTAAGCACATTCTTACAACCTAACTTCTCAGCACTATCTATTTGTGCCAATAGTTGGGTCTTCTTAATAAAATGTTCTTCTCTTGTCATAATTTTATCTGTTAATGTGTTAATAATCTATTTAAATAATAGGCGATTTTCACTGGTTATATTTAAACTATTCCATTGTCCTCAGCTATCTAACGTTCTTTCTCTTTCTAACCCAAATGATTAATTTTAAGGTAATTACGCTATTTAATAGAGTTACTGAGAGTTGTTTAGTACCTATTAAAATTGTTGGACTACCCAGATTCGAACTGGGGCTGACAGAACCAAAATCTGTAGTGCTACCATTACACCATAGTCCAATAAAATACTATTCTCGCGAACCATATTTTCCAACTACAAGTTCACAATTTGTCATAAATGTTGCGGAGAAAGAAGGATTCGAGCCATGTAATATGACTAACACCTTAGCAGGGTGCCACTTTAGACCACTCAGCCATTTCTCCAATAGGGTCACGCTAGGGATTCGAACCCTGTACTGTAGTCTCACAAACTACCGTGTTACACTAGACGGACCATAAAAGCTTCCTATCTTCACAGACCAGAAGCATAACAACTCTTTAACGTTATAAAGTCCGCTGACTTTATATTTTAAACATTAATCGTATTAGTTTTATTAAATAATATGAAAGACTAGCGATGCTCGAAATCGCCTTTTAACTTTGAAAAAGTTACGTCCTAACCAGCTAGACGATAGTGCCAAGTAGATTCTCTATCTTCACAGACTAGGAACCTCAAGATTAATAAATCAAAAAAATAATAGCATTGCGCACCCTGCAGGATTCGAACCTGCGACTTTCTGATTAACAGTCAGACGTTCTAACCAACTGAACTAAGGGTACAAATCTATACCTATTTATCACAAACCAGTAGAGTTATAATGTTTCTTTAACTTTTGAATAATATGAGGTGCTCCCTGACAGTACTGACCTATCTTCCCGAAATTAAAAGTTTCGTGCTTCACCTTAAAGCTTAGAGAGCTAATTTATAATCTTACTTTGCACACGGAGTAGGATTCGAACCCACGCTGTTCAACTCTATAGGTTTTGGAGACCTACCCTTTCGACCACTCAGGCATCCGTATATAGTGGAGACACGTGGAATCGAACCACAATCTCGGAATTTTCAGTCCCGCGCTCTGACCTTCTAAGCTATATCTCCATAGCCCACATTTCTATAAGTAGAATAGTGGTAAGAACTTTGCCCAAATAGGCATAACACACTAACAAAATATGATTAATTACAAAAATTCAAATTAAAGTGATAGTGTCTTCTCACATCATGGCTGGTGATTGTAGACTTTCCAATATTGTAATAATCTACATACGTGAGGCACTAAGAGAATCATTTTTCTCCCGTTACTTCCCAAATTTGGACGAAATCCTCATAATTAGATAGCTAACTAATTACAAAAATTAGAGGATTCGAACCCCTGTTTCTATCACTATATTTAAAAGGTTATATTGATTACAGCTTACTAATTAATTAGCTATCTTAACTAGTAATTGTTTCATATTAATCCCATTTAATGGGAGTTGCGCAATATTTTGAAACTAAACTTCTCTTCCAATCAACTTTTCACAGCTGATAGATTAGACAGATAATGTCCTATACTTCCTCTGGGAGGAGAGTCTCAATATAACTAACATAAATATCAATTTAAAAGAAAGTTTAGTGGACTTTGAGTGCTAGATATATTAAATAGTACATCCTAAATAATACTCTAGTTATCCACTAAACTTATCTTTGAAGAAACCTACAACTATTTATCACAAACCATTGTAGAATTATATTTTGTCGACCTATTTTAATTCACAATTATTACAACTTGAAAATATTTTAAATATTTTTATTGTAACTTGTAGTTGTGAAGGAGAGGGGACTCGAACTCCTAAGGGCGTATGCCGACGGTTTAGAAGACCGTAACGCTTCCAATTACGTGCTACTCCTCCAATTATCTATTATTTTCCTATTTTATTTTCAGCATCTTCTTTATGATATCTGTAATAACTACGTTCTTCACATTTATTTTTAGACTTATATGTGTCTAACTGACTGTCGCAATTAGGGCATATACATCTTAAATTATCTCGTTTATTATTAGAGGCATCAATATGGTCTAATATAAAGACTAGTTCCTTGCCATTCCATAGAGGCGATAATCCACAAATAGAACACACATTACCTTGTTCTCGCATAATATCCTTTTTAAAAATCTATGGATTATAATTAGCTCTCATAATAGAAGGATCTCCCTTTAGTATTAGCTCATATTTCTTTTTATGTTTATATTCTTTTTCACTGCAACAATATTTATTACTACAATTTATTTTATGCTCAAAATTTTTACCGCAGTTTAAACAAGTGTGAGTTAACTTTTCCTTTGTAAATGTTTCACAAGGATTAACTTTGCGCTTTACAGGTAATTCTATACCTAATTTCAGAGCAACTTTTTTAATATTACTTCCTGTGCAGTTATAATGCCTGCCAATTTCTTCATATGATAATTTATCTACTAAAATTGCCTATTCTAAATAAGCTTTTTCCTTTGCCCATTTACTTTCCATTTATTTATTTATTTATTTTTATCTTTAAGGCTGTTGCTCTATTCAGTTGAGCTATGGGAGCTGCTAATTATTAGCATTTTTCTACTAACCTTGCCAAGTGAACTAACTATATAATCAGTTATTTAGAATTGGTAGTTAATAAATGTTAATTTGTAATCAACACTTAAAAACTTACCAATTCTTTTATAGGCATAGAGTAATTATAGGGAATTAATTTTCTTCTTTAATTCTCTTATTTCAGCTTTAATACCATTTAATACTTGTTCATAGTATTGTCCTGTAACTATGATAACAGCATCTTCATCATTACAGGTAAGCCAATAAGTAAGAGTATGCGTCCATAAACCACAAATATCACCAAGAAACACATCATCCATAGACATAGTTGCTATGTTAGAAGTTCTGAACATTCCATATTGAGCTGGACATATTGCAGGATTCCATGCTAAATGCATTGCTCCTAACTGTCTGTGAATTTTAAAAGTGTCTTCAAGAGTGTGATGAGACATCAATTCACCTTTAAATTTAGTCAGCTGAAGGATTTGATGTTCTATCATATGTTTCTTATCCTTCTTCTCCTGATTTTTCCGAGCCATAACTCCAACTACAATAAATATAATTAAAGCTAGTAAGGCTATTATTGTTATTACCATAATCTAATTAATTATTACAATAGAGGTGCTTCTCTATTTTGTTTATACTTATTTCCTATTAACCAATAGTAAAGATACTTATAGTTATTAACTAATTCAATAATTGGATAGTTTCTAATATAAATATATTTATAATGGTCTATTACTAACTCGCACAAAGCCTTAGCTGGGTTAGTTTTGTATCTCTTCTTCCACTCCTTAGTACAGCATAAATAGTTAGTAGTCCAAGTATTGGTTTTTCTAACACTTATTCTATTTTTAGGAATTACTGGAAGGACACTATCCTTAACCCAGAAATCTAAAGCTTCAATTAGTAATTCGAAATTATCTTTATCGATAATCATTCTTACTTAGTCATTTCGGAACCTACAATAGCTACAAATATTAATCCAAATACTATAGCCCAAACAATTCTAAGAAACTCCATTATTCTTTACTCCTTAGTATTAAAATAATAATAATAGGAATTGCTCCACAAATTATATTTAATAGTGTCATAACTATTTGCCATTAGTTAATTTGTAGATATAGTCCCAGATTTCCTGAGGAATATTATTGCCTGTCTCATGCACATAGTCTTTCATATGACACATATTGCCATCTTCAGCAGTCTTAATTACTGCTTCAGTAAAAAGCTTAATGTCCTTGAGATTTGGAGTGGCAAGAGTGATATTGGTAGAATCTGAAGCACCCATGCCAGCAAGCAGACCCTCAAAAGCAGTTAGTTTTCCATCCTTGACCTGATCACTAACAGCTCTACTAGTAATACAAGCAGCTATCATAAGGACTTCTTTCTTATCCTCAGTCTTAGTAGCACTTTCCATGATGTCATTGTTAACTACCAACACACTGCCAAACAAATCAAAATCGTTTACTTTCTTTGTAAAATCCATAATCTTATCTGTTTAATTAATTATCTAAAAATACATAAGTCTTGTCTTATGATTAACTAATTTACTTTCCAAGATGTCAACTATTTATTATACTCTATAGTACTAGAGTGCTATTTTATCTTTATTCGTATTTTTATACTATTTACAATTAAGAGAACGTCCATCTACTACACAAGTTCCTTTTAAATCGGAAATTACATAGTTAGTTACACAATTCTCATTGTACTGAATAGAAACTACAATGTTTGGTTCAATAGTCATTGTATCTGGTTTAATATCTACACCCATTAACATAGTCTCTACTTGAGATGCAATCTTTTCTGCTTCTGCTGTTGTCATAGTTATTCCATAATTAGTAAGTTCCATAACTTTCTAATTAAATAGTAAAGACCTAACTAAACAATAACTATATAAATAATTAAAGTCTAATTAGGTCTTTTGATTATGGAACTTAACAGAAAAAATTACTTCTTTTTCTCCTCAATGAGGAGTTGCATAGCGCGACGAGACTTTTCCATCACAAACTCGAGAAGTGTACGGAATGTGTATGGTTTACGATGCCATTTCTTAGGAACATAAGCAAGTGCCATCTCTGTCTGCCACCACATGTTGGCAGTAAACTCGTCAAACTTCTCCTCTTCAGCTAACTTAATAGCTTCCTGCATAGCCTTGTAACTATTGTAGTCAAAGGTATCATCACAATCGCTCTTGGTCTTATAATCCCAAGAGTGTACCTTACGCTTGCCCCGCTCTTTAGCATTGACAAGCTCATGTTCACACTTGTCAATATATTCCTTAAGCGCATAGATAATGTCATCTTTGAATAAGTGCAATAATTCTACATCATCAAACTCATGTGGCTTGTAATCACCATTTGAGTTCAAGATGATTTCAGTACGTTGTACACCATTAGCTACCTCTGTTTCGGTAGTCACTTTGACACCCTCAGATGTCCAAGAAAAAATTCCATTTTTCATTTTGTTGTAATCTAAAAATTGTGAATCTATAAACAGACATAATGTCTGTCTCATTATAATTGTGAATTGATACCTAAATACAATCTAACTACGCTTAATTAGACTAACTTTATTGAATGTCTTTATACTTACGGCAAAATCCCTACGTTAGTTTTAAAACTAGTAGGTTCACGACTTTTCTTAAATTGTTTCATTTTATTACTATTTATATTGTTAATAACTAGGAATTAGCCCATTTAATAAGCCAATTCCAACCTGTATATTCCTTAAACAATTCTTCGTTCATAAAGGTAGAACAAAGAATACAAAGAGCAAATGCCCCGAAACCCATAAAGAGTGTCACAAAGAGTGACATATGGGCAATGTAATCTATACCACTCACATAAGTGATGATATAGAATACTGTAAAGTAAAAATAAAATCTTTTCATTTGTTAATGTGTTTAATTATTTTGTTACCAGCTGTCAGATCGATACATTATTAGCTAATTTAAATAGAGCAATATCTACTTTAACAATAGACATCTTTCTAATTGAGAACTTCTCATTAATTACGAGAGACATCAACTTAAATATCTCTGGAGTATATTCTAATCCAGATTCTTTAATAAGCTGATTTACTGCATAATTATGAGATTTTCTATTAGCTACTGCTATATTACGATATTTAGCAGCATTGAATTTCCAGTTCTTATGTTCTTTTTCTTTTATCTTATTCTGATATAACTGGAATACCTGAATAAGTGTTGAACTACCTGTAATCATTTTCTGTTAAGTGTGTAATTGGGATAGAGCTGATAACCCACTACCTTAATTAGTATTTTATTGCATAATACTACTAGTTGCCACATTGGGTGATACTGCAACTATATTTATTTTACAACTCTATCCCTTATTGTTATTTAAATTGTTATTAAAGGGAGCAGTTTATACACTTACTCAGGTGTTTTTAATTTATCGATGAATATCAAATCCAGGAACTCTTAAACTTATTACATAGTTAATGTAATTAGTCGCTACTATGATAGCTACTTTATTTGGAGTATCCACGATATCTAAGTATCCTGGATATGGATAATTTTCTCTAGAATAATTAGCAATATTGTTGATAACATTTGCTAAATGTTTCTTAATATTCTCTTTTGGGAGTCTATTGGATATTTGTGTAATAACACAGTTCATCCATAGATCATTTGTTAGAAGAGCTTTCTTTGCTTCTTCAAACATGTCTACTGTGTTAATTACAGTAGTAATAAAGTTTTTTAAATTCTTTTCCATATTGTTAATGTGTTATTTTTACTTATTTTAGTTCATAGACACAGAGTCATTACTAATACTATCCAGTGATTAGTAATTTTCCTCTGTGTTTCGTCTCGTCAACATGAATGTTATACTTTCCCTAGCTGAGTTTTATTTTTGCATAAGTCATTATTAGTTAACCTATACACTAAAAGGTTTTTAATTCTGATTTAATTATGACTATAGTTTATATTTTAGTGAAACATTAAAGTGCGAGTTACTTATGCACCCAATGTTTGAAAATTGACTTGTAATGGGAAAGTAGTAAAAACCACTCTCCCACGACAGCGTCACCTTGCAGCCGTCTCCGTCTCGATTGTGTTATCCGCTTATGTTTTGCATAAATAACACTGTCTGACTGAATATCGGCGTTCTCCGTTTCTAAGTACTTCTAATAGTTCTAATTGCCACCAACAATCACAAGCTGGATACTTGGTGATGTCTTCTCGAACTTTATAATACTTATACTCAGAGACTAATAACCTTGAAGCCTTTTTATGAGCTTTTACAGTTATTAGTTTCCGAGATAGAGGATTAAGATGGTGACCTTTGTAGATTACCATCTTAGCTTACTTATGCTACCAGGTCATACTTGAACAAAGCCTTATCAATGAGCTTTGATGTGTCTTGTACACCATCCTTGAAACCAGTAGTCTTGTACATAACCTTTGAACTTACCTTGACTCTTTTGCCAGCCAAAAGTTCAACACCCTTCTGAGTATCACTCTTAATGATGTTACCGTTAGCATCGAGATCAGACTGACCTCTTACCTTCAAGAACTCAGTAACAGCTGTACCTTCTGGATAGAGTACATCTGATGTACGATATGGTTTACCTGCACTATCCTCAGACCATACAAACAATGGATTCTGGAAAGTTGTCGGGAACCAATTAATTGAACGCTTAGTTCCATCAGGTGCTTCCACTTCGATGACCATGAACTCATAGTCATTACCGTTGAATGTTCTGCTACCGATGCGGTCTTTTATCTCCTCCAAAGTTGGGAAGATCAAGATATCGCCCTCATTGAGGATAGCACCACCGTCAAATACAGGTTTCATACCTGATGTGAACACTGTTAAACCCATCTTAATTGCACCATCTGCCTTATTGGCATTGATTCTTTCAATAACTGTCATTTTTAATTCTCCTATTGTTTAATTATGTAGTCTCTTACTATACATTAAGTATGCAAGATTTGCTACCACAACACTTATACTTGTTGCTAAGTTACAATAGGTGCTTATACACGGCTATTTTCTACCTATTTATGGCTATTTTTATGAGAAGAGAAAATAGAGGGAAGAGTTGAGGGAGAAGTTAGGGAGTTCTGAGGGAAGATTTTAAGGGAGAAAAGCTAATTAAAAAATAAGGGCTAACCCAAGGAACTTATTTCCCCAGGTTAGCCTTTCTTATTTTAGTAATCTCGGAAGAGTTGAGGGAGAAGTTAGGGAGTTCTGAGGGAAGATTTTAAGGGAGAAAAGCTAATTAAAAAATAAGGGCTAACCCAAGGAACTTATTTCCCCAGGTTAGCCTTTCTTATTTTAGTAATCTCGGAAGAGTTTCATTAACAAAATCAATATAGAAACTCTTAACCTTTTGAAAATTCGCTTCACTCATCTCATTAACTGTGCACCAGTAGTTATTAGCTCGGCTTTCAGTTATGCAGTTGTCAGTCTCATCATAGATGATTTCTAACAATTTTAAAATGTTTTCCTTTTTCATAATTCTTTGTATTTAAAGGAGAGCAAGCTAATGCTCTCCCGATTTATTATATAAAGCCTCTACAAATGTATCTATGTATTCGTAGAGATAGTCCTCTTTCTCTTCTTCTGTCATATTTATATAAGAAAGTAACCCCAACACCAATTTAATGATGTTAGGGTTATTTTTAGTTAGTATATCTCTTTGAACTCTGAATATCGGTGGTGCCATCCCTCCGTATATGGGTAGATAGTCTGTACTCTATTTTTGAACTCTTCAAAGGACTCACCATCGCGGGAAAGCATAGCGTGACTATTGTTATTATATTTCCAAAGATAAACAATGTAAGTAATCATATTGAACACAATTCCACCACACAAGAGCTGAATTGAGAACGGCTTTAAAATGTTATTTTATTAATCAACTAAATCTGTGTCTCGTAGAGATAGTCCTCTTTCTCTTCTTCTGTCATATTTATATAAGAAAGTAACCCCAACACCAATTTAATGATGTTAGGGTTATTTTTAGTTAGTATATCTCTTTGAACTCTGAATATCGGTGGTGCCATCCCTCCGTATATGGGTAGATAGTCTGTACTCTATTTTTGAACTCTTCAAAGGACTCACCATCGCGGGAAAGCATAGCGTGACTATTGTTATTATATTTCCAAAGATAAACAATGTAAGTAATCATATTGAACACAATTCCACCACACAAGAGCTGAATTGAGAACGGCTTTAAAATGTTATTTTATTAATCAACTAAATCTGTGTCTGGTAGAGTCTGCAATCCGAGTAAACCGAGAGCTTCAGTGCCCTCTTGTTCATATCGGTTATTAGCATCCATTCCTCCAAGATAACCACGAGTATAAGCTAGAATAGCAGCTGTACTAGTCTTAAACTTCGCAGCCTTTAACTTCTTGAAGTATTTCCAACCTAACATAATGGCATAGCTAGACTGAAAATTGAGGGTATGCTGAGAGCGTCCTATTTCACGAATAAACTCGGAAGCGTCTTCTCCGTCCACATAATAGTACCACTTGTACCAAGCATCATAGATGTCTTTAGGGAGTCCGTACTTTGGTTCCCAGCCCTCGATGTCCTTTTTGACCTCGGTAATCAACTTAAACTTCCAATAGTCTTGAAGATTATCCTCATTCTTTTCCCAAGCGTACTTGGTGACTTGTTGAGAAGTCAACATCTTATCCTCAGCACAAAGTGCTAACTCAATGAAATCCTCGGAATAATTAGAAACTGTAAAATGTAATGTAATCATGATTTTAATGCTAAAGAGTTAAAAATTTAATGAAAAAAAGAGGGAAATCCAAGCGGAAATCCCTCTTTAAGAGTTTACTTCTTGACAATGCCAAGCAGAGACTTTGTGTAAAGTCTTTCCTCGTATTTGCACATATAGTCCAGTTTGGTGAACTTATAGTCTGCAACATTGTTGAAGTGGTTAGCTACTCTCTCCATCCAGTCTTTCACTGTAGTATCCGCTGAGGCTGTGGAACGTGAGAATGTGTGTAGTTCGTCATTAGGTGCGACGAACGCAACAAATTCACCCTTCGCATTGAAGGTAGCAATATCATCAGTGAGTAAGTCCCACTGCAACATTGCAAACTCCAAGTGTTCCTTACCATTGAAGTAAGGAACGAGACCACAATAGCAGTTTTCAGAGAAAGACTTGTCACGCTTCATATAGCGCAAGTCATTATGGAAAACCAATTTGAAGTCATCCGGCATCTTGTCGGGATAAGCGGTGACAACGTTAGTAATTGCCATCGCATTGCGTAAGCTCAGATTGCTTGAACCATTTGCAACCTGAACATTAGAGTCATTGTTTACGATTACTGTAGCCATATTAATCAGAATTAAGCGCAACATTACGCCGACCACTCTTTCGGAGTAGACGAGACTATCTCATTTTCTTGGAAATGGGCAAAATCATTCAGTAGTTTAAGGTCAGACTGAATGCGTGACCGACGATGGGGTGCTCGGACAGCTGCCCCAGACGAGCTTGACGTGCTCGGATTCGATATAATTATTTATATCTATGTTTTAATAGTTGCTAATAACTGGCTATTTTAATATTTATTTTCCCTACTCGATGCCCGGGGGGCTAAAACGAGTAGTGGGCCCATGCTACGATCACTATGTGAATTTTTCATAAGTAATACCTATCCTCATCTTTGCTTTAGTATAAAATACTGATATTATGTTAGAATTAGCATTTTTGATAATTTTAACTTTGACCCTCCGATATTTTTGAGCATCTATCGTATAGATAAGTAATAACACTAAATTGAACAAATATGAAAAGAAATTTAAATGTATTATTAGCAGTTATAAATGCATACGAAGAAAACGGAGAATTTTCTCATTTTAGTGGGGCAGAATTAAATCATAAATTTGGATTTGCTACTAAAAATATTCCGCAGATGTTAAAAGATTTAGTAGATCTAAAATATATAGAAAATCACACAATAAATGGATTTTATAATAGATATAAAATATTAAAACATATAGATTGTCCAGAATTTATATTAGATAATAGACTTTCTAATTCTCAAAAAGACTTCTTATTAAGATGTATAGAACAAAATATAACAGAGGATCTTTCTAAGAAAGAAATGGCTAGAAGAGTAAATGGAAATGAAAATGGATGGAATTTTTCACGTTCAGTAGATGGAATCCTGGAGATATTAGGGGAAGATAGTTTATTTGATATAATCAGTGAATTTAATATAGTAAAAGAATTAAAACCAGAAAATGCAATCAAAACAGAATTTGGATATAAAACAAATAAAAATATTAAGAGATTAGACTCTAGTGAAAAAACTCAAGATAATATAATAGCTCAATTTCTATTAAAGAAATCTTCTCAGTGTAGGAGAAGAAGAAATAAAGTATTGGAGTATAACTTAACATTAGAATATATAAAAGAACTTTTGTTAAAACAAGAGTATAAAGACTATTATACTGGGCAAGTGCCAGAAAACTATGAAGACTATTCCATAGATAGAATAGATAGCAATTTAGGATATATAGAAGGAAATATTGTAATTACAACTAATAGAGTAAACACTATGAAAAATGATATGTCTACAGAAGAATTTAAAAAACTAATTTCTGACATATATAAAAATATTTCTAATTTCTAAAGTCGGGATTTATAACAACCCCAGGGGCTGTTTATATAAAGTACCCGTACCAGTTTTACTGTCGTTCAAATGCATTTATCAATTAGTAATTAAGGGATTAAAACAATGATTTTTGACAATAATTTGGGTATAAAGCTCTTATTGTTACATTTTAAATTATTTTAACTTTTATATTTTCAACAATTAATCTATTGTAGAATGTGATTAAAAAAGAACTAAATTAAAACAATTTTAAAATATTAATTAATATGGTCGAAAACTTGTTAGAAGGAATAATGACAAATGAAGAATTTCAAGAGCTTATGAAAGCTTCTGAAAATAACAAAGATTATAAATTTAATAAAAATGGTTTAGATATTTCAATGAATAGTTCAGATAATGGTTTTGAACTCAGTGTTAAATACACTAATCCAGTACAATCTGAAGTAGAGAAGTTTACAGATTTCTTAAATAGTTTGGATGATGAATTGTTTGTAGACATTTGTGAACAGATTGGTGATGATGGTTTACAAAGGATTCAGAATTGTTTAGACTCAGAAAATATTGAATCTGTCCGATCTGCAGTTTCTTATTTTAAAGCACATGCACGAAAATTCATTGCAGATAAAACTAACTATTTGAATGAGCAATTAGTTAAATTTAACTAATAACTTAAATACACATTTGGCTAGTTTTGATAACTAGCTAATATTCTCTTATGGTGTAATGGTCAGCACAGAAGACTCTAAATCTTTTAGTCAGGGTTCGAATCCTTGTGAGAGAAGAATAGCAATAGTAGAAACCTCCACGTGGTGCTATTCGGATAATGCTAATTCTACTTTAAAAAATGATTTAATTATAAAAGATATGTATTATGATTATTGCAATTTATAGACTAAATGACAAGCTTTTAAAAACCACTAATTTAGAAAAGAAACTTAAAAAGTTGAAAAAGTCTAAATTAGATAGTAAAATACAAATTCTTTTCCAAGAGGATTATGAGGGGGATTTAAAAGAGGCTGAGAATTATTTAGATTACATAATTAAAAAGAACTATGTAATAGATGACAATGTAGATGATACTAGTAATGTGGTTTTACATCATTATGTCAATAGACAAACTGGTTATACACACACTAGTATATATGATAATGAAATTTTAGAAGGATATGAACAAATCGACTGATGTTTTTAACAGACTAATTAAACCTAAAAATAATATAATGGCTAACTATCTAAGTCGTAAAGCTACAATGTTAGCTGGTAATTGTGCAACTTTAAATCAAAATACTTTAGTTACACAATTTAAAGATAATCAATGGTACTTAGATTATTTAGATGAATTAAATACATATAGTACTCAGTATTAAATTGTAACTAATTAAATAATAAATGATTGATTATAAAGCAACTATTAAAAATATACACTCAGCATTGTCTGATTTAAATATAGATGAATTATTAATTATACTTGATTGTATTAAAGAGATTCCTAATTATAATAACTCAGTACATATTAATAGTGGAGGTTACACATATCCTAGTATGGATAATGTTTTGTTAAATTCAAAATTGAAATCTCCTTCTGTTTCAGATACATTATATTCTCTGCAATTAGATACAGACCATACTACATGTAATTCAGTAAATTGTACTAATGTAGCTAAAAAACGTAAAGACAATGAAACCAATTCTTCAATTTGAATTATAAAATATTTAAGGCGACCTAGCAATTAAGCTAAGCCGCCTTTTATTATATCATCTATTTAATAAGTCAATTATATTAGGAACTGTGTTTAAAGGAGCCTAAATATAAGGGGATAATCTAGGTACATAAGATATAGCTTTCTAAGTTGCCCTTGCTTTATCTGCCTAATACTATTTATCTAATAAATTTGTTAATTTCTAATTAAAATAGTTACCCTAGCTTGATCGTACTCCTTTTTTAGCTAGTTCTTTTGTGGCAGCTGCAGTTCTTTTGGATTTCTCATATTTCCATGACTTTCTATAATGATCAGCAATGCGTTTCCTTGGTGAAAAAATAGGTTTGCGTGGATTAAAAACATGAGGTTCAACTAGTCCAGTAACTCCTTTAGCTAGAGTTTTAGCAGTCCTGCTAAATCTAAACCTGTTTCTGCAGTATTCCATAAAGCAGACCCTAAATTATTATTTCCTTTGGCTGTCTTATACCAATCACGAACTGCTTGATATCCATCAATTACAGTGGAAGGAATCTAGGATGCTATAGCAGAACCTATGGGAGCACCTGTAGCAGATGTTCCTACTCCTAAAGATAAAGCTGCCGCAGCAGGTTCATATGACTCATCTAAGGTATTAAATATACCTCCATTCTATTCTTCATTATTTACTTTCTCCATATACTAGTTATACTATCAATTCCTAATAGTCCCATACAACAATATAAAACTGTATCTACCATATCTGGGGCTTGTATCTAACTAATAGAACAGTATATTAGAATAATTAAACTAACTACCCATCCTAATATTCCACACACTCTTTTACTACTTATTCCAGTATGTGCTGTTATTAATTTAATTAAAAACTATTTCATAATTCTATATCGTCATTTAATTGGGTGCATTTAATTAAATATTTATCCCATAACTATTTATCTCTCTCATTTACAAAATTTAGAAATTCTTGTAATTCATTCAATTGTATATTTATATCTCTCATACCTAGTTACTATTCTAATTATATATTTGAGCAATTGGATTTAAACCCTATTGCTTATTCCACTAATTAATAATCTATTTATCCCTATTTCTCCCTCTATTCATTTCTACATTATAGAAGGCTGGTCTTGTATTATAGTTCTTCTATTTTAATCCCTATTTAAACTGTCCAAAGTTCTAGACATTCTATAAGTTTTTATATCTACCATTAGTTAGGCTATCAGTTGCATTTTTAGTCCATCCACCTAAGTTAGACGCCCTTTTTCCAAATGAATAATATTTTCCAGGTCTGCCATCTTCTATCATAGATAAATGTGAAGTGTCAAAAGCAGCCTACTGTGGAATACCCTAATTAACTAAGGAGATATATCTTTGTAATACTTGAGGCTATGAGTTACTAATCTAAAAAGGTCCGCCCTACTAATAAGTGAGAGGATGATTCTTCTTTAAATCCTTTGTTTTAAACCATCCATTATCTAATATTGATCTATGACCATTTGACTTATGTACTTCACCACCATCTTCATGTTTCCATTTCTTTGCATTCTATCTTATCTTTGTGTATTGTTTCATTTCTAATAATTATTTACTATTTGTTTGCAAATATATAGAATAGTATCCATTTCAAAATCAGATTTTAATTGATTTACTGCCATACATACTAACTATACGTTGTCTATTGTATATCCCTTTCCAGGAATTTTCTAGTCTATAGATACGTTTGAAAATACTCTTCCGGAGTCTAATTCATAGGTCATGGGAATTTTTGAAATGGCACATAAACCCTATTGCTTTTCCCATATACTTAATAAGTCCTCCTTAGTTATAGTAAATGGTATATTTTTTGAGGAAGCTCTATCTTTAGCACTGAACCATCGAGCCTATAATACTTTATTTAATTTAATATCATTAGTATAATTACTACGGGTGAGTTTATTCTATTGTATTTTACAATTAGGACATCTAGTATCTCTATTATCTCGGATACTATACTTTGAACCTCCTGCTGTATGAAATATATTAGGATCAAAATATTGGTTACATATATGGCATTTTAATTTACCATCTTTCCATTCTTCATCATATTTCTATTTTAATTCACAATCTCTACAAGTAGTATGAAAATTTAAACCTTCTTCGGTTTTATGTGAATATTTTTTAAAGTAATTTATATTCTTGGGTAGTTCCTTTCCGCAACAATCACATACCTAATATTTCTATCTTCCCATAAATTTTAATTCTTAATTATTTGAAACTTTGAATCTAATCCAATAAAATTTAAACAATTAGAAACTAAATATATGTTTCCCCCATTCATATGTTTAAATTTTCTACTGTTCTGAGCAAATATGGCTCTTTTTCTAGTTAGAGGATTTTTACTATGTGTTAATTCTTCAGTAGTTTTACCTGTTCTCTTTTTAGTCTCAGTAAATTTTCCTCTATTTTCTTTTTTAATGTGTATTCCGGAACCTTTAGCTAGATAAGGGATACCAAATATTTCTAAATCTTCCATTTTAATTAAATTTAAGAGTTTATATTACTAATTAATTTGTTATACACCTAATTATATATTATTATTGAAAAGTTAAAAATTAGTTTAGATAAATATAAAATAAATGTAAAATGTTAATGTTATATGGAAAATTTAAGTATTGATAAACAAAACGGAACAGTAGCTTTTAATGAAGAAGTACATCGTTATTGGGATGTTAATGACCCTTCTATCAAGTTTACTTCTGTAACTACTATGATTGAGCAATTTGGTCAGCCATTTGATAAGGAATTTTGGTCAGCATATAAAGCTTTAGAGAAATTATTACCTGCTGATGAATTTAAGATTGAGAAGAAGTCTCTTTTAAATACTAAGAAATTTGATCCTGTTCTGTTAGAGTTACATAATATTACAGAACTAGATTTTAATAAAGCACAGCAAGAAATATTAGACTCTTGGGATGAGGAGAATAGAAGGTCTTGTGAAAGAGGTACTAAAATACATGCAGGATTAGAGAATTCCTTTTACACTCAGAAAAAGAATATTACTCTAGATAAATATCAAATAGGAGGTAAATTTGAATGTCAAAAAGATAGAACTTCTTTAGATTTGGAAAACGCAGTATATCCTGAGTATTTAATTCATTGGGATTCTCCATCTGGTAAATTACATATTGCAGGTCAGATTGATTTATTAGTTAAAAAAGGCAATTCCATCGTAATCGGAGACTGGAAAACAAATAAGAAGATTGATACCAAGAGCTATTTTGATTCTAAAGTAAGAAGTTCTGTTAAGATGAAGTTTCCTCTAAATAATTTAGATGATTGTAATTATTATCATTATTGTCTTCAGCTTAGTACTTATGCTTATATAATTGAATCATATAATCCTGATTTTAGTATAGAAGACTTAGTACTAGTACATTTTGATCACAATGACAATATGACTGTTTATCATCTACCTTATCTTAGAAAAGAAGTAGAACGTATGTTATCTTATTATGAAAAGGAACATCTTCTACAAGAACGTAGATTAAAGAATAAACGAATTGAATATTAATATGATACTATGTATAGCATTATTACTAATAGCCTATTTAATTTATAGTACTATAATGGAATTAACTAAGAATTAATATACAAATTAATATATGGAAGAATATATAACTAAACGTACTAAAATATGTAGAGCTTGTCCTATTTGTGACCAAGAAAATGAGATTTGTAATGCACATTTGTATTTAAATCCTGAAAATAATGATGTAAGTACAACACCTAAGAAGGGATATTTAAATGGATGCGGATGCCACCTAAAATGGAAGATTAATAATAAGAACTCACATTGTCCTTGTAATAAATGGGAAGCAGAATGAAATTAAACATATTAATTAAATGGTTACATGGTATTTTAACTAAGCCATTAACTATATTAAAAAGCATATATTATAATATTAAGAATAAACATCAAGATTTAGCTATTACAAGATTAGGTATATGTCATAGATGCGACCATAAATTAAATACTAACTTCGGTGATTTATGTGATTTATGTGGATGTGTATTAGATAATAAAACTAGAGTTAAAGATGAATTTTGTGAACAGGGTAAATGGTAATTATTGCCGTAAATTAAATGTAAATGACTATGGATTTTAGAAGTGAATTAAATGGAAAAGAGAAAGTAGCTCAATCACTTATCGGTATGGAAAGCACAGGAACTCCTATTGTAGTTAATGGACAAAGAGCAGACGTTATTTTAGCTAATGAAAAGAAGTCTAAATTTAATACTAAAGTAGATGAATATGTAGATAAATTTGAAAAACACAATAAAGCACTTGAGGACTATGCTAAGGAAATCTCAAAGGACATCAATGGTTTAGAGATATTACCAATGGGTTCTTATGCATTGATTAAACCTTTTGATGAGAATCCTTTCCAAAAAATAACAGTAGAGAGTGGAATTATTACAGACTTGGGTGGATTTACCCCTCAATATAAGAGTGAAGAAGATGGTCAGATTCACGAATTAGAACAGTTTATTCGTGTCGGTACTGTAATTGAGACTGGATTCAAATGTGAGTTCCTAAAAGAAGGTGATGTAGTATTCTTTACTAAAGCTAGTGAAGCTACTGTTCCGTTTTTCAAGCAAGGATTTGTAGTAGTTAATGAATCACGAATTATGGCAATAGTTAATGAGAAATTAACAGAAAGAAAGAATCAAATTAAAGATAATGGAAACAAGTAATAAAGTTTATCTATAGCCGGGAGATGTTGTAAGTCTGCGTTAGCGTGACAAAATGCATTGTCCGGCTATGCTTGTTATTAGAAAAGAGCAAGCATTATTTAAAGATGAAATGAAAGGATTGAGATGTAGATGGTTTACTGATTCAGGTTTAATGTAGGAAGCAGTATTCAACACTAAGGATTTAATACTTGTATAATTATGGCATGGAAAACAGTTAATACAGCATAGTCAATGGATGCTCGAAGTCAAAATGCTTTTAGAAGATTTTCTAATATACTTATGTCCCATAGAAATGCTAATGGCAATATTTAGTATAATCCTTAGGATAAATCTTACCGATTAGTAAATGATAACGGAATATTTTATTCTAATGGAAGATTTTTTTCCAAATCAGGGATTAAGGGCAATTATAATGTAGAAACAGGAAGTATTTTAAATAAAAGAGAGACTAGACCAAGCGCTCCTTCCAAACAACAATCTCCTACTAAACCTAAAAATGCGGTACCTTGGAAAACTGCACCGGTATATCCAGGAGTTAGTATTATGACTTCTGAAGATACTGATTATACACCAAGTACGAGATAGGCGACCTTCTATCCAACCTCATGGAAAGATAATGAAAAAGATTTTACTAGAGTGGACCAACAAACATAGGGAAACTCTGCCTATACACTAAGACCTAACAGTCAAACTCTTTGGAAACCTGAAGGAGGATCTAACTAGAAAGAATCAAGTAAGTCTAATGTAACTAAACCTTAGGTTACTAAAAATTCCAAAGCTCCTACTACCTCTACAAGTAAACCTCGTACCAATACATCTTCTACAACTAGTAGACCAAGAACTGCATTAGCTCCAAAAACTCCTGTATCTAATTCATGGATTAATAAGGGTAGAGGAATATGGAACTATAATGGAGTGTCCCAAACAGATGTAGCAAATGCTTATAAGACGGGAGATTTCAGTAAAGTAGGAAGTTACTTATCACAACACAAAGATTTAGCTAGTTATTTGAATAATATTTATAGTAAAAGAGGAGGTAACTAGTTTAATTCATCTACACCAACTAAGCGGGCAGCTCCTATTTAGGGAACTCCAGGATATGGCATTCATGTTGGAAATGGTAATGTGACTTTATCTACCCCAAATGGCTCAACTACAGATATAACTAATTCCCATAATGTATCTACTCTAATTGATAATGGCAATTATAAAGCACCTAACCTAGGAGGCATGACTACTAATTATTTAGAAAATAGACCATTAGATAGCTATTCAGAACTTACTAAACACAATTTTGATAGAGGTGATATTAGATAGGGTATGAGAGCAAATGGGATAAATCCTTATGATTATTCAGGTTCAGATAGAAAATAGTTAAAAACATATTTAAATAATCCTACAACTGATAACTATACTCAATCTGTAAGTAAAATTATAGGGGATGGTAAAATCTAGTAGAATATGTTAAATAATGCTGTTCAGAACTAGACTAGTTAGTATCAATTAACTAAACCTAATTTAGGATATAATCCAAGTTAGAATAATTAGTTAGTTAATTTAAAATTTGAAAAGGGAGGACAAATGTATAAATATTCAGCAGGAGCACAAATGGTACAACCACAATAGGCAAGTGGACAATAGGGGATAGAATAGTAGGCAATGACTTTAGTTTAGGCAGCTATGTAGGGTGACTAGCAAGCTAACTAGACTATTTAGAAAATTATGTAGGCAGCACAACAAGGTGATTAGCAAGCAGCTCAAATAGCTAAATTACTACAAGCTATTGTTCAGCAAATGAAAGGATCTCGTAAAGCAAGACTCGGTGCCAAATTAGATTATATTAAATAGTCTATTGGGGAATGTCCTGAAGGCCAAGAAGTAGTATATTTTAAAAAGGGAGGAGAAATTTGTAAAATATGTGCAGGTAAAAAAATGCAAGATGGAGGAAAATCTGACCCTATTAAAAACTTTAAGAAAAAGAAGGATGTTGCAAAACAAACTTATTAGAGAAATCCTTATACTAGGGGTAAATCAGCTAAAGAAATTGCCGAAATGCAAAGAAGAAATCGACAAGAAGCTAGTGCAGGTAAAGGTGAGAATGATGCTAATGTTGCTCCATGGAACTATAAAAAGAATAAGATGAAATAAAATACTAATGTTTAATGTTAATGATTTATGAATGTATTTAATTATGATAGTGACCATCTTGTTCTAGAATTAAATGAGCCTGAGATTCTTTTAATCAGAGAATTTAAGGCTCTTCTAGATAGAGATAAAACAAAAACTAAGACTAGAGTAAATAAAGAACTTACTTACATTTATCTGGCTTTAGATTGGAAGTCTCCTTATTCTAATTATTTAGAGTAGGAAAGACATGAGGAAGCCCTAGCTGATAGTGGTTTGACAGAAGCCTAGTTTAACGACCCTATATTTAGAGAAGCTTGTCGAAAATATAGGAAATTACAAGAATCAAATAAATCTGTGAAATTATTAGAAGCAGCTCGAAGGGCAGCAGATTAGTTTATAGATTATTTTGAAACTATTGTAGATTTAAATGAACGAGATATTAATGGTAAACCTATTTTCTCTGCAGAAAAAGTAATGAAGGAGATGGCTTAGTTAAGTAATGTCCATGAGCAATTAATTACTTTAGAGAAAGAAGTTAAAGAGTCTGTATCACAAGAGTCTACAACTAGAGGTGGAGTTAATACCGGATATGACCCAGGTGATTTTTAATTGATATGCCTAGAAAGAAGAAAGTATTACCTGATGAAATCTAGTTAATTGTAGATGAAGTAAAAAAGAAATAGTAGGAAGAAGATACTAAAGAGGCTAAGAAATTAGTTGATGAATATAGAATTGAACGTTCTAATGATAAGACATATTGGGATATTACTAAGGATATGAAGATAGAATGCTTCGATCCTACTTTATCTTATGAATTAACTGGTTATAGACCCATAGATGAAACTCATGGTTTAGATTTTGATCCTTCATGGTTTACTGAAGTTAGAGAAACATTTCTAAGAACTGGGAGATATTGTTCTTATTTACCTAGAAGTAAAAGATGGGATGCATTTTGGAAAGAACAATATACTAGATGTAAATACGGTATGACCTCACATGGATATACTATTACTGGAGATAACTATTTCTTCTTAAATTTTTATTAGTTACCAGTAGTAGATATGGATAAAGCATCAGGTGAAGGTACTAATGAAAGTTTTCCAGTATTCTTTGCTTCCCAATATACGTTCTTTCATTATTTACAGATGTGTAGAGTGTTACATAAAAACGCTGCCTTAATGAAAGCGCGTTCAATTGGCTTTAGTGAGATAAATGCTTCTCTTGCAGCTAGACTATACACTACTATAAAAAGAAGTAGAACTATGATTACTTGTTTTAAAGATACTTATTTAAATGGTACCTTTAGTAAGTTAGACCATGCTCTCACATTCATTAATACAAATGCTGATGGATTTTTTAAACCTAGATTAACAGATAAAGCCCTAGAAAAGAAATCAGGATATTAGGTTAAAATAGATGGTTAGTTCACAGACTTTGGATGGCGTTCTGTTGTAATAGGAATTAATGGAAGCAAGCCTTCTAATATTCGTGGTGATCGTGTTGATCTTCTTATTTATGATGAAGCTGGTTCGTGGCCCGATTTAACTACTGCCGTAGTGCAAGGACAAGAATTATGTGAAGTACAAGGTGTTCCTAGAGGTATTATGTTATTTGGTGGTACTGGAGGTGACTTTGGTCCTCCTCTTGAAGGATTAAAAAAGATTTATTATAATCCTAAGGCTTTTAAAATTCTACCATTTAGGCATAAGTGGACACAAGATGGAACCACTATAGAGAGCGGATTCTTTCTTCCTTATTTTCTGCAGTCTTTGAATCCTGAATATATGGATTCTAGAGGAGTTTGTAATTAGACAGAGTATAAGAAATTATTACAAGAAGAAAGAAATAATCTGTTAGCTGTTCCTGAAGAGTATCTTAAAAAGTGTGCTGAGCGCTGCTGGAATGCGGAAGAAGCATTTACTCTCGAAGGTTAGAACAAGTTTAATAAAATGAAGATAGCAGATTAGTTAGCTAAAATACGTCTTCATAAAATTGGACCTAGACCACAAGTAGGAACTATTGATTATACTTATAAATCTAATAAACACTCTTTAGAAAATATAGATGGATTTAGATGGCTTCTTAATTCTGGTAAAGTTTAGATATTGGAACATCCAGTATGGTCTGATTTATATAAAGAACAGATTGAGAAGTAGAAGAGAGAAGCTGAGGAATAGGGGATTGATTTTGAAGCTCCTGTATACACAGAAATGAATGATTTATATGTAGCAGGTATTGATGGTATTGATATTGGTGCTGCTCAAACTTCTAAAGAAACTAGAGACCCTTCTGATTTTTGTATTATAATTAAACGTAGAGCCTTTGGTCTTAATGAACCCCAATATGTAGCTATGTATAAAGACAGACCTCAAAATATTAGAGAAGCTTATAAGATAGCTATGTGTATGTGTAGATATTATAATTGTAGAATTAATATAGAGGCTACCCGTGTAGGTATGATTACTTGGGCTAGAGAAAATAAATGTCTACAATACTTTATGAAAAGACCTAGAGCCACTTTGACTGATATTAAATATGGTACTACTAAATAGTATGGTACTCCTGCAACTAAAACTATTATAGAACAACAAACAGACCTTATAGCTGATTATGTAGAAGACTATGGACATAATATCTGGTTTGAAGATATGCTAGAATAGTTAAATGGTTATAATGATGAGAATAAAACAAAATTTGATATTATAGCTGCGCTTGGAATGGTTGAACTTGCCGACTAGGAATTATCAGGAAGACAACCTACAAAAGTTGACAAAGAAGTTGAAGAATTTTAGGACTACGGATATTATATAAATGACAAAGGTTATAGAGAATTTGGGGTTATTCCAAAGAAACAATCAAATCAAATAGTAATTAAATAGGAGGAAAACAATGACCCATACCGAATTGAAACAAGTGATCCTAGATTATATGAGAACACAGTTTTAGATAGATTTTATAGGAGATATTCGTATTGAAGATTTGGACCCTATAGGATATAAAGTTTCTCTTAATCTAGACCATTCTGAGAACCCTTTTGTACTAATGGCAGATTTACCTGATGCTAAATTTGTAGATTTTATAAAAGAGGAATTAAGAAGAAGTAAATTACATAGAGTAAAGTATTTTAAAGCAATTAAAATACAACCTCCAGAATCTAAACTATGTTATGACAGACAAAGAGCTTATAGATAAGACTAACGAAACCATTTCTGAACTTGTATATGATAAAACTAAGTTATAGAAAGCTTATAATTATTATAATGGAAAAAGAGACAAGGAATAGTTTCGTTATCTAGAAGAAAACTTTGGTATAGGAAGTCCTACTTCTGTTGAATTTACGCCTTTACTAAGAAAACATGTAGATGCTTTAGTTGGTGAATTTCTAGGAACTCCTATATTACCAAAAATATCCTGTAAAGATGCAGGAACTATCAGTAATATGGATAGAGAAAAATAGCTATTGATATAGACACAAATAATAGGATTTTTAAAGACGCATTTAAATAATTCCTTACTTAAATTTGCTAATAACTAGGATATTACTGATAAATCTATTAAATAGTAGTTAGATAAAATAATTGAAGAGCAAGATTAGCAATTTGTTTCTCAATATGAGATTGCTGCTTAGAATATTCTTCAATACATTATGTAGTCTGAAGAAATTGATTTTGTAACTAAACTTAGACAATTATTTATAGACTTATTAGTTACAGGTTATTGTTTTTACAGAGTAAAATCATCATTTAGTAAAACTAATATTGAAATAGAGGTATTAAATCCTTTAAATACCTTTGTAGACAGAAATCCTGAATCTCCTTATGTTAAGAAATCTTATAGGTCAGTTGTGAGACAATGGCTTTCTAAAAGTTAGATATTAGCTAAATATGGAAATGAACTGAGTAAAGAGGACTTACGTAATTTTAAATAGAACTGGACAGATGATGACACAGCTAGGTACAGAAGAGCCTATGGTCCGGTTGTAGATATAGATGAAGCTAGTGATGATGACGAAGAACAAGATTTACTTCCTGGTTATCCTGAAGATGATTCCCATAGATATAATCTGATTCCAATATATGAAGTAGAATGGATAGAAACTGATGATAAATTTATTATGTAGAGATATAATACAATTAGAATCGGTGATGAATATTATATTCTTAGGGGAATTGATAAATAGGTAATTAGAAGTCATGATAATCCTAATTATTGTGGATTGTCAGTAAATGGTGTTTATTTTTTAAATAGAGCTCGTTAGCCTTATAGTTTAATCTTAAAATGTGCTCATTTGTAGGATCGTTATGATCTTTTACATTACTATAGAGATGCTATTGTAGCAAATAGCGGGGTTAAAGGTAGTATTATTGACATTTCTATGATTCCTAAAGTGTTAGGACCTGATTTTGGGGCTAGAGTAAAGAAATGGAGAGCTTATAAGAAACAAGGAGAAATGTTAATTGATTCTTCTCAAGAAGGAAGAATGGAAGATGGATAGGCTCCTTTAAATACTATATTTAATGGCTATGATGAATCTTTACCAGCTTAGGTAATACAAGCAATTGATTTAGCTATACAATCTATTGAATCCACTGTATCTTCCATTACTGGTGTATTTAGAGAAAGACTTAATGGCATTGAATAGAGAGATGCTGTAACTAATGTTAAATAGGGAGTAACTAATTCTTATACTGTAACTAAACCTATCTATTAGCAAATGGATTTAGTTGTAAGAGAAGTCTTACTTGATAGTCTTAACTAGGCTAAAATAGTTTATAAGAAAGGACTAACTGGCACTATTACTTTAGGGGATAAATATTAGAAAATATTTACAGCCCTTCCTGAATACTTTACAATTACAGACTATGATATACATGTAATATCTAGTACTGAAATTATGTAGGATATGTAGACAATTAAATCTACATTACCTGATTTAATTAAGTCCGGATTAGTTAGTGCTGATATTATATTTGAAGCTCTTACTGCTAAGAGTTTGACTGAACTTAAATATACTGTTAAGAAAGCCATAGAAAAATAGAAAGCTGAAAATAATTAGTTATAGCAACTGTAGTAGAAATTAGAGGAAACTAGTTAGTAGTTACAATAGGCATAGCAAGAGTTATAGAGGGCTCAATAGAAAGCAGAATCTCTTAATGAACAAAGAATGCAGCTTGATTAGCAGAAGATTCAATTAGAATATCAAGTTAATTGGTATAAAGCTCAAACAGATAGAACTTATAAAGATAGACAATTAGATATAGAGGATTAGAGAACTAAGGTTGAATTAGCTTAGTTAAATGATGGTAATCCTTATAATGACAAAATTAGACAATCGTAATGGCAATCAGTTGTGAAAAAGTATACTCTGGAACTGGTGATTAGATTTATCCGGAGACAGCAGATAGAGCAGTTACAGTTTTAGCTAAACATACTACACTTGACCTCTATTTAGCGGATCTTGCTAAATAGATTTCAGAAAATTAGGGAGCTGACGAAGTAGCCAAATCTTTAAAGTTTAAAGTGGATTATTTGGCTACAAATACAGCCGATGTTAATAAAGTGAAGGAGTTAGAAAATTAGGATGAAACTAATTAGTGGGGTGAAAACTTTGTATTACCTTCTGTGAAAACTCCTTATACCTGGAAAAGAACTATTGTATATTTTGAAGGTTAGGATCTTAAAAATGGTTAGAAATTTTATGAAATCGTAACTGCAGATATTGCTGAGATTAGTTAGACTCTGTATATGGTTAAAGATAATTCTTAGTAGCCTAGGATAATATATCCACAGAAAGCCGTAGAAGTGGAAGGAGAAATATAGAATGTAGATGATACGGATGCTTCTATAGATGAAATAATCAAAGCTAGTGAAGAAGGTAAAAATAATTGGAGTAAATACCCATCGGAAATAACTGCATCTAATCCATATGGATTTATGGCAGTACGATCGAGAGTAAGTGGTGCTTGGAGCTTATTTAAAATTGCTCTATATTCTAAATGGGCTTATGACAGTAGACTTGTTACTAAATTTACAGTAACTAATACTTTTGAAAAACCTCAATTAATTAAAACTGCAGTAGATCCAGGTGACTAGTGGACAGATACTAATGAATAGGAATTTACTGGTTATCTATGGATGATTTCCGCCTCCTAGAACAATAATAATTATGTTTTAGATGATAATAAGAATATATGGAGTGAACCTCAATTAATTTCAATAGTTAAGTAATGGAATTTAAAATAGATATATGTAATTCGGTACAGGGTGATTTAACTGTATTAGATCTATCTAAAGAGTATGACCAATATTTATCTGAAGAGGAAGAGGTGGCTAGTACTTATGAAGATACATTATTATTTAAATACAGTAAGTCGGTGACTGTAAATGTATTAATGAAAATAGGAACTACAGAAATAACATTCTTAGATGCATTAATACATGAACACAATTAGTTAGAAAATGGAGTATATAAAGATGATGCATGTACTTTCAACCTTAAAGAAGATGGTTTTTATACTATTGACCATTATGTATTTCCGAATATAGATTGGTATAATTGGTATAAAAATAAAGCTTCACAAGAATATAAAGATAAAATAAATAGGGTATATATAATAGATGAAGGAGCTATTAAAAAAGAAGTAGATGGAGTATTAAAAGAAACTACTCTTAGGGAAGTACTGGAAATGAATTTAGAAGGAACTCCTATTTAGTAGGAACACATAAATACTTTCTTTACAGGAAATATGCAACAATGTTATATTAATTATTGTAAGAAATTATTTAATGCATTATTAAATAAATGTCGAACTTCTGCGTATAATGAAGATTTATATGCCAGAGACTTCATTTGGATGACTCTTAATATAATAGATTATTTAATCTAGTTTGAACAATTTATGGAAGCCGAAAAAATAGTAGAAGAATTTAATACTTGTGGAGGTTTCTGTTAGAATAATGAATATGGATAGCATACAGCTCATGGATGTGGATGTTCTAAAGCGTAAAGCAATAGAACTTTATAGAGATTTATTAAATAGAGCAAAGAAAGGTTATCAAGATGATTATTCATTATTGTTAAATATTATTTGTTTTATTAGTTTACCTATAGATATAGATAATAAAGAATTTATTAAAGAGAACTTACTAAATTAGAATGATACACTCTATTTACAATTAGGTAGGGAAGGTAGGTTTAACACCATGTTCTAAAGAAAGACCTAAACAACTTATACCTCTTTTAAAGAGTAATTTTTTAGGAGAGTTTCAAACAGAACTAGAAAAGAAATTAGCTAGAGAAAGTATAGGTGTAACAGTTACAGGTAAATATACATATCAACCTGACAGTGATCATATAACAAACATAGAATAGATTACATCTATATATGAAGCACTTGATTATGCTTTAACTCTAGCTAAATCTTATCAAGATAAAAAGATAGAAAAATAGATAGAAACTATTAAAGCTAATATAAATTAGTTAACTAGCACTGTTACTAATTAGGGGGAGGAGTTATCTAATTTATAGGAATTAGTTAATACTATTAATACATAGGTAGGAGCCTTAAATAGTCAACTAGCTAATTTAAATGTAGATGATAAAATAGAAGCATGGATTAGAACACATTCTGGTTCAGTAGCTTTAAATGAGGAATCTAAATTAGATTTTGCTATATCTCAAGCTGAAGGTAATGCTATTAAATCTAATGCAGATGGTCTCTATGTTGAAAGCTCTTCTGCAGCTGTATATAAATCAGAATTATAGGATAATATTAAAATGAATATTTCTGTGGGAGGACTCAAATAGGGAACTAAAGTATCTGACTTAAAAGGTGAAGCATTCTCTACCATATTAGATAAACTATTATTCCCGGTATTAGTTAGAGAATTAGTTCAACCTTATGTGGTATCTAATGTATCTAGTTAGCTAGTAGAAGTGGGTAGCCCTATCATTCCTGCAAGTACAACTTTTATTAAAGGGGATGCTGGAGAAATAACTTCTAAAACAGATTCTATAACTCACAATGATTAGGCTTACACAGAATCCACATATACAGAGTTGGGAGATTATATTTATAAAGTAGTAATTGATTATTCTGCCGGAGAATATTTAATTGATGATAGAGGATAGACTACTGATAAAAGAATTGAAGCAGGTTCTATAAATAAAACAGTGGCTACTATTTCTGCAACATATCCCTGGTATTATAATACTCATAAAGGCACTTTAGTTAAGTATGGTACTCAATCTAATATAATGGAAATTAATTTATCAGGCAAAGCTGTTATTAAAATACCGGGCGCTAATTCAACTTTAGATAGCTTAAAAGTAAATGGTGGTTTAGGATTCTTAGAGATTGATATGTCTGGATGGACTAAATCTATTGAACAGATAAACGATTATACATATTAGGTATGGACTAAGAATGATTCTTATGCTTCCGAACTACCTCATCAAATTCAATTCACATTAGCATGAAATATACAGGTGATTCGTTGTTGGGAGTTTCATTTTCAGTACAAACTCCTAAACCATTAGATTGTAGAACTGTAGTAAGTACTACTTAGGAATTATATACTATTCCTGTTGAAATAGCATATGAAGGTATGTCAGTTTCTAATCTTGAAGATGGTTATATTTATATGTTAGTGGACAAAACTAATATAACTAATTCTGACGGATGGGTGGCTTCTTATAAAGCTCTTTAGTTAGTTAGTTGCACAGAAGCCGAATATACAGAATGGAAGAAAAATACTACAGGACAAGGGACTGCAATAGATTCTGAAAAACCATATTTACATAATGACACTTATTATTATATTTATGAGGATAGTATTGAAAATAAGGATACATATTATGTAAATCAAGAATAGTACCAACGTGTTTGGAACCTAGCATCTTCTAAAGCTGATAACACTAGTTTCCTGGCTTTACAAAAGAAAGTGGAAAGTAATAATACTAATATTACTACCAACTACTTAACTAAAGAAGACGCCACAAATACTTATATAAATAAATCATTTTTAGAGGGTACTGCAGAAACTACTTTAAAAGAAGTAACAGATAAGTATCAAACAGCAGAAACATCTGATTCTAAATATTTAAAGCCTTCAAATTTTGGAGTAGATGATGTAAATACTTAGTTTTCATTTTTAAATACTACAGCTTTTGAAGAATACAAGTCTACTGTTACAGAATAGTTAGACACCAAAATAACTAAAAACTCTAGAGCCACGTTGGAAAGCTTAATGGTAAATACTATCTAGAATACTTCAGGTAATACCATGAGTATTAAAACTGACGGTATATTCTATGGCACAGAGAAGTTAGCTAAAGTTTCGGAAGTACCTAAGTGGATGTGTTTATCCCAAGAAGAATATAAATAGTTAGAGACAGATGGGGCTTTACAGGATGATACTTACTATTTAACATACGGCAAAAACGCAGATGATTCGGGATTTGTAACTGCAGACGTATTAGAAAGATAGATAAAGTTTATTACATCAGATGTTGATGCTAAGCTTTCAAAAAAGGCTAACTCTACTGCCCTTAATGATTATGTTCTTACAACAGTACTTAATGAGCAGGTTAACACACTAAATGCTGCTATTGATGCAAAGTAGCCTAAAGGTAATTATCTTACAGAGCACCAGTCTCTCGAAGCGTATGCCAAGAAGAGTGAGATTGCTGAATAGATTGCTGCTAAGGCTGACGTTACAGCTCTCACAGCACTTGAAGCACGTATTGCAGCACTTGAAGCCAAGCATACTGAAACTAATACTTAGATAGAAGCTTAATAAAATTATATTAGATGTTAAATGATATATAGAAATGGTAAGTTAGTTTCTGAAATTAATAAAAATCTTTCAGAATTAATCGACACAATTGAATAGGTAGCACAGAGAAGTATAGGAGCTGTATATAAAGGTTCCTAGTTAGTATTTTTAACTGTGCTAAATGCTATAAAGAGCTGTTATGGTAGTGGTTCTTGGCTTTCAGATAAAAATTGGTTAGATAATGATTATTGGAAAAATAAATAAATAAAATGGCAATCTTTAAAGATTTAGAAAATAAAATTGAATCGCTTGAGACACCTTGGAATGAAAAAACCGGTCAATAGGTAGAAGATTTAATCTCTCGCCATCTTGTTAATTCTATGGATTTTGCTGATAGTACCCTTACATTAAGAGATTATAATGGGGAGGCAATTACTTCTACTAGAGTTACTGTAGAAACTCCATCCTACGATTAGGATGTATTGGTAGTTGCTGTTAGAATTAATGGTACTATTTATAAAACTGGTGAAGTAGTTATGTAGTGTAATTCTAAGAGTAAAGTAGAATTAGCAGTAGCTACAAGTCATACTTCTACTACCTAGTCTTTTGGTGTTTAGGATGCCGCCGGTGCCGTAAAAGTTAAGATACAATATGGGGTTAATAGTATGGAAACTACTGTCGCTCCTTATGCATTAAAAGATTTTACATTAGATTCCTCTGGTACAAGAATTGAACATCTTAATAAAGCAGATAGTGAATTAAGATGGGTAGACATTACAGAATTGTTTACTGATTCATAGGAGAGTAAAATTACTGCTACTCTTGTAGATTATCCACAAAAATCTAGCATTCTTAATGTATCTATTAAAAACTAGAAGATAACTCTGTTGTATACAGGCAATATTATTTCTACCACTGCTCAGTTCACTCTTAGTGGAGGCTTATCTACAGAATATCATTTAGAGGGTTATCTAAATGCGAAACCTACAAATACTACTGACGGTGATCTGTCTTTTGGTGAGTTATAGTCCGGCTTAAATTTATTAACTGTTAAGGCAGTACATAAGACTCAAAACATTGCAACAAATTATATAAATGTTTGTGTAATTAATCCTTCAGGATTTAGTGGAGTTGCTGTAGCGGTAAATGGAATTACGGGTTCTATTAATAACCACGATACAGTAGAGTTGTATACACTTACTGTTTATAGTCCTACTAAAGAGTCAGTAACTATTAATACCTATCTAAATTCTGACTCATCAGATGATAGATAGAACTTACTTGATACAGTAATAGTTAATGCTTAGAATTATACAGCGGATAATAAATACGAGGTTACTTATAAGAAATATATAGAAGTAAATAGTAATGATGCTAAATAGTATTTACAAGTAGAAGTAAATGGCTAGCTTTATTAGTTCCAATCAACTAATTCTAATAAGGTATTTATGTCTAATTATTAGACATTATCTATCTCTAAGGCAAATGCTAATTATTTGTATACTGCTAGTCCCCGACCTACAATTAACTTTGATTAGATAAATGGTAGAACTACTACTTTATTTAATGTAAGTCCAGATTATTGGACGGCTTCAAATGGTAAAATAATATATAGAGTAGAGTCTAATACTAATAAGGTATTTGAAACTCCTGTTAATTTATAGTTAAGTAATAACTTTACTCTTGAATTTGGTTTTAAATCCTATAATATAAGTAATGAGGAGTCTCCAGTAATTACATTTGGTCAAATGTTAATTAAACCAACTGTAGTATGTTGGAACACATCGGCAGAGTAGCTTTATAATGCTAGATTTGCACAATTCAAGGAAGATGTGGATACACATATTACTATTACAGTACAAAAGGGGTTTACTCTTAATTAGAATGATCCATATTATCCTAATTATTTCTTAGCATAGGATTCTTATAATACATTAGAAGCTAATTTGGACAGTGCCAAATTTAACTTAGTAAGAATCTATGTTAATGGAGTAATTAATAGAGAAATATCTATTGATGATGCCACTTTACTTGCACTGTAGCAGGAGGCTTAGTTACAAATAAATCCTAAGGGTTCTGATTTAGACTTATATTTATTAAGAGTTTATAATTCTACGGCACTTACTTTTGATTAGATTTAGCATAATTATATTTCCTTCTTAGCTACTAGAGAATAGAAAGATAAGTTCTACGATAGAAATAATATCCTAGGAACTAACGGTGCGATTTCATTTGCTAAAAGTTTTGGTAAATACAATACGTTAGTATATGTATTCCCTAAAGGGGGTAAGTTACCAAATAGAACCTGGCAAGCTGAAAATAATAAACCGGGAGATCAAGATAAAGCAGCTAAGAAAATTAGATGTACGTTATTTATTAACTATGCTGATTAGGCAATTAATAAAATATATGGTGGTAGAATAAATAATGGTCTTGTTAAGGGTTAGGGTTCTTCGGCTATGCGTTATTTAATTTGGAATACAACATTCTAGTTAAATAAGTTTAAAGACAATGGAATTAAGGTGAAGAGTGTGTTTACTCCTTACGAAGATTTAGATACTTCTACTAATAAATTTATAGCTAAACCTACTCATGAAAAGGAGGGTTATTATAATATGCCTCCTTACAGTGGTTAGTATGATTCTACTGAAAAAGATTTAAAGGTAACTAAACTTGTAGGTAAGGTCAATTTCGCTTCTTCTATGCAGTCTCATAAAGAGGGAGCTTGTAAACTTTATAATGATGCATATAAATCGGATTCTGATTAGACCGGATTACTTATGGGAGGCCGTAAGACAGTACATGAAGAAGCTTTCTTATACTTCTATTTAATTACTGATTTAGAGTCTGTGGCTAACTATGAATTAGCAGACTTACTTAAGAATCCTGATATTTAGTTTATGGGATTCCAGACATTCGGTTCAGCTAAAGGTGATAAGGCTACTTTCGGTTATGATGAGAATGCAACTCCTGAATATATCTTAATAGAAGGTGGTGAGAACGCTGATCCCCATGTTAACTTTAGAAGACCTTGGGCTGCTTTGCAACGTGCTGGATTAAATTCAGCAAATTCTAGAATATTAACTAATTTCCCAACTGTTACAGTAGAAGAATAGCAATCACCTAATAGAGATTATACAAAGAATCTTTGGATTTCCGACGAATCTATTGTTTACTAGAATCGCGGTTCTTGGGATGTAGACTTTGGATTAAATGATGATGCCAATGGTTTTGCAGAACCTGCTCGTAAATCATTAAATAAGTTTGGAGAGTTTGTAGACTTTGTTTACAAATATAACTTTAATTTAGTTAAGACAGGGGAGACGGATGTTACTAAATGGGATACATTAAATAGATATATAGCTACTAAGGCTATTCCGGCATTTACTGGTTCTAAAGAAGGCGATATTTATCGCTATGATGAGTTTGCAGGAAGTACAAGTGCTACTGGAGAGGCTGTTGGAGACTGGGTAAGAGGAGGTACTATATATGATCCTACTACTGGTTGGTCAAGACTAAATATCTATGAAGATTTTGGAATGGATTCTAGCATTAATTAGCTTGATATAGCTATTGATGAACTCAAATCTTTATTTAAAAAGGGAATAACTAAATATATAGATATAAATGATGTAGCCATGCATTAGGCTGTAATTAGATTTTTATCAGGTACTGATAATAGGGCTAAAAACACTTACTTTTAGATATTTGGTAAAATCTATGAAAATAAAGCAGTGTCCGATGAAACCGATAACTGGTAGCCGTCAGACAGAGGTGATTATTTAATTAGATTATATGGTGATGACTTAGATACTGTTATTGCAACTGATAATAACGGTCTGTAGTCTAAACCTTATAATTTACTTGAACCATCTTATGTTTCAGAGACTGCCTCCCAATGGGGTGATAGTGGATTAAATGCCTTCTTCTATATGTTTGATTTGCAGTTTGAAGATATTATTAAAAATAAACTTCATACAGTAATTAATCAAGCATTTGGAACAGCTTCGGGAGAGAATACTAATTTCTATAAATATTTCTATAGTATTTAGGCAGACAAGTGTCCTGCTATTGCTTATAATCATACTGCTCAAATTTATTATGAGAATGCTCAAATAATTAAGAATGCAGGTGCTATTGAGTATTATGATAATAACTAGATCGAACCTATTGAGCAGAGTCATGGTTCATGTCTAGAAGGTGAGCAACAGTTTATGGAAAAGAGAAGGAATTTCTTAGCTTCATATACTAAGTAGAGTACTACTCCCGATTATCCAACAGGTTCTTCTGCCGGAGGTAATAAGAGACCCTTGTAGTTAAGATTAGCATTTACTCCTTTTTAGGATTTCTATCCTACATATTACTATGATGGTACTAAGTATTTGATGCCTAATAATAATGCCGATTATAGACCTGATATAATTAAATATTTAGTTAAAGCAGATTAGAATTATGTAGTTAATCTAAAGGAAACAGGTCCAGCTATTAATGAAGGTTTAATTTCTACAGTATTATACAAGAAACTTAATATAACTGGTCTAGTTAACTACAGTATTAAACCTAAAGATTCATATACTAGATTAACTAACTTTACTATTGATAATAATAACTTAAAAGTATATAAAGACTTCTTTGGAACTGATTATCCTAAATATAGATTGGATGAATTTGCAATGAGAGGTCCGGTATTAGAGAGTTTAACTCTTAATAATATGACCACACTTGAAACTCTTAATCTTACAGACTTTAATAAGTTAAAAGAGATTAATCTGAGTGGGACTACATTCAAGAGAGTTATATTACCAAGTAAAGCAGAAACTGTAATTCTTCCTGAGACTATCGAGACATTAGAATTATATAATCCAGTTAAGGAACTCAGATTAGAAGGAATTAGTAATTTAAAGACAGTAGATTTATCTAATGTTGGACAATTTGATGTGAATTCTTTCTTAGAATAGTTGGTTGATTGTAACAGTCTTGAATCTGTTTCTTTACGTAACTTAACTATTAATGTAACTGAGCAAACCCTCTCTAAGTTACTCTCTGTTAAAAACAATATTACTGGAACAATTAATATTGTAGATAGTACAGGCGATTTGGTAGAAATTAGTTATGACACTAAGAAGAGCTTGGTAGAATAGTTTGGAGATATTGATAATGAAACTAATAATCCAAAAGTTAATTATAAAGCTTCTAGTTCAGCTTTCTCTGCTACTTGTGATTCTGAAATAACTATATTTGGATTGGGTGATAAGGGAACTGGTAAATTTAATTTATAGATTAATAGTAACTAGGTACAAATAGTAAGTGACCCAACTCCTAGATTACATATTGATTATTAGTTAGCTAGTTCTACTTATGATTAGTACTTAAAGGTAGACTCAAAGACAGGTAATATTACTTTAATTAAAGAAAGTACTACTGTATAGCCGGTAATTAATATCTTAGTATATAAAATTGAAAGTTCTACTCCTACTAAACTTACATGTAAAGTTAAAATCTAGTGGACAGCCCCCCAAATTGGAGACTTTGTTTACTATGATGGTTCATACTCTAATAACTATAATGCTAATAAAACTTGTGTGGGTATGGTATATGCTGTAGAGAATACTAATGATACTAGTGGAACAGCTTATGTTATAGGTAAGGAGAATATGACTGAGAATACTTCATTCTACCTAGGATTTAGTCCAGATGGTATTAGTGGTAGCGAAGATTTAGTTCTTAAAGAATTATATGCTATAGGTGATTGGCTTAAAAATTAGAGATTAATAGCTAATATTACCAGTTCTGATGCTAGTGACTATATAGCTATGTCTGGTGTATCTACTGGTAAACCAGTGGATTAGATTACATATAAATCTTATACTGACTTTACTACAAATGGATTTACTGGTAAAGAAGATACTGCTATTTATGTAAATACAGTAAATACCACTGTTCTTAATAAATTATATTCTAGTTTTTAGAATTAGGTTAAGAGTTACATTACTTATGATAGTATTACCCAAACTTATAGTATAAAAAGTATGGATAAGTTAATATCTTTGTGTAAGGGATTAAAAATTACTAATGTAACTTCTGATGAGTTATCTAGTTGTGTAATTTATCCTTATTATTATGCTGCTACTTTGTATCAGCCTACATTAAAGTCTACTGAAAGTACTATTTATAACTAGTTTGCTTAGGGTAATTGGTATATTCCATCTGCTAAATAGTTAGCAAGAATTATGTATTATAGAGGTTATAGTGCTAAAGGTACTAACTTTATTGATAGTACGTCTGTTTCGGAAACTATTACTAAACAAAGTTCCGGTACTGAGGCTAAGAATAAAGCAATATTCTCTAATGCTAAATCAGTTATGGGAACTAACTTCCCTTCTGTGTGGTCTAACATAGCTAATAATTAGAATACAACTACTACTATAAATAATTCCTCTAATTACAATAGTTATTCCTATTAGAATATGTGTACAGATTATAGTTGTACCGCACATAGATATGAGTGGATTCCAGGTAAAACCTTTAGCAATAATGCATATGATACTAATATGTAGTAGTATATAGCGGCTTGGAGGGTGACTAAACATTAGGGAGTTCCATTTACACAATTTACTTATAATAAAAGCACTTAGAATGATTGATAAGAATTTATCTTTAAATAATATGTTAGAGAGGGGAGACCTATTGGCTCTTCCTCTCTCTAAATGGAAAGAATTATTAATAGAAAAAGATGGAGCTTGTTTTGACTTTTAGTTAAAAGATATTTTACAAGCTAAATTAACATCTTATGATAAATCTATTGATGTAAATTCTTTCTATTATAAAGAAGATAAGAAGTGGTTGAACAAAGATACTAGAATTGGATTATAGAATTTAATTAATTGTGGGGCTTAGACTGTAACTATTTAGTTAGGTTCTGAATTATTAGATATTTCTGCTGACAAATTAAAAGAATTCTTAAATAAGTTAGAAGTTTATGCGGGGGAATGCTTCTCTACAACAGCTAAACATAGAATAGCTATTAACTAGTTAAAATCTGCAGAAGAATTACTTAATTATGATTTTACAGCAAATTATCCTAAGAAAATAAGATTACAATGAATGATATAAAGATTGGACTGGGAGATAATTCCTCCTGGTCCATTTTTGTTCCACCACAACCTGAAAAACCCCCTTCTATTCCTATTGAAATTCCAGATAAAGTGGAATTTAAAAAGACAACTATAGATAGTGGATTTAGTTGTGATGATAAATTAACTACAAATTGTCCTAAACCATAGTTACATACTCATCTTTGTAAAGAAAATTATTTAGGAGAATTTAAAGAAGAATCTGAGAAAGCATTAGCTAGGGATAATTTAGGAGTTTATAGTAAAGATGAGATAAGTAAAGCTTTAGAAGATGCAGTTGCAAATCTAGACACATCTATTTTTATTACTAAAAAAGAAGTATATAATTTAGTTGAGAATTTAGATTTTGTTAACTCTACTATTAAAGCAAACATAGATTATGAAATTCCTGAACAATTATTTGGTTTATGACAGAAATTAGAAGACTATTTCAACAAGGTAAAGAATTTGTTCCTATTTCTTTAGCAGAAGCAGTTGTAGTTAATACTAATAATCTTCCCGGATTTAGTTCCTTAAAGATAACGACACTTGATCGAGTCTTATACAGCTTAACAGGGGTAGTTGGTACTAATTCTATAAATATTAAAAATTTATAGGATACTAAATAGGATAAATTAACAGCTGGTAACGGTATAGTTATTAAAGATGGAGTAATTAGTACAACTGCTAATATCGGAGACATTTATAAAATTGTTTCAGTATTACCACATGCATCTGCAGAATTAACTAATACTCTATATTTAGTTCCAACTACTTCAGATAATACTGAAGATGGAACAAATATATTTGTAGAATGGCTATGTGTTAAAGTAGGGGAAACTTATAAGTGGGAAAAATTAGGAGAGTCTAAAACTACTATTGATTTATCAGATTACATAACTAGTATTCCAGTAACTAATAGTAGTGGCACTATAATTAAGGTTAACTACGAAATTCCTAAAGATTTATATGATAACTTAACGGATGGAAGTAATGTCACAACAAATTGAGCAACTTAAACACGGTACAACTCTTATATTTCCAAGAACTTCACAAGAAGCGGTATTAGTTATTTATAAAAATAAGGTATAGACTTTAGGAGACTATATAAATAGAACTGTAATAACTCCAAATGAAAGTCCTTAGAATATAAAAATTTAGTATAATAAATAGGGAGAAATAATTAATACGAAACCTGTTGAAAAATTAAATATATTTATAAATGGAAAGCAATATATTGGATATGATGGGAATACAGAAGATAATCTAAATTTTGGAGATGATTTCATTAGCGAAAATAATAATATTAAATTAACTTGGGGAAATGGCATTACTTAATTTTGCATCAAATTATCAAGACGTAGTTAAATATAAAAATTTAACAGCAAATTCTCCTAGCCTTAGTGGCTCTAATGAGAATGATTATGTTAAATTAGTATTTACAAAAGATGGACATATTATTACACATGGTGTTGACTATATTCCATCAGTATGGGATATCAGTAAACTACCGGTTGATAGTACAAAAATAGATAACAAGCATTTGTGGGATTCAGCAACTATTAACTAGAAAATTAATGATAGTTATGTGATTAACTCTGCAATGCGATTTAAGGGTACTATTGGATTAAATCCTACTTATAATGGTACCTCAGATACAAAGAAATACTTAGTTAATGATGTAAAATCAGATATACCTGCAGCATAGGTAGGTGATACTTATAGGGTTACTTCAAAGGGTAATTATGAAGGATTTACTTGTGAAGCAGGTGACTTATTAATGTGCATTACTGCTAGTGGTACTAATAAAGCTGCAGGATGGACGGTAGCGTAGACAAACATCAATGGTACTGTTGACTTTGTAATTAACGGTAGGGTACATAAAATATATTCTAATGATACCTCTGGTTTGACTATGTTCGCCCCAGTAAGTGCTGGCACTCTTGGAAATATTTTGGTTTCAGGTGGAACAGGTAGTGCGCCTACTTGGGCAAATCCTGCTAATTTAACTGTAGGAACAGCTAATAAAGTATCTAATTCTTTATCTAATGGGGCAGGTATTGTAACATTTTCTTACGATGGTTCAAGCGCTAAAAAAATCGCCCTTGCTCCAGCGACTGCTACCACTATTGGCGGTGTTATTGTAGATGCAGCAGGAGATAAAGCTACTATATCAGTCGATTCAAATGGTAAAATATCTTTAACTGCAACTAACGTTAGAAATGCATTAGGATATGATCCAGTAGGAGTAAATAATTGGCGTCCAGTATATGTGGATGGAGAGGTATTTCAAGGAAGTGCTACTAATACAGGAAATCTTAGTATTAAACATGGTTTAGGTATTATCATAACTAAAGATTCTCAAACTCATGACATTACCTTTAGTACCAATACTAATTATGTAACTAATGACAAGAATTATAAAGTAGAAGCAGATCCTTCTACAGGAGGTTTATATGTAAATGTGCCATGGTCTAATACCACTTATGGAGTAGTAAGTGGCACTTCAGACGGTCTGGCACCTAGGGTAGTTAATACTAATACAACATTAATTAATAATGCTTTCTATTTACTAGCTTCTTCGAATGGCACTAATGCTCCTAGTTGGTACAAATTACCTGCCACTGCATTTGCTAATACCTGGAGAGATATAAAGATAAAGGGAACTAGTATCGGTAGTAATGCTTTAGATTTACTCGAAGGCAGCCACATAACTTTATCTAATTCTAATGGTACTGTTACAATCAGTTCTGCTTGGAGAGATATTTAGATAGGTCAAAATTCTATAGGTACACGAGCATTAAAGATAGATGCTTCAAGTGATATTTATGTATCTGAATCAAAAACAGATACAGTAGAAACAATAAGCTTTGGAATTTCTTGGTATAATTTAGATACAAATGAATATGAACATGTTTAATAAATAATGAAAATATCATTTAACCCCTCGAATTCTAATAAGAACATTCTTGATCTTATTAAAAATAATAAAGATATAATATTCGACCTCAGGGGGCATAGTATATTTGCACGAGGGGTTGAATTTAAAGGCACAGATACTAATACTTGGAGAGATATAAAAATAAATAATGTAAGTATAGGTTCTCATACTTTAGACTTACGAAATGGTAGTAATACTACATTAACTAATACTAATGGTGTAGTAACTATCAATTCTACTTGGAGACCTGTAGTGGATAACTTAACTAGTGATTCCACTACTAGTTCTCTTTCTGCTAAACAAGGTAAAGTTTTAAAAGCTTTAATTGATGGCAAGTCTAATTCAGATCATAATCACGATGGTAGATACGTAAGAGCTTTTAGCACATCTAATGATAATATAGATTCAGATTGGGGACAGTCATTTAAAACATTTGATCCAATTCCTTCAGGAACTCCTCCGGAAATGAATCCAAATATATCATTATTAAGTATAGGTGAGGAATTTAAAAGAAGAAAATAGTTAGCTTTTATATGGAATAATGATAATATTTATTATAGAAGACATATTGATACTGGTTTTTCTAACTGGAGAAGATTAGCTTTTGCTAATGAAATTCCTACTTCTCTGAAAAATCCGTATGCCCTAACTATTAGTTTAAATGGAACAAGCCAGGGTTCTTATGATGGAAGTGCTGCTAAGGATATAAATATTACACCTGGTTCTATAGGAGCTGCTATCTCTAATCACAGTCATGATTATTTAGTAGTTAATTCTGCTGATGATAAATCTTTTAATTCTGCTTATCATAATTTTTAGGTTTTATATGCTGATGGAGGTAATGGGATTACTGGAAAGCCTGCTAATGTTGATGCCTTTGGATTATTTAAATTTAGAGCTGCAAGTGGGTGGTCTGGACAAATGTTATTAGCTAATGGAGGTAGTTTGTATATACGTTCTAGTGAGGATGCAAAGATGACTAACACCTTAGGCTGGAAAACTATACTTGATTCGTCTAATTATTCAGGTA